ATTAATATGATCTTGATAGCTCTGGTCGGGGCTTTCGGGTCAATCACGGCGTTCTTCTTCACCAAGCACAATCCGAATAAAGACAAAAAAGACGGAGGGGATTAATCCCTATCCGTCTTTCTTTTGCCCCCCCCCCCCGCATTGTCATCTTCGCCTATCGTATATCCACAATCCGATAACCAAGAATGGTATAAGCCATATCTTGTGATACCACGGGACGTCATCAAACAGGTTCATTCACTTTCCACCTCCAAGAGTAGTTCCTCCTACTTTACCCATACGTGCGGGACTACTCTTAGTTTAGATCGACTTGAATATTTGCCCTCCATTGTGGTAATCTATAAATAACAAACGAGCCAACAGATGCGGGAAACATCCGTGGCCCGTTGTAACACGATTTACCGCCGTGAGCGGTTGGCTAAGTGAATTAGGTGATCGATCAGAAAAAGTAGACCGCTACCTTGGTGTGGGCACGGTCTACTTTTTCTTTAAGTAGGAGAGAAGTGAGATGAGAAGGCTCCCAAACGCGAATACGATTAGGAATACATCTTTTACTTCAACCACTGGCCTCACCTCCCTTCGGAGATGACTGCCAACCGCGCCACTAGCCTATTTTCGTGTTGTGTTTAGTATATCAATAACGACAGTAATAGACAAGTTATACCATAGTAGATTGACAAATTCAAATATTATGTGCTAGAGTTTAAGGAAATGAAACCTAATTAAAAAACGAAAGCACCCCATCACCACCATCTGCTCGATTAGCCCTTAAGTTTGGCGACTTAACTAATCGGCAGATACCCAAAGTGTTTAGGTGCTTCCATTTGAAATTGATAGGTTATGCAATGATTATAACACACCTATTTTCAAAATGGAAGCCCCCTACGCTCTCTTAAGTGATGACTTTAAGAGGTGCAGAAAGAGGGCTTTTTATGTTGGAATTAATAAGAAAAATGGGACAGTCGTGCCGTGAAAAACTGTCGGCATATCATCGTATTGTTATGGTTGTTATTCGCGCGTACAAGGACGAGTACGGCTCCGTATTTCCATCTTACGAAACAATCGCTGAGTTGGGAGGCATGAGCAAACGGAAAGCCATCTACGTAGTGAAGGAGTTAGTAGAGTGGGGGCTGGTCGATAAGGAAGCCCGGTTTCGGGAGGTCGGCGGGGAAAGCAAACAGTCCACAAATGAGTACCGAGAACATGCACAGGATGCAATAGAAGATGAAAAAGAGGATGCACAGGATGCTACGCCAAGCGCACAATATGCACCCTATAATTCTAGTACTTATATTAAAACCTATGATGATGAGGATAATAATATTAAGCACACAGTTGAATTTCCGCATTACGCAGCAGTTGAAAAACAGATGGCGGCGGACAACAACGGTGTGCCGACATTCAAGGACGTAGAGTTTCTACAAGTATGCACCGAATACAAGCTGCCTAAATTTATCGTTAAATTGCTATACGAGGGGGTCAAAGATGTCCTTGGAATCTATCATGTTGATGCCATTCGCAGCACAGTTGAAAAGTTTGTATTCAACTTCTCTCGAAACAGGATCAAAGCGCCTGTAAAGTGGTTTTTGTCCACTTTTTTCAACGAAAACATATGCATCAGGGGCAAGGGTTTCTTGACCCTAAATGAGATCGTCTAGGCGCTTTGTGAGCGTGTCTACTTCGTTCGGCGGTGGTGGGGCAGGGGTAACCTTGGGGACGGCAGGGAAGGGAGCTGGTACAGCCCCCGTGGCCGCCATTTCACGGTACTTCAACCCGTCTAGCATCAGTTCTCGACATATCGCTGACCTGTCGCCCTTCTCTAGTGGCTCGAAAAAGGATAGAAGAACTGAGTCGCGATCCCTAAGGGAGATCGTCCAACGGATTCGTGTATCTTTACTCACACTGTAGGCTCCTGTGTCGCCGCGATCTCAGGCGCAGCCGCTTTGATTTTCTTCATCATATGGCGTTTGCCGATCTTCCAAAGCCCCCGCGCCGTACTAAACCGTGTCAAGAAGCTGAGGTTGTTCCGCGGCATATACTTACGAATGTTGTCGGCTATTAATTCACTACCGCCGCCTGTCCAGATTACCCGAGTCACTAAGCCCCAAGAGTTGACCAACTTACCTTCGAGGATATTAACCAACTTATTTGCAAGGGTATCATACGCCTCGATTTTATAGGGTTCCAAGCTCACACCATTAATTTCACCGTCCACGTTGATTAGGTGAGGAAGCTTCGCGTCAGGTGTTGCAATTCCTGTAATCGGACGTATTGTAGTGTCTACATCGTAGTACGCGACGAACATGCCGTCATAGGTGTTGAAGGACAGGTCACTAATCGGCCGCAAGTCTTTCAAGGCGTACACGTTGAATGTACGAGCGCCCACGTCCGCGACCACATTAAACCCCTTAGCAATGTCCAATCTTTCAAACTCCCCTTGCTTGTCCAGCATAAGATCACACAGAGAGGCGAACGGCTGCTTCTTTATCAGGATATCCTTTATATTGATCTCCCGGCGTAGAATGCTTCCATCTGCCAGTTCCATTGTGAACTCATGCCAACCTACAACCAACTTCCTAAGTAGTTCATGACGATCAGGCTCCTCGTCTGCCTCCACAGGAAGCCCCATAACAAGTAAATCTACTATCTCCCGTTCTTTTTTCGCCATAAGCCCAAAGCAGGTCTTTAGGATGGCGGGGAAGTTCTTGTTGAGATGTTTATTAGACCCAAGGGTAGCGTAAGCCCCGGTGTCCTGTTCAACGGCCCCTTGCCCTACTATCACCTTCTGGCCGTCGAACTCTATAGCTATGTAGCTGAGAGGGTCTAGCGTTTCACCTTCGTGCAACTCCGCCTTCTTTTTTGGTCGCCATGTTGTAGCAAACGAAGGCATGATGAGTTCTGTAACTCCCCCATCGGGAGTCATTTTGTTATCTCCGTACCCATCGTCAATCGCCCAAATGATAGGGGCTTTCATGGTATCACTCCCTTGTGGTGGTAGTACCTATAAGGAATGATACATCACGGGGTAGCCTCCCGTCAAGAAAAAAGTTATGACATCTTCTGACAACTTCATACAACTTCATAAATGTTGTGAATAAGTCTCAAGAATTATGAAGTGTTATTACAGTGTCACAAGAATTATGACGAGTTAAGACAAATGTTATGACAAGTTAGGACAAAAGTTAATAAGATGTCACAACATTTATTACATGTTATTAATAGTTGTGAAGTGTTATGAATAGTTATGACATATTAAGACAAAAAAATTTTAAGAATAGTGGGACGATTTGTTCAGTGGGCCACCGGCCTCGGATCGCAAACTGCCCGCAATGCCTGGTATTCGTCTTCGGAAACGCCCAATTTACGCAGCCAGTTCTTGAAATACCCGTCCAGTATGCGGCTCTTAGGGTGGGTGCCTTTGTGATACAGTTCAAAATCCTTACGGTTCTGTACCTTGTCAGCGATCAGCATAGCGTTGACCTCAGCGATGGAGCTAAGTTCGATAGCATCGTTCTCCGAGACGTAGTGCTGAGACAGATACGCATTCGCCACCCGTTTGTATTCGATAGCGAGAAGAATGGACGTGGAGTCTAGTACGGCCTCGTCAGTAACGTCAGAAGGGCGTTCCTCACCCTGATAGATAGGATGGAGGCAATAGGCTTCCTTCGCCCGCAAATTGGCTCCTATGGCGTCTAGAATCGCCACACCCTCGTCTATATGGTTCATGAGAAGAACTTCGCTGCGACTAGCCCTACGGTCCCCGTAATACTTGCTAACTGCGATGTAATGTGGATTTGTTTTCATTGATCTTACCTCCCGTTTATTTTGCTATCCGTCCTTGCGGTAAAACCTCGGGCAATGAAAGAGGGAGCCATAAGCTCCCCCGGTTTCGTTACGCTATTTTCTTGAAGTCCACGCGTTCAGAGTAGTATCCGTTGGACTCGCCTAACCATCTAAGTGTCACGTATCCTTTGATGGTGGCGAATTTGTAGAACGTCCACGTACCAGAGTCGATCACGTAGTTATCCTTGTAGCGACCATCTCTCACGTCCTGTGAGACTTCCTCAGCCATCAGGATAGGGTTCCCCACAAGATCGTTCAGATCGCCAATGACCTCTTCGACGCGAACGGACTCGCAGCAGTCCTGTTCGTGATACATTACGTATTTATCACCATCAGTAGTCACAAACAGTATCTCTTCCCGTTCCTTGTTGTAGGTCACGGATTCCATAATCTTACCGATGAGCTCACTTACTGCAACATTTTTATAATGGTAGTAGTTCATTTTGAATTTACAGTCCTTTCTTGGCGCCAGCTTTCGGCTGCCCTTGGAAGAGGGCGATTTGAGAGGCTATTTCAGCGCCGCACATATCCCACGCCTTAGCGAACACGTCTTTGGCGTTATCTCCCGGCTCCAACTGGATAGACAGCCCCGCAGATGGTTTTACGTTCTCATAATTCGGGAGGGATTTTGTATAAGTTACATCAACACGTACTTCGGTTACTTTTGCCATTTTGTACAATCATCTCCTTTGATGTTCACGTTGATACGTGGGGAACCCCATTCGTTGTTGCCCGCGCTCCTGTCTTTCACGTACTACACGTTCATGTGTTGATTCATTATGAATGATGAAGCTAATCTCTTCGCTTGAGTCACCGCGGCTAATGATCTCAGCACCTAGTTCCCTCATCAGAAAATTATGTAAGTCCTGAGAGCTACGGTTACGGTGGAACTCTTGCTCAGTCAGAGGGTCGATCCGCGTTGTGTAATACCTTCTGTTCCGGCCACTCCCGCATTGAAGTACGTACTCAACAGCATCTACGGTTTCAAGCATCGTTCTCGTCACGCGTATGGTTTCAGCAGGATACTCGTACCCATCGTGTGTACGAATATAATTTCGATGGCGGCGAACAAGCTCGGTGTTCGGGCGGGAAGCATTCACGCGGCCAGTACGTGTGCCCATAATGGTGAACATATCCCTAGTCAGCATAGCATCCAGTTCAGCATAAGTGTGGGGTCTTAGGGACGCTATATGTTCTTCGACTCGGGACATATCAATACCTATACCCATGCGGCGGGCAGTCTCGACAACACTACTGCTCTCCGTATCGAAGTACATATCGGCACAAGGGTTAGCTCCTTGGATTGCCGCATTAGCCGCACGTCGAGCAGGTCTGTTCATACCTTGCTCACGGATACGGTCAGAGCCGCCCATAACAGGTTCAAAGAAGTCACTCCAAGCATCGCGGCGGCGCTGACGTTCTTCACGCTCTCGGGCGATACGTTCAGCTTCTTGAGTACGGCTTTCCGGGTACTCTAAGACCATGTTTCGCATCGTGCAGATTCTAGCCATCACTCTCGCGGCGGCGTTTCTCTGCTTGGAGGTTAAACCTGTGGAACCGTCGAACGACCACTGGAAGAGAGGCATCAATGCGTCCCGATCTGCTAGATCTACGCTCTCAGCAATCTCAGCCGAGCGGGTACCTCCCCAACCATACGGATGGTAGTAGTTCTTAATCCAGTCGGTAAGCACTCTATCGGAAGCATCCTTGAAGTACTCGATCTTATCCACCTCGTCAAATAGACGATTTTCCTCCGCCCAGAAGTCGGCTACTTCTGTCTGCCAACTCATCGACACCATCCCTTTCTCTATGCTTACTTATTGCGGGCGAGTTCTTCAAAGGCTACGTAGATCGCGATGATCGTTTTCTGATCCCTAGTCAGTACATCCCCCGGCTTGAATTTGTTACATAGGCTCTCAACCAATGAGTTGCTTATTTGACTCAGGTCTGTCTTGAGGTACTTCAACGCTAAGTCAACCAGTTCCTTGTCGTGCATACGAACCAATTCAGCAACTTTTGAATCGATGTCTTTTCCGTGCGACATGGCGATCACTCTTTCCGAAGTTATTTTAACTCCGAAGGTAGTGGATACTCACAGTCCTCGCAGAACTCAGCCAACACGCCCGTAGTATCACAATTACAGCTTCGGCAACGGGTAATCGGAAGTAGTTGATGAATTGGGTATACCCCGCCATCAGTTTCGATGTGGTGGATATTTCGCGGCAGCTTAATCTTCACTAGCGTCCTGTCAGCAGACAATGCGTGACTGTGCTGCGAGACGAATTCGTAATATGTCTGCTCGGTCACCAACTCGATGCGACTGAATTGGAACTTCTTGCCGTCCTCTCTAAGCTGCACCTTGAAGGGGGCTAAGTCAGTCGGTACGATATCTGCTACCGTACCCCACCTGCCCGCGAAGGCAAGTGAGAGCAAGGGGGATATGAAAACTGCATCTCCTACTTCCATCCCCCTAGTCCCCTTTCCGTGCCTTGCTTACGGTCAGGCGGGGAGTCCCTGTAGACTCGACCCAAGCTGCTTCCTTGAGAGCGTCAACGTCAACCTTGCCTTCCTCAATCAGAGCGGCGACCTTACCTTCGTCAATAACCTGTTTGGTTACTGCGTCGATCAAGCCCTCTGATACGAAGTAGTCAAACATCTTCTCAATGTCAAACTTGGATGTGTCGGGTACGACTACAGAAACTCGGACATCCCCGAAGTCCATTTTGTCACGTTCGTTGCGGGCAAGAATAGCTTTGAGCTTGGTCTTGTTCTTCTCCAACCACTTCTCGTCTTCCTTCTTGCGCTCGTTACGTTCGAAGTACTCTTTGACCAATGCTGCTTCGTCTACATTGGTCGTCTCAAACGCATTATTTCCGCTTACCGCACTTGCTAAGTTAGTCAGGCTCATTTGTTTATCATCTCCTTCACTAACCCTATACGGGCAAGGAAGGTAGGAGTTTAGCGGCTTATTTCAAAATTTCCCTTGCCATTCTTTCCCTTACTAGCTGTAGCAGTTGGTACCCTTTCAACTTAGTGTAGTACTCAATATCCCTGAGATTGTTATCAATGTCGAGCCGTTCCCTGCGGACTTCTTTCATATTGACGTACTCAGGGTGATCCTTAGGGTACCTGTTGGAGTCTACCAAAACGAACAACCGCTCATGGTGTTGTCGGGCAAGATCGACCAACAGCTTGCGTCCTGTCTCTTTATCACGACCGTACACCCAAGCGTGGTTATAGTGAACGTTCTTTCCATGAACGATGTCGTCAAACCATCCGTCCCATGCCGCCCATGTATAGTTAGGGAGAAGCTCCCGCAACATCGGGATAGATAGGATGGCAGCTTGCCTACAAGCGTTGCCTTGCCACTTCTCATACTCCTTAGGGTTTGCTTCCTGCAAGATGGAGTGGAGGGCGGGGGTGAATCCTTCTTCCATAACCATCTTGGCGACCCTTTCCTTATGAGTTAGTGTCACAGTATCCTCACCCCCGCATAGTACTTCTTAACGAACGCAACATCATCATCTGTCAGGCTAATACTTTCACCTTCAGCGTCAGACTTGGATACAAAGAAGGTACCAACCAGTATGACGTCGCTATTTAGTGGGCGGTTAGGAGGAAGACCCGTCAGTTTTCCTTCCTCATTACAAAAAATACAGAGGTCACCAAAGAACGGAACAAACTCTATGTAGCCGCCCACGATTTTCTGCATGGATTCCAGTTCACCATCAATCATCTTCTCATAAGGCTCCTTGCGTGGTTCAACAATCACAACCTTAATCATCAGCAGACCTCCTTAATCGTATCTGTTTATATAATCAATAAATCCGCTGTAACCGCGACCCCCATGGATCATGTATTTACGCAGCTTAGCTAAAAAAACTTGGTCCGTTAAGGCTAACTCTACGATGAAAGCCTGTACTGAACCAAGCGAGCGGTTACGTTTTGATTTTTGCATGAAGCGAGGGTGTCTGAAATCGATGTGCTCAGAAATCTTGACGATTTCGGAGTAGAGTGTGCGATTATGCATGGATGTTATGCGTAATTGTCGTTCATAACTTTCCCCAATGTCTGCGTCACTTCCCATTTTATACACGTCCCTCCTGCTCATTTTGAAAATATTGTATCACAAAAATCGCAGGAAGGGCAAATAACCCAGTGTGTACTACACCAAAAAGGAGGTGCGCACAGTGGGGAGGGGGAGGCTTCTTCGATTTATTTTATAGCCTCAGTATGCCCCTCCCCTATGGCTTTTATACGTGGCTGAACATAATTTTTAAGTTTGGGGCCATGACCTTGAATATCTCGAAGATGTTTAGGGCGTCGTCTATCCCCCGGTGATGTGTCCCTTTCTGTTCCAAGCCGAGAATACGTAACGCGGCGGGCATACCTACACGCTTACGTGAGGTAAGATTCATTGCGCTGTTGAACTGATGTTTCAATGAGATGTGCGGATTCACCCATTCGACCTCAAGGTCATGGAGGAGGCAGTCCAGCTTGAGCTGCTTGGCATCGTAGAATCCCCACGAGGTTAGCAAGTACATTGACTCCCCGTCATCGCTAATCCAGCGCTTGAACTCATCGATAACAACAGGGAATATGGACGCGGCATCCACATCCTCTTGCTTGATTGTCGTAAGCTCCTTGCAGAAGTCCGACAGAATAGGGTTCAGCTTAGGTTTGATGAAGGATTGGAATGTATCCATCACTTCGAACTTATTATCAATAAGTCGTGCCTTGACTGCCCCGATCTCGATGACTTCGGAGATGGGTTTCCTCTCATCAGACGCCCCGTAGCCCCCAATAGCCCAACACGTTGCCTCAAGATCAAGAATAATGTAGTTCAATGGTTTAGTCATCGTTTAATCCTCCCAACAATAATCGTGGTTCCCGGGTCAGTCTCCCCGTCCACTTTTCTACTCAATTCATGGCCGAACACTTGAGCCTCACATGAAGGGCAACGGAAGAATGTCTCGTCGTCGTTGTGGTAAAGAGGCAACGGAGCAGGAATCGGCAACTTCCCTGCATTGTGGAGCATCGCTGTTTTACGATTCCATTGATCAGATGTATGCACCTTGCCGCAGAACGGACACTCATAATCCATCTTTAATCACCCCCGATACAAATGTGGAGAGACATAGTAACCTGTTCTCCCGACAAAAGATATGGTGAGGTACCCCAAACTTATCCCACTCACTATTACCAACTACACCACCATCGCTACCCACTATCACATTCCCAATGAAGTTGATGTATGTATCAGAGTCCTTCTCGTGTATCCTGCCGCAGTTGTTACACTTTACTGCTTCGAATGAAACCTTCTGCACAGTCATGCCCACAGGTACCCCTCTCATGGTAGAAACACCGCCTTCATTTTGTGTTCATTCTTTTTAACGATACCTAGCACATCGACACCATTATAGTGCTGCTCCACCCAATGAGGTAAGGGCACCCCTATCCTCTGCATACGAGCTTCGAACATCTCATGCAGATTACCTCGCAACTCTCTGCCAAGCACTACCCGGTAAGTGCCAATCTCAATAACAGTTGAATCCTGCATGAGTTCGAGCATCTTATCAATAGCACTCCACTTGGACATTCTGTCAATGTTGGGAATGGCGTGGACGTGAACTTGCCCATCATCTGTAATCCACCTTGTTATGAATTCGGTGGGCGGTGTGTAACTGTCCATCCATTCGGGAGGTCGGGCATTATTTAACGTTTCAGTATACACACGATTAGTCATAGCGGTTTGGTCCCTTCTCTATTTTTTCTTTCATCTCAAGGATGGACTCCCACGCGTATGTTTTAAGTACACCTTCAATGATCTTATAGTCCGTACGGTTAATTATGTTATGCATCTCGTCAATACTCATCAGGGGCAGCTTACCGTCAAAGAACTGATCTACTCGTTCCTTGAGAACATTGTGTTCGTTTTCCAGAATAAGTTGCGGTGCCCCTAAGTTCACCAACCTAACTATCCGCATTGCGGAAGCAGCTAACCTTGCCGCTTTGTACTCCAATATCGTATCGGTTGTCGTCAATATGATGACCTCCTAAGTAAGGAATTTGTAGCCGACACTTACTGCCTCTGCTTCACTCTTTGTCTTGAATGTTAAGAGAGTCTCACTAAGCCAGCCATAACTATCGTACTCGACACTTACCTGCCACCAAGTAATACCCTCATCCTTATACACATCGTTGAACGCAGGTTCACTTAGAACCTTTGTAACATAAGCATCAACTAGGTTCATTCTGACTCCCCTTCCCCGTATTCCTCTATTCGGACTAACCACGCTTGGGAGCCGTTCTTCTGTATTTTTTTGAACTCGGCTTTCGCATCTGCTCTACTCAGGAAGAATGAAACATCCAAATCCCCCGAGCTGAACAATTGGGATATTACTGCGAACTTATTTTCCTTCTTGCCCATCCCAAACCAATCCTCCTTATTTGCTGGACTAGCTGACCATTTCGAATATAACTTCCCTTGCTCTTTGTGCAGGAACGTCAATACCGTTGTCGATCATTTCCAACGCCATTCCTTCTTTTGACGCAAGTATCTTCTGCACTTTCTCGTCAATGGTACCTACACATACCAAGTAATATACAGTGACGTTGTTCTTCTGCCCGATTCGGTGCGCCCGGGAGTATGCTTGCTCAACGTATGCAGGACTCCACTCACAGTCGAGGAAGATAACGTGGGTGGCGGCAGTAAGGGTTAACCCTTCCCTACAAGCAGGAGCACACCCGAGGAATACCTTACAGCTATCATCCCTCTGGAATCGATAAACTTCCTTCTGCCTCTCAGAGGCCATATACGCCTCTAGGAGCTTTCTTAACTCCTTCTCAGTCATTGTATCTACCTTGTGGCCTTCCTTGCGTAGGGCGGCAATTGCGGAGCGCTCAGACTTACCCTGCGAGTCCACATCACCGTGAATAACAGCAGGGTTGTACTTGGCGAACCTTTCCTCCATAATCTCGACCATGGTACGGAACCGGGAAAATATAATAACCTTTTCCCCTGCCGCCTCAATCAATTCCTCCAACATTTCGTCAAGCACATCGAGCTTGGCGCTGTTTTTGGATGAGGGCGGGGCACCGATGATGTCCAGTGAATCAGTAACCTGTTGAAGCCTGAGCAGCTTCGCTAGAGCATTGGGGATACGTGTAACATCGGTATAAGCCAACTCTTCACGTATCTCGTCCCTTACCGCCTTATACATCTTGGCTTGTACCGCGGTCATATCCACCGGGATAGTCTTGAAGGTTACGGGTGGCAAGTCTTTAAGCTTATCTACCTTACGGCGACGTAGCATATTGGTCTGGATGATAGATTTCAGTTCGCGTATATTCTGGTACCCAACAACCTCTTTACCACCATACCCACCAAAGACTGCGTATTCGGCTTCAAAATCGAAGCCATTCATGTTCATTGCTCTGCCAAACCGTAGGTAGTTGTACGCTTCCAACGGACTATTGGGAAGAGGCGTGGCAGTAAGAACATATCGGCACTTGAAACTAGGGATGGCATGGATGCTCATGCCCAACTTGGAGCGCCAATTCTTGATCTTGTGTGCTTCATCAAGTACACAAAAGTCTAACTGCTTCCTGTTATCGAGCAGGTTTAGATTAGCAACGTCCGTCCTGAAAGTCTCGTAGGAAATCACTAGAAACATCCAGTCATCGCTGTTCATCAGCTCAGCATAACGCTGATACCGTTGGTCGCGGGTGCCTTGAATAATAATGGCCTTCTGGTGAGTATGCATATGAATTTCATCCCGCCAGTTATAAAGCAAGGACGCTTTGCATACAATTACACCACGCTTAACAGTACCAAGCTTTGCTCTGGCCTCCATAGCTGTGGCGACCTGCCATGACTTGCCCAAACCTGCATCATCGGCTAGAATCAGGAAGTCCCTACTAACCATGAGGTTGAACCCTTTGACTTGGAACTCCCCCCATGGAGACGTCTTGAACCCCGTCGAGTCGGTGATCTTACCGTCACCGTCATAGAACACATCGTACCCGGGCACTATAGGATTGTCGGGAATGGAATCTTCGCTAATTCCCCCATTTCCAGTGACAGGTTCATCCTTCCAAACGATCAGAAAGTCACCTAACTTACGTTCAAACTCAGGGCGACTCCAATAAGGAATCGCCCACTCATTACTCGCTACGGTGGATCGCAGCGCCCCATTAATTGTCTGCATTTGCTCGTCGATTAGGTCATTGCGTTTGAATGATGCCTTGATCCATTCTCTGCCGTCCTTACCGCTTATGCGCTCCGCAGTAATCATATCATCACCTCTAGTTTAGCTATACGGAGGCGGGCTAAATAAGTTTAATTAGCGTTCCCCTAATTTACCAACATACACGGATCGTTCCCACAGATCGATGAGCGAGTACCTACTGGCCAAGTCCGCAGACCATCGAGCAAACTTAGTAGAGAATCCTTCCTCATCTAGGGCTTTACTCCACGCTGACATGAGCATTTCTCGCAAACGGTTAGGCATAGAAACCAATCGTAAAGCCTTAACTATGTTGGTATTACTATCGACACCCACTATCTGTATCCTATTATTGTCAAGCACCAACTGCATTGCTCTTTTATCTGGATAGAGGGTGGGATCGAAGACTACCTCGAACAACAAGGGGCTGTTACCTATTCGAACAGTAGGCATGATCAGGGATGGAGTATCACGCAATACCCTAACAGAGATAGGTGCTTCACTAATTAAGGCTGCTTCTAACTCTGTGAGATTGGACAAGTAAATATTTATGGCGTAACCTGAGTTTTCGGGCAGGGCTTCAAAAACCATTCCTGAATCAACGCCCCTTAGATTACCGATGTTGAACATAGTGTACGGCTTACCTACCTCAACTACAGTAAAGTCCTGTGTCATTTCAATTCCTCCATTATGAATTGGGCTTCAAACCTCTTGCCCGTGTATTCAGCAAGATCGGACAGCCGTTGACGTTGTTCAGGTGTAAGCTCGTCACTTGTCATAAAGTACCGAAGCATCTCTGCCGCATGTTGGCGGTGCGATAATAGTTTCAGGTGATCTGACTTTGAACAGAGTTCCTCAGTCCCCTCAAAGATAGCAATGAACCTGCGCTTTGTGTCTTTATTTGTGATGACTTCGATAAGCAGTTCACCACAGCTAAACTTACTAACCAACACCGCGCTGCTCCTTTCTTCTTCCTCTTCTTTTTGTTGTTTATATTTCCGATGAACAGTGGACTTCGGGACCCCGGTCATAGCAGATACCTCTCGCACAGAGTACTTCTGCTTGTCGATCAGGTGAATAAAGTCATGATCGTCTGTCGGTTTGAATCCTAGTGATTCTAAATATTGATTGACCGTCAAGTCCTGCTTTCTAGCCCTGTAATAGATCATATTGTAGGTATCCTTGTCGGTGGCGCGGAGCTTAAAATCCTTCCCGTAATGATGTCTGAGCCACAAAGCTACTTGGTTGTCCTCGCGAAGGACGGGGAGATCGTCTCGAAGGACGAGCACCCCATAGTCTATTCTAAGAGTTTGGGACAGGTTGTCGAAATTGGCTTCCAGCAGCTTAAATAGAGGCATATTCATTTGCTTGAGAGTACTAGTGGCCACAACACCATTTTTAACGTACTTGAGAAGATATTGAACAGTGTGGTTCATACCTCTCCCCTCAGTGTTCATGGTCATTCCTCCTTCAATTCCCCGCGGGCCAACTCGATCCCGAATATGAAGTTCTGTTTCGCCCGTATATCGCTGACGTGCCGTTGCAGGGCGGTAATAAGCGACTCAACATTGTTGAGATCGTAGATGTCGGGGTCGTTAAGGTGGCGGCTAATCAGGCTGCTTGCTTCTTGGGCCTGCCTAATAGCGTCCTTCATTTGTAATGTAAGCTTGTTGTGGTGTGCTTTCAGATTCTCTGCGCTCATTTGTGTTCCTCCCCTTTGGTCCTCAGGTTTTCTCAGATAAATGGGACACCTCGACATGCGCCTTGCCCCAATTTACAAAATTACCCGCCCCCGGTTAGGCGGGGCGGGTCGGGTGTTTTAGCCATGATTTACTTCCTTCACAATGGTATCAATCAGGTCTTTGTCGATAATATCTTTGGCGACCTCAAGCGCCCGAGTAATACCTTTTGGGTTACCAAAGAACACGTTGTACAGCATGTCCTTGATGTCAGTTTGAGAAATTCTACCTGCCTCACTCATAGCGATCAGAGTGACTACGATCTCGTAGTTTTTGACCTCACCTGCTACGAACCTGTTCTGTAATTCTTTTGTGACAGCCTCTATTTGTTTTGGTGAGTATCTCATTCGGCATCTTCCTCTGCTATGACTAGTGTAGGAGTTAACCGCTACATGAATGAGCACCTCATCTAGGTTGGATAACAGTCAATCCTCAAATCACATGATATCACCTAGCTTTTTTGGCTGTCAACAAAAAGTTACAGGGGTCAGTCACAGAGTCAGCATGGACTTACATTTCCGACACTTCATTCTGACCGAGTTCTTCTTAAATCTTTCACTTCTCTCGAACAGAAGAGTATTGCAGACAGGACACCGACATTCTACCCACTTGTCCTCTTTACTCTGCAACTTTCTCAGTAAGATTCTTACCATAAGTATCACCTACCCTCGGCTCGTCTCAGCTAATCTCAACGGTTTTATTTTTACTATTATTACCTACCGCCCTACTCCCCATCGAAATTTCTCACCTTGATTAGATCGACAAGGGCGGCGAGGGCTTTTTCTTCGTCATCACCATGTACAGAAAACCCAAGCTTGTCGCCTTTCTTTGCCCCGAGAGATACCACATGGACAAGTGACTTGCCATTTATAACACGGTCATTAAATGTGATAGCAATGCGGGATTTGAACTGCATGGCTGTTTGTGCCAACATACAGGCGGGGGTAGCGTGAAGCCCCCGTTCGTTATCAATAATCACCCACGTTGACTTCATTGGGCGCCTCCATTCCGAGGATACGCAACATGTTGTCACGCTTCGCTTTCATATAGCCTCGCAGCTTACCTTCTTTCTCCAATTGGTTCATCTTAACGAGACGCTCATGGACGCGAATCGGTTCGATTTCCCCTTCTGCAAATAACTGGAACTGTGGCAGTAGCGCCCTCAAGTGCGAAATGCTGCTTTTGATAAGCTTGTCCCGTTCCTCCCCTTTCTCCATGGCACATCCCACATTCAGTCGGTTAATAGCGTACTCAATGTTGGAGTGGTCGCGATTAAAGTCATGTGTATTACCGTGTGTATCAGATATCAACTGTTCGTACTTTGCAGCGATACTGTTAAGAATATTGCTATAATACCTAACGGACCTGTCGGACACCTGCTCCGCGGTTATGTACCCTTTTCCGATAAGTACGTTCTGCTGTTCCTTGCTGAACCCATGTATCCCTGCTTGCACATAAACAATTTGAGCATTAGTTAGGGAAGCAGGGAGGACTGTTTCGTTATCGGTGAATAAAGCGTACCCCTTTTCCAAAAGGAAGCTCTCGAACCCTATCACTTCCCCTCTCTCAACGGAAGCTTTTGCCTTTTTATTGAACAGTTCCCGATCCAATTCGAAAATGTAGAGCGCCGCCCTGTAAGTGTTACCATTAGCTATTGCTACTGTCTTAGCCGTAGGTGAAAGCCAAATATTCTTACTCATGTATGATTCCCCCTCACCATTCGTATTTGAGTTTGATGCCTTGCTTCTCTGCCGCGCTAATTACTTTTTGTCGCTGTGTCCGTGGGCAGAGTTTAAAGAAGAAGCGATTAAACCAATCCACTTGCGGCGGCGTGATTTGTCCAAGAATGCTGACAAATGATCCTGTGGATTGTCCTACTACTGACATAGGGATGTGACTGTTTTGAGCCAAATCCTCCATCTCATCGCTATGAACCGGGGTAAAGAAATCCGCGTCTTTATTTATGATTTCTAGAGCGTAGTCCACATGCTGCCCGAATCCGCAAGGGTGAAACACTCCGTCAGGATCAAGCCATCCCGACATACCCTTGTCATCCTCGTACCTTGCTACTTCCTCATCCTCTATGTACATTTCCACGAAGAACCGTTCTTTTTCTATAGGGGGTTCGAGGCGGCGGGTGTCATTGAAGAACTGGATGACTTCCTTGATCTGTTCCTCAGCCTTAGATAGGAAGGATACTTTAAACTTCTCCCGCCAAGCTTTTGTACCATCGCTAATGATGGCGTGTACCTCAATGTACTTGTTGTTTCTTTTGGTATAATTGTTGAACCCGGGATTCTTCGGGTTAACCATGGCAGTCATACCTTGATAAGTAACAACCTTCGCTTTAACGTCCATACCTATTCCTCCTGTGGTTTGTTAGGTTCGCGTCTTCTGTAGTCCTTGCCGCGGCCTTTAACGGGAGCGAATCCGAACTTCTTGTAGAAGGCGTTCAGTACCCGCCAGCCGACCCTGAATTTTGGTGTAATATCGAGGTCAACTGTGTACCCATACTGGTCAGCAGCGGACAGTAGAATATTCATCATTTCGGTACCATACCCTTGCTGCCGCAAGTCCTCGTTAACTCCAATGTAGGCGAGATGAACATGCTTGCGATCGTCGTGAATCGATAACTCGAACTGACCTACATTACAGACTAGAAACGGGTGAAGGTAAGCGAACCCTCTATTGAATTTCATCTCGTTGATTATCGGGCTACCAGACCGTGTTTCGTTAACCCATTCGCCAAAACCCTTGTCGCGGGCGGCTTGAAGTTCATCCACCTGCTCTTGTGGCATTTCTGGTGTCCACTTCATGCGATCCCTTCCTTCTATAGTATTGGAGTAAATAGGCTCCATAAGGCACCCAACCAAAGTTAGATGCCCTAGCAGCTATTTACCTAATTTAACAACGTTTCTAATCGAATTTCCGTTATGTTGAACAGGTTCCACGTACTCTTCAACATATAGCTCAAAGTTAGATGATCCGTGTTTAAGAAAAAGCTCTTTCGCCTCTTCTTCGGTATCAGCTTCCACTTTGTACGACGTCACATATAATTCGTACTGCTCTACTAAAAATTTCGGCATTTTGTCCCACTCTCCTTAATTGAATTTGCATTGAGCAAGCATGGATTCGATCATTTCATCGTTAACCATTTCCACGGCTTCTTGCAGTCTCTTCGCGGACTTCCGTGCAACTTCCAGTAGACATATTTTCACTCCCGAAAAACCTATCGTTACGCGAGTTTTGTACCCCGGATGTTCTTCCACCTCATACGGTTGAACACCTACGTAATACCCGCGCTTGCCGCCCCAATCCCCTCTATTATAGGATACTTTAACCTCCACACGCTTGCCGTTATGTTCAAAATCCTTAATAATTTGCTTGTCAGCTTCCATTAGAACATCACCCCTCGAAATGAATTGTACGAACCTGTTGCATCGTAAACCCAATTTTGCTTAAGTACACTTCAACATCGGACAGAGTACGGATACCTGTTCGAGCCTGGCCGCCATCTTTGAATACAATTCTTACCCACGTAGTCATAATAAACCTCCGTTATTCAGTCTTCTTTGTCAGTCCGAACACTTTCTTGGCTATTGCAGCGTAGCGAATGAGGGAGTCCTTTATTATGTCCTCCCGCACCTTGGCGAAATCTTCTTCCTTCGGACACCAGATGAAATCAAGACAGTGAGTCCGATCTTCATCGGCGTTGTAGAGAGGTATACGCTGTATCTTGGAATCTTCTTGGCCCCACTTCTCAAAAGAGCGGCGTCCGTCATGCCAAATAATGTCGTCCCGTTTCTCTAAAACACGGACGACCTCTCCAAGATCGTAGCATTGATTATTCATCTGACCGTCGATGTGGGTGAAGTGGTACGCCCGGGGCTGAACAACCTTTGCCATGTCATACAGGTTGCCGTCGTAGCTACAGTAACAGAGCATTTCCACGTCATGCATACCATTTTCCGTAACATAGGTATAAGGTTTATCAACACGAAGCTCGGATATACCTTTGGATAATTCCTCCCACCCATACGGATATCGGGCAACTACCTCACGCGCTCCGTGTCGGAAAAGTACATATCTTCCTTTAATCTCTTTGTTGACACTGCTAAGAATTGTGTTAATAGCAGTTATACCTTCTGTGCCTGCGATGCCCTCAATAATAAAGGCTGCTGTAACCCCTTCACGCTCGGCGGTCTTATTACCATCCACGTATACTAGTTCTTTATAAGCAACATAGTCCCCTACAATAGGTACCGTATGAATCTCGCGGCGGGTAGTATATTCGATTACTTTCACAATTTATCCTCCCCTGCTCCGATTTCCTTCAGCGTTTGGCAAAGCCTTTTATACGCCATCGGAGTACGTATGTCACTGATTGCAGCCTCGATCAGCTTATCCCTTTCCTGCTGTATGGATTGGAGCCGATCGAGTTCGGATTGGAGGAAGGAGACATCCTCCTGCGCTTCTCGTAGTTCCAAGTAATCGTTACCGTACTGTCCCCTATCGATAAAAACGTAAAATTCAGTTTCGAGACGTTCCCGTATCTCTGCAATTTTCTTTTCCCGTTCAGCATTACTTACTGGTCTATAACTCATACCGTCATCCCCTAATAGTTTAATTGCCGCGTCGAGTTCGGCAAGGCACTCTTCATAATGTGCTTTTGCTTTCTTAGCCGTGTTTACCTCAGATTGATTTCGAAGTACCTTATTGCCCGCGTTGAGTCGGTTGGTAATGATATCAAGCAGCGTTTCATACTCTTCCTTCTTGCGTTCTAGAATTTTGATTGCGAATTTCATATTCATACCCACCCTTTGCTTGTATCTTTGGTGAGTTTATCGTAATCCTCTACTTCGCCCCACCAGTACTGACTGTCGAATAACCTATCGCCTATTTTCCTGCCGATCTCAACAGCCTGTTCTAGGGTTATACGGTGCTGTGGGTTTTTGTACCATTCGTTGTTCATGTGCATGTGGTATTGCGGGATATACCTGCTACCCCTTCTGCCACAATCGGGGCAAGAACAGTTACAGTAATAGATACCGCCTCCCTGCCACCCATGCTGTATTACAGCGTTCTCATGCTTGCACTCCCTTTGCAGTCTCTCTAGCTGATGCTTCGTGTTATTCCTGACGTTCTCAGCCTTTCGGTATTCGAGTTCAGCTTCTTTTAATTTTTGTTCAAGCTCAACCCTTCTTGCTGATATGTCGGTCATTTGGATACCCCTTCCTAATATTCGCTGTAGTATTTCGTGCTTTCTTCGTATTTAACGACTTGAGCGCCCTTCGCGTACTGGCTCTTAACCAATTCCTTGACCAGTTCATCGGACGGCGGCTGCTGGAACGGGTAGGTCACTGAGTCCCTGCCAAAAAATAAAAGCACTACCTCGTACCGGGTAGCTCCCGGTTGCGTATACTCAGTGATTCTCATGGCCGCGCTCCTTTCTATTGATAATAGACTCAACAGCTTCCTCAATGGTGCCATAGAAAACAGTACCTTTGCCCCATCTTATCATCGAACCCTGACTGCTTACTTTTTCGATAATAAACTTGCCGCCCTGACTGTTCTTGGTAGTAACTTTAAGCATGTTGCGCTTAAAACTTTCCATATAGCACACAACGCCGTCAGGGTACTTGTCTTTGTGGTACGCTTCATATATCGCAGTTTTTTCATGCGGTATTGCTCGTATCACTAAACCATGTTCAATCATCAGTTTCCCTAACTCGTTTATGTCCATTGCCATACCTCCACTCTAAATTGATGTCATATTTTATTGAAACTTACTTTTTATATAATCGCCCATATTAGCAAATGGTATTTTGTACCACCCGCGTCTATCTACATTAGACCAATAGTAATTAACATAATCTTTGTGTTTGTACGTTTTAAGCCATTTTTCTGAAATAGGTGTAACTGGCACATGCAAGTCGGCAGTCTGTGTATTAAATTCATCCTCTTTCATTCCTGCATCCAGTAGTTGTTGTTTTACAGTAGATACAACATCTGAACTCAAATGATCGAAAAGTTCTTGGAGGACTTCAAGCCTACCCTGTTTCCACCCTTCCTCATAATAGTTTCCATGATCGTCATAGGATGTGTGATGACCAGTATCGACAGCTTTTTCGGCTTCAATCATTCCTTCTAGCTTTTGAATAAGTTTGTCATCCATTTTTATCTCTCCGTTCTAAATGAAACTCAACACTTTATTCAGCCTTTGCCAAAGGGTTAATCTCACCGAACTTATTAGCTAATAAGTCTCTCAGCGATAGTGCCATGAAATAGGAATAGTCCACGTCTTTCAAACCATTGAGCATGAAGGATGTTTTCGTTGCCCCATACAATCCTAAGAGGGTCTGTACGACTTGGCGGGCTTCGACGGATAGTTCGCAGCCAATGACCTCTTGCATGAAGCGCACTACATCGTCTTCCTCGGTGGAGGGGATGTGCCCAAAGCCATTCTTCAACCATGACCGCAGCATACCAACCACATAGTTAAACGTCTTCTTGTCCCCCGCCTTTTTGGATACCACATGAAAAGATTCAACCATCCAGTGAAAAGCAGGCAGACCCCGGTTCGCTATAATTCGGTAATATTCAGCGATGCCTTCTTGAGTGTCCGATGAAAGGTTGCCGATCAATTCCTTGTATGCCGTCCCGAGCAGTCGGACAGCCTCAATATCGTTTTTAGGCTCCCCGTACTTCTCGAAATAGAACTCCTGCAATGACTGCATTTGCTTCTTTGTATTTGATTGTACCAGAGACTTAGAGTCGTTGACCACTTGTGTAACTGATGTAGATGCGATTGCAGGGGCGTCGGAGGCTCTTGATGTTAAGTCTTCCTTAGTTATACCTTTCGCCGCCATAGCTGATTCGAAGCTGCTGCCCATTTGCGATATGCCTCCTTTTGATGTAAATACACCGTTTTCTGTAAAAAGGACAGGATAACCTGCGATCTCAGAATTTAATACGTCCCCATCGAAATGAGTGTCTAGCTGCTCGATGGCGGGCAAAGCGCAGGCACCATTGATTTCGTTAACATGGGTATGGTCGGGGACGATCCATTTTACTACCTTATTGCGAATCTCGGTGAGCCAAGCCCCTGTTACAAAAACCGCGTCAACCACCTTCACTGTCTTATATGTGCTGAGTTGCCACTTGTTCAGTTCGGTCTTGGTGATCGTGACTTTCATAACCTACCTCCATTGGTTACCAAGCCCGCCGCAAGGGCGACAGGCTTGGTTTGGTGTTATTCCTCCACTGCATGTTCGAGTTCCGCGGCAGTTCTAGTGGCCAACAACTCGTCAACAAACTGCTGTGTAGCGCTGTGTCGCGGCATGAAGTCAGGTTCACGTACTGTAACCGCGAATGCTGCCTTCATCAGGCCATAATCATTGATGCCTTGATACTCAGACTTGGCCGCAATGTCGGAATTAAGGATGGAATCCAAGTTGTTCATTACGCGCATCAGGAGCTTGTTGGCCATGTCACGCTTGATCTCATTACGAATTTCTCTAGGCATTAGAACCAATCCCTTCTTTCCATAAGGTTTGTATTGATAAGGTGCCGCCGTATGGCAGAACCGTCTTGCCTTCCTAAATTCCTTTCCTCGTTGCCCCGGTAGGTTCCTCTGTCTTCCTGAAATCCTTCGTTTAAGCCAATAACGTAGTAGGAAGAATAGAAAAGATGCAAACTTCGCCTCGGGTCATAGTGCTCTTGGAAAAAACGATGAGGGTCACCGCCCATGGCCGCGCAATCAACCAGTCCCACAAGGTTTGCTCCTACTTTATCATTGTCTATAAAAACATAAGGATCATAAGTAATCACAGGAACAAGACCTGTGCGCTCGATGTACAAGACGACCTCATCAATAGTAAGTCGAAGAGTACTGTGCGCGACAGGCGGGTGCTGCAAGCGGGCGGGGGTAAAGCTCTCTGCCGTCCATTTGTACTCCCCACGGTCAACATCAATCCGGTAGTAAGTATTGTTTGGCAGCACCATTCTGTCTTGAATGGTCGCCGTTAACCCACGGTAAAGCTGCATATCTGAATCATAGAAGTGATTGTATTGACGAATCTCCGACCTCTGTTGTACTCCTAAGTTAAGGTCGATTACCACACAGTCGCCTATATTGTACATTGCCCTCTACCCTCCTTGACCTAGTACGCGCGGACGCGGTGCCCTTCTAGCGGCCCATGATTCAATAGCGTAACGAACAGCAGAGCCATCACTGTGACCGTCCCAATAGTACCCAGTCGGTGCGTAATTAGACCCACGTCTGTCGAATCCGACAGTAAATCCGCGCAGGTAGTCCTTATCGTACAGCTTAACGAGAGTTGACTTCACAGACTCGGCATTCCGATCTTCGCCGCCAAAAGCTAAGTAGATGGCACCCAACGGATCAGCAGCCCCGGCTGAACTGAAGAATTGACCAGAACAAACGCTATATAAACCTAACTGCTCGTAGCATTTAATAACGAAATCAGGTTCTATTCTGTTCTGAAAAACCTTCTTACGTGTACCTAAAAGCATTGATTCTGCAATAAGGGCTTCTCGCACTACATCGCCTACAGCGGCGGGAGGTAGCTTGGCTACATAATACACAAATTCGTCAAACATCCCTTTCCTTACTTCTTTAATTCTTATCTCTCTACCCGCGAATCGGGTAAATAAGCTAGTCGTACAGATCACTTCGCCATACATCTCACCATACCGCAGCTTGGAGGACATTACCGCAACATCCCCTACCTGAAAGATAGGATTGATAGGCATATGTTTCATTTCAGACCTCATTGTAAATCACCCCTATTGGAGAAGCCCGACCTGTCTCAGGTGCTCGATGGACTTCCATGCATCGTAATACCCTGATTTGTAGTCAGGCGTTCTTCCCTCCATACGTTCTTCGGCTTCTTCTTCGCTTGGCGGCGGGGAATCCCAACCACTAATAAAGCCTTCAATATAATTCTGAGTCCAGAACATTTTTGTAAATGTTTCATGCCTGTCGTCTTTAGTGAACCCGAACGCAAGCATGATTGCTGACAGACCGTCAGCCCCTTGACGTCCGCCTACTTCATCAAAATATGCCTGTTGTATAGGTACAACATTCGTGTCCCTGTACACTTTCTCAAGAAAGTCAGGACTGACTCTTGGCGGTTCACTTATTATTAAGGCGGGAGGGGCAGTACCGTCATCGACCATGAGCGTTGACCACGTATATACACCACGGTCTTCTTTGATGCGAAATAACTGCTGACCCTGTGATTCCCTCTCCAGCCGCGATACAACAGTAACGTACCTGCCCGCAAAATCGGTAATCATTTCGTCCGCGACATTCACCCCATAAGGGACCCCCTCATGGTTGGTTTCCCCATAACGAAGATCGGTGCGGACTCGAACTCTTAAACCGGGTACTATTGACATACCTTAGTCACCTCCATGGGGGCGCTCCGTAAATTTGATAAAAATAGCGAACTCCTGATTACGTCGAATCGAAAACTCACCTTGCGTCGTGTAAGTCTCATTCAGCTTGGAAAGGACAATTTCCACGAAGTCCTGCGCCTCCTGCGGCGTCAGATAGTAAGGTGTCCCATCTTCCTTCTCCATGAAAGGCACAATAAAGCGGCGTTCGGTGCGGGTGCGCGGGAACATCAAAATGTTTGTAATAGGAAGATTACTGATCTTGCTCAGGCCATTGCGCTCCTTGTACTGCCCAAGTTGGGATATAGTTGCGTTTACGGTACTTACCTGAGCATCCAGCCATTTGATTGCTAATTCTTGCATCGTAGTCACCTCGTAAGATTAAATTTTGACGTACTATACCTGCCAATCCATTACCACGTACAGGGAGTCCCTATATTTGACTTCAACACGTACAGTGCCGTCACTACTTATGTAGAAGTGGCAACTTTCCATAAGGTTGAGACAAACTATTACTTGATCCCTCATGAATTCGATAGTGTTATGCTGTAAGAAATCAATATGATTCACATCGCATTCGAATCGTTTGAGTGGGTGAAAGAAGAACCCTGTAACAGCTCCCCCGTATTCAAAAGCCATTTCGTGAAGCGTGTAAATCACCTCCATGGCCTCATCGGGAGCATGTAAAGAATACACAATATCTGTACCATTAAATTGCTCAACCCTAGCTGTGGGCTGGATATCAAAACCCAAGTTTTCAACGATCCAGCCAAGTGAAATCGATTCCTCCGTCTCTTGCGTCGTCAGTATTTCAACCTTGCTCACACGCACCCACTCCTTATGGTTCGAATATCATTGACACCGACACGTTATTACCGAAGTACAGGTTAAACATGACCCATTCACTTTGTGTTACAAACACCCTTGCTTGACAGACGTTCTTTAGAGACACCCGCGCAACATCGCCTAGCAGTAGGGCTTCCTCTCCCCGATCATAGTAATAGTCTGGTAAAGAGATTTTGAAGTTCTTGCGAGCGTGGAATACAGTACCTTTGCATATTGTGAAGTCCGTTTCGTGCATTCTGCCAGCAACAGACTGAATGAGTGACTTATCCTCCGTTCGGAACCAATAATCGTCAACGACTTTCCACTTGTTAAGACATAGGATATTGTCAATAATTACGTTCCTCATGTTAACCCTCGTTGCCATTTGCCAACCCTCCTAATCCGCGCTCTTGCAGGTATGTTTGAAGCTCAGTGAACTCCGAACCCGCGGCAACCAACTGTTCCCATGTGACCGCCATAACGTCATCAACCGCGCATTGCTTACTAAATCTAGCAAGCAGGGCAACAAATTGAATGGTTGCTATGAAGGTGTTGTACTTCAATGTGCCGCGGAAGATGCGAACTTCAACAGTCTTGGATACCGTGAGGTTAACTGCCCGGTATCGCGCCCGATCGTTCTTCGCTTTGTTGAGTAGCTGCTCTGGTGTTTCACCGTCACGTAACCCGTAACGATTGGCCCAAGAACTTATTTGATCGTTGGTGCGGCGGGAAAACTTCTTGATTTGTTCCCAAAACTTCTCGATGAAATATAAGAACTTCATAACATTCAAGTCTTGCGTACCGTCATCAGGACTGCCGAAGAATTGGCGTGATACGTGGACGTGCAGACCACAAGTATCAACTTGATGGGAACGGTACCCCATCTGAACCGCCTCGCGCAGTACATCCTTCCAAGCGAAACACTCCATATGATATTGAAGAGTGCAAGGATGGGAGACTACCTCGAATCCGTGGCAAATCGACCCGTCTTGCTTGATGTAGATGTGATCGTGTTCGCCTTGGCGCTTGTTAGCAATCTCGTAAAGCTTCTCCGCGTTCTCTACGTTGCACCCTGCCCCGTCCATTTCGATCTCCACACCAAGGAACAGATCATGGTCGCTGTCGTTCTCGAAGGTATGGAAGATAGGTGAAGGCTTGTGACTGTAATCCAAAATAATGGCGGGCTCGCCCGGGTCACATTCATCGCAGTAGTGGGCATCGGTATGTTCCCTATAATTCTGATCGAGGGGACGTAATATGGTATTGCAGTCCGCGCACCGACGATAGCAGTGCCTTTCAAAGCATGTATTGCATATAGTGTTGTTCGAAGTATCGGTTTGCACGTCATCTACGTGGAAATCGTTATGACAGCGATCACATTCCACCACACACCGATTAGCGCAGGTGGAGCAGAAATACGCATCGTTACTTGCCACGGTCATCTCATTTTCATGACGTTCGCAGCCACATTGTTCGCACTCAACAACGGTAGCGTCGTGACAGGATGTACAGAAATGGTCATTATTCACTGCACGCATGTTGTCGCGAATGAAAAGAGTATCGCACCCTACACATTCTTCGGTCACTTCGTCGTGGCAGGAATCGCAGTAGTGAGCACCCTCGCACTCGTTGGCGTCTTCTTCAGGTACGTCTTCACCGCAACTTTCGCACACGACCATCTCCACCTCTTCTTCGTCCGAAGCAAGGTCAAGTTGTTCGTTTTCTTGGCACATAGCCAGCCTCCTACTCAAAGGTATTAGCGGAGTTATAGGCTCCATGGGAGTGCCTGACCCGTTAAGGTCAGACACCCTAGCAACCTATAACACGATAGTGTTCGTCATAGGTACTTCAAAGGTCGTGCAGAGGGTTTCGAGATCGTTCATATACAGAGCATCCTCTATTTCGTCGAACTGAGCGCCCTTTTCACGAAGTTGGTCAATGATTTCATCAGCGTGACCGAGGGAGTGTGCATATCCCTTGAGATAGTCGCCGTACCAAGAGGCGTTATTACTTTTCTGCCCCTCCTTGGTGCTGCCGTCAGTCAAAGCAGCAACCCGGTTCTGCGTCGTCACGGAGGCAATGGATGTGGTGGTACTATATCTAGTCCCATATGTTCCATGCCCCCGACTGTAGTTTCCCGAGGTACTGTAGTACCAGTCGTCAGAATCGAAGCTCGATACTGTTGTCGCGCCGCCATTCGCTTGCTGTTTCAGCCAGCGATTTTGGTACTTGCTGAAACGCTCTTGCGGAGAGAAGCGCTCCTTCTCAATTGTCCCGTCTTGCTTAAAGAGCAGGATGTCGCCCGCCACAGGCTCGATGTACTCGATTTCGTCGGCAGCTTGTTTTCTACCACGCAGGATGTCTAGTACTAAGGAGCGTGTCGGCGTGAAACCAAGCAGCGCTTCGTGGAGAATGTCCGCCGTCGAAGCGTACACGTACATTTCCATACTCTTCAAATGAACAATGTTCATAGGCGAGTCGTTCTTGATAACCCATAACTGCTGCTTGTGGTCAACGATGGTGAAGCAGAACATGCCTTCAACTTGCTCGGCCATCCATTTAACCGACTCCATGTTCAGCTTGCCTTGCTTCTCGATCAACTGCACCCCTACGAAGGAGTCAGTTTCGATCTTCGTTTCAGGCAGGTTCCATGTCCGTTGAAGTTCATTATCGTTATCGAGCACCCCGTTATGGGCGAAGGCGAACGGTTTGTTGCCCGCCAAGCCAAGGAACGGATGGTTGTTGTAATTTTTCTTCTCGGAGCCTTGCGTAGTGTGGCGGGTGTGACCCATAATCGTACGGGAGGCAGCAGGAATCTTGTTGTAACCGTTGAATCGGTAAGACGCCTCAGGTGCCTTGTCGATAACCATGTCCTTCTTGGTATTTACGTAGGCGATACCCGTAGCGTGAGTACCCCGAACAGCCGCCCCATGTGCCAACTTCTCTACCAGTACCTTCACGTTGGCGACCTTGCTTGCATTACCTTTACCGTATTGAATAACTCCGTATAATCCGCACATTTGATATGTCTCCTTTGCTCATAGGCATTTTTTTGGCATTCCGAATAAGCTCACCCAAGGATGGATGTGCCTCTATGACAGCTCTAACATTTCTCTCTTAGCTCTGCTCTGCTCGACTCTACTAGAAGTAGGCAGGGGCAGGAATTACTGAGTTAACGATTTGGGATACCAAGTATTGATCGTCCGCTACCCTTTGTTCTTCCCGGCTCAACTCCCGTTGAAGACCAAGATCCCCAAGGTAATCCCACAATTCGCTGTGATCGTGAAATTTTTCACACAGGTCATTCCAAGTAAGTGCCACTATGCCCTCCACCGTGGTTCCCTTACTCACCTGAGCAAGGACAAAGCACAACTGGATAGTTGCCCGCAGTACTTTAGGGTCAAGAGTACCACGGAACAGTCTCAATTCGACCGTATGTGGATTTTCCAAGTTGACCGCCTTGTACCTGCCTTGCCCGCTCTTGGCATAGTCCAGAATCTCCTTTGGAGTGTTCCGCATACCGTATCGGCTTGCCCATCGATCTACCTGCTCTTGAGTGCGGCGGGAGAATTTCAAAAGTTTGTCCCAATAGCGCTCAACCAAGAATAGGAGTTTCATGATACCAACATCTTGCCGTGTCTCTGACTGTCCCCAATACCTGCGAGACAAGTGGAGGTGAAGGCCACAACTGGTTGGGTTGGGATTGAAACTTAGCTCCTCTGCCTTTTGAAGTAATGCACCCCAAGGGATATTTTGCATGTGAAAGGCGAACGTGCAAGGATGGGTAACAATCTCAAAGCCATTGTTAATAGATGAGTCCGTCTTACCATACATGATTGAATCGGCGTCAATCACACCCTCAGGGTGTACAATTTCTAGTATCTTATCACACACCCTGTTATCGTACCCACCGCGCTCGATCTCCAACTCCAAGCCGATCTTCAAATGATCATGTTTGCTGCCGTGGAAGATAGGTTCAGGCTTGTGACTGTAGCGGTGAACCTTATGGCGTACCGGTACATGACTTGGATGGTAGTACTTGTTTTCTCTGAATACAGCATCCACATGTGGTACAAAGTGACCAGATGCCTCGCACCGAACATATTCGGGCGGATCGCCTTCAAGCAAGGAGGATAGTAAGAAATTACCATAGCTGTCCTCAACCAGCCGCGAACGATGATAACGTTGGCGTCGGTCATGAATACTAAGAAAGAAGTGGTTACGGGAGCATTCAGGGCAGTACGATTCACCGTCATGTATAACGGCTTCCGAACGCACTACCATAGAACCACAAGAGCAGGGTACGTAGTCGTGCAGTAAGCATGTAAAGCACACATGACTTTCCCTACTTTCCCGCCGTACAATAAGCGTATGTGACCTATCGACTTCTACGCCGCAAGTGCAGGTCACTACCCCCACAACAGAGTTTGTTATTGCGGGCATTTCCTATCAACTCCTACTCGATGGTATTGTTGGAGTTTGAGTACTCCCAACAACCTATCCTCACAAACGATAGGCTGTAAGCAGATCTCAAACTTTTTCAGTATTTGTCATTACCCTTGCTGTGCAATGACATGTGCTTTCCAGTCGCCGCTTCGAATGAACAGTCCTATCTGTCTCTTGCTGCCCATCCAGTAATAAGCCCAAGCAGTAACAGATTCGCCGTTTTCGGTTGTTACCGTTGTTTTGCGTCGTTGGTACATAAAGCCATTGCCTTCCAACATGTCCAGATCGAACATAACCTCTATGTAGCGATCGCGCTTTATATACATCAATTCGCCCTTTACAGTACCTTCCTCATCGAATAGGCAAGGGAAGCCTCTGTTACCCATTACTGCATGTATGATTCCGCGAACAGAACCGGGGACGATCTGATCCACATTTCCTTGTAGCAGCGAACGATAGTTGCCGAAGCCTACCCGTAACGTCCCGTACACGAAGGCTGGCAAGTATTCCTGAAAGTCCTCGTCCTGATAGTAGGACCGAGGCACCCGCCGAGAGTTGAGTTTTGCTCTCTTACGAGGCATTAGCTACACCAACCTTTCTTTCTACAAGAACTTCGATCTCCGTCACGTATTCAACTTCTGTGTAACCGAAGATCAAGTACTTTAAGGGGACACCGATGGCAAATATGAAAAGGACCAAGCCGATCGTATTAAACCACCAAGTACCTGTAATGTTATCCAACATGGTGCCGCCTCCTATTTCGTCCTTCACATTCTATATACGTGGTACCTATACCATTGTTTAGACCGCGATCTCAGATTTTCTTTTTTCCCTCACCATGTAGTTTTTGTTAGTCAGCAAGTTAACCACGCCGATTGAGGTCTTGTCGTATTCCCAACGGTACGAATCCATATGGTCCGCCAATTCATAGGCGTAAATAAACCCTTTGCAATGTACCTCTGGCTGTCCATAGACAAGCGTTGCGTGATCGTGTGCGTTAATGTACGTTGTCACACTCGATGGCGTACCCACTACCATGATGATGGACTTTCCGACCTCGCCAAACGCCAAACAGCAAAACCGAGAACCGTACTGCACAGTACCATTAATCGAGAGGCCGTTGGCGGCGACCTCCCCAAAGAAGGTCGCCCATTCAACTGTCAGATGGTGCATCTTAATATCCTCCGTCATACAGATTAAAATAATTGGCACGTACGCCGTCGAACCGGCTACCGTAGTACCTAAGCAATTCATGCTTAGTAACAAACCCGGTGGCTTGCTCAATACTGTTGGACACTTCGTACACGTCCTCTTCATATCTGTCGCGTATGTATTGGACTACTTGATCTCTGCATCCAATTACGACCGCCTTGAGTCCTTCGAAATTGAGGATGACCATGACATGTTTGAGATTCTCGTTGGTTTTCAGCTTGAATGACTTAGGAACAACAGCGCTGATAAAAGGGTATGAACCAATCGTGCAGGACAAAGGCTTGCACCTGTAAAAGGCCATATCTGCGGCTGTCATTTCGCGGACACCTCCGTAGCGTTAACAGCAGGAGCATGTTCCTTGTAAGGAATCATCAACTGCAATTTGACCTCCCCATCGGCTACATCGTTGGGTTTGATAATTCTTGTATCCACAACGCTGTCTTGTACATACGCCACTTCCAGAGCAAGCAGCTTACATTCAAGGATGAGTGCATGGTATACCAAGGGCTTCGCGCTCTTGGCTTTCTCAGTAACCACGATGCCCTTGCCCTTCTTCAAAATCCCGGTATCGAAAGCGTTGACTTGTTTAATCACCGCGCCGCCTCCTCTCTTTCCCTGATATATTCCTCGCGCAACTGTACAAGGAAATCGTGATACATACCCAAGTGGGTAGCTTTCGCCGCCAATATCTTGGCCGTGATTGGCTTTCTGCCCTTGCCGAGCAGTTGAATCGCTTCGACCTTGAGTGGAGTCAACTCTTCCTCGACCTCTTCGATGTGGTGATTGATGAGGTCAAGTCCTTTCAATACTCTGGATTGTTCATTACCCCACTGCGCCATTTAATGCACCAGCCTTTCCATTGTGACATATAGCCTACTCTCACCATCATCGCTAGACTTCGTGTTATAGCGACACCTATACATGCCGGGTTCGACTTTGGTGACAACATCTGCATCCTTGATGACCTCGGCAATCTTGTTCTCTACTTCATCCTCACCGTAAGCGGCGGCCAACATAGACTCATAGATCGAACGGTCAATAGCAGTGACCCACCACAGGTCAGTACATACTGACCCTATGTTATTGCCGCCGGGAACAAGCGGTATTTCATTGTCGTCCTCGTCATAGGCGTTATTACCTACGGATAGCACACCGTCCTTCATATAGATGCTCGGGCAGGTGTTACCGACGAACACATGAAGAACATTTTCAGTAGCATATCTATCTATACGCTGCACAATACCTTTGGTACAGTTGATACTTTCGCCGTCGTCATCCAAATACTCAAGGACTTCCCTTCCATACTTCAACCAGTCCGCGAATATCAAATTACCAGATGGCACGTTAATATCTACCACAACTTCAGATTGACGAAAGCACTCTTCCTTGTTGGGAACAAGCTTATTGTCTTCGAGGCGGTAACGTACCGTCTTACCGCACTCAAAGCAGTAGCAGTCTTCAAACACATATTTACTGTAGCGGTCATGATAGCGCAGTCCTACTTCAACATGTGCCAGAAAATCATTCTTGCCACGTTCGAGATAGTATTTTTGACTCGTTCTGTGGTTACATGCAAAAATAAGATTGCCTTCGTTTACAAGGTCTGTGATGTGAGCAAGCATATTCTTATTCGCGTTATTCACTTGTACGATTCTCCTTTTTATTTGGGCGGACGCCTGTTATTAATTCAAATCGGTAATCAAGGTAGTCATTGACAGCAGGTAATAGGCTATCCGTAATATCTGCCCACTCTCCGCTGTTAGAAAGCTTGCCGTAGATTCTTCCATTTTCGTGTCTAAACTCCACTGACTCACCTCCTTTTGTTAGCTGCTGACCGATTTGGATGAGTCCAATACATACAACACAGCAGTCATTACACGTTGTATCCCTTCTCACGCAGCACGGGGGTTGCTTGGTTGAGGATGGCGGCGGTGCCGATGTCTGTGCGATCAGATGCAGGAACCTCGCACAGGTCATAGAACTCATCCCACGTCATCATGGGCTTGTTATTTGTAAGTGAATCCTCAACCACTTCCACGAACTTACCTACCAAATTTTCTTCTATGTTAATCTTCCTTCCTGAATCAGGTACCCTCTGCGTTTTGTACAGGCTTGGGACTGTCATTAGCCGCATTACTTTTAGAGCCGCGCAGGGCGGCTCACCCAAAGATAAGATATAACTTACTGATACTGACCGCACGAGCAATCAACCAAGCGGTTACAGCAAGGGTAATATACTTGCTCCTCACTATCGATGCCTAAAGCGGAGTACCTACGTATGGTGGTTCTTACATGAAATATGGATACATGCTTTAATACCTTTTTGGTGTCGATACTAACTATTGCGAAATCCTTCATGCCTTTGCGACTATCCCAAAATCCTGACATTCATATGTGCCCCTCTCTAGTCAAGATTGAACGGAACCAAAGGCTTACCAAACGGTACTTCTTCAAGTACAAGGGTGTAGCAGCCACCGCACCCGTCGTAATAACTGGTGAAGAAGTTCTCTGCGAAGCTGCCACCGTTGTCCGTTCCAGTTTCCTCGTCGCGCCCATCTTTCATGATGTTGTCATCCTGATAAGAGTATCTAATGAATCGGGACCCGTCCCTCTCTCCGTGTTTCTTAGCGAACAAAGGAACTTCCACCGAGACACGCTCTTTATTAACATACTGGAACGTTGCGATCATTTTACCTTCATATGGCTTGAATGCCGCATCCATGTAAGCTTCGCCAGCCTCCAATGTGGGGAATACCATGCCAATAATGACTATCTCGTTAGCGCCAATGCCCTTTAATACCGCTACTTTGTCCATTTTCGTGCCTCCTAGAGTCTGAATATAGGGTCAACACCCTTGTTAGGGTCATAATCAAGCTTGGCTCCATAATCAAGCTTACGGTATTCACTATCGTTGAGCCGCACATGCGGTACCCAATAAATAACACCAATGTACTCCAGTCTGATACATTGGGTAATACGGTTGGTGGTAGGTGAGTAGTAACGCTCAGACACCATAATACCGTTACTGACGCGGCGGGCGATCACAGTTTCGTAATGCACCAATTCATCACCATAAATACCAAGAGTACGACTATGGTTTATACCCTCAGTAGCGCCACGTATGAACTCAACCACAAGCTCTTGATTTCTCAACGCTTGCACCTCCCTTCGTGGAATGTACGTATAGCATTTGCTTCATAATCGCGCAGAGTAACTAGTGCCTTGATAGCTTCATCCTTGGTGCGGTGAAATGAATCACGGGAGGCGCTAAAATAATTAAACCCACGCTTGCCGTCAGACCATTTGCGGTACTCCATGGCAGACCACAGCGTAGGGTGATCACGTTCACGAATGACAACTTTTACAATGCCGCCGCGGTATGCCCAATACCACTTACGGCCAAACCACCAATGCAAAAGGCGGCGGGGTTTGCGTGTTAGCCACGTAATTTTGAATAATAAACGATTGTGCAAGCCAAATATAAAAGACAAAAGCGTAATGTAAAGAGCAATACCCCACTCCCACTGGGAGGTGTTCATAAGAACAACTGAAATAATACCAACAGCATAACCCCAAGTTTTATCCAAAACCTTCTTGACCATTTTATCCACGTACCTCCTTGTTTTTTCTATACGCACTAAACAAACCATGGTTTAGATGGGGTTACAAACAAAAAAAGAGCCTCTAGTTAAAGAGACTCAGGGTAAATTGAAGTCATATTTTATTTAGACTTGTAGTAAATTGTATCCTTGCCCCTGCGATTTTCAACGAGATTAAATATGTCTGCAATAGCCCCGATAAAATCACCTTTCGCTAATGGCTGAACTTTTTCAATTTGAATCATCTTCAAACCGCCATTATAACAATGAAAGGTTATATCATTGTCAATCAAATATCCGCATATCTCCTTATGGATAGGCAATGCTTCTATCCCAAAATATTTTATTTTATCCTTCAATACACTCCCTCACTCTCAATCGAACTCACACTTTATTTATGACGTTTCATGACGAGTGTAGCTCCCGTGAGTGCAGCCAGTTCCCAACCTTGTGCGCCCAATTCATTTAAGGCGTCCAGTTCCGTTAAAGCATCTAACTCGTTATCTGATTTAAGTTCACTTACCCTAGATAACGTCCACTTATAACGCTGGTTGCGGTAAAGGTAGCCATACTCAAACTTAGCCCCCGCCGAAACGCCCGTACTTCCCTCCATGCGCGATAGTACTTCGCGCTTAACATCGGCAATTTCTTCGCAATACTCATCATGAGCTTGCGAATTTGGTGCGGTTTCTTTGTTTTCCGCTAAACTTTCAAGCTTTTCCAACAATTCAGCATTGGACATATTTTTATTACTATTCACAGTGTAACCTCCCCGTACTCGATTTGCTTGACCTCGTAACCCTCCGTGGTCAGCGTAACAGGGCGAACACTGTCAAACTTCCACCTGAACCAGATAGTAGACTCGCAGTCCCACCCGTACATATTCCCAAAATCAACAAATCGAGTTCGCTGCTGCCCTTCGTGTGTAAGGTTGATCGCATCGTACTTTGTGGAGACCTTTTCGAAGTCAATAAACGACCCAAATACACTAAACTCAGGGTAAACAATAGATGCCCACGACAGCACTTCTGTAAGGTCTTGCGCGCTGTCAATAACGAGTACTTTAGCGTCCGCGGCGGGCGTTAATATAACACCTTTCCACACACCATTTTCAGGGACGGAGAAGCTCTCGCCTATACACCAATCCATCCACCTGCTGCCTACACTCTCACTATACGTACTAGTCCACAACCCGTTACGCGGTTTGTTAAACATCACTTTGTTAACTACGGGAGTAACCGTGTTCGTAAACGTAGTTACACCGCCTCTGAACGTATGCAATTGATCCTTCATTCCTGCACCTTCCCTGTAGCCTTGTACTGTGCAATCTTTCTAGCCTCTTCCACGTCACACTCTAGCAAGTGAAGTAGGTGGCACACCGTACCCCACCCTGCATGTGTAATGTCAGCTTTGGCCAACGGCTCACGTATATTTGCTCGAATACTCTTCCGCGCTTCCGTTATTGCGTTTACGAGAGCTTCGTACATGGCGCACCTCCTTGGGAATAACCACACCCATAGCGCTTTCCAGATTCATCTTCTCTAGGTGTGCGTCAAATTCTTCTTGCGCCTTTTCTTTATATTTCTCGATGATATCTTCCATTAGTGCATAGACCTTTTCCGCTTTCTTCTTAGGTATGTCATCGGCTACAAATGCGATACCCAAAAAATTAAATTCCATGTGGGATTTTAATGACACGGCGCACCTTCCTGTCCCAAAAGTCTTAAAACTACATAACGTGACCTATATAGCCTATAGGTATAATATATAGGTATTACCGCATACATTCAAAGCCTAATTGTGCCGCTACACCATGCAACAAATCAGGCTTTCAAGGCATGGGGTAATCGCCCCATTTCACACGTTGAGCGTGCCCTCCAGCCTTTCCACAAACGAACCATGTGCAGACGTATTTAAGTTGTAATACATAGACCTAATCCTCGCGTATTCCTTGCGTCCTCTATCGTGCCGAATTTGGCGCATTAAATGCTTAGTCGTCTCGCGCATTTCAGCTTCCGCTATAAATTCGTCAAAGGACGCGGGGCGGGTGAATAGCGTATGTACAGTCACAGCAAACACACTCCTATATAGAGAGATCGCGGGCGGGGGTTTGGGGTATGAGTCAAGGTACACCCAAAGGGTATACTTTATATAGGCAGACCTCTCGCGTTTTTAGGGTAATCGGCTATACCCTGACTTCTGACCCCAACACAAATAGCCCGTTCCGTAATAAATCGGGCGGGCGCTCAGTTCACCTAATTGATGCAGTAGACAGACTTCTCGCGTTTTTCGACGGACGGCGGGCGGAGATCAAGCCCGCTTGCGTTTACGAGTACCTTTAGGCATAGTCCACCTATATAGAGTACCCGCATGTATATTACATTCATTAAATACATTGATAAGAGGCAACACAGGCTTCCCGCATTGTTTCATAACGCTGATAATAAGGCCCACTTCACGTGCAATTCGTACGTGGGATTGGTAGCTATCTACTTTTTTAAAGAGCGCACGGATATTGTTTTCCGTCAGATTGATTTCAGATACATGCATATGGACACACCTCTCGCGTTTTTATTCGTACTGCACCAATTACGTGAACCGAGCGACCGCATATACCTATCGCAAGCAGGAGGCGGGCGGGCAGAACAATCCCGTACACCTCATGATTGCATATAGAGTATTACATACATACATATAGAGAGATAGCACACACTAGGATATAGAGAGAGACATACAGCACTATATAGGGAGTCAGTCAGACATAGAGCCTTAGCACACAATTATAGAGCGTAGAGCATGGCAGTCCCATGGGATATACACTCGCCTTGTGTGGGCAGACTGGTAGCGTGACATACTCCACGTACCGCGTGGCACAGTCTCGTTGTGTACAAAAGTACACACCTGTAGCGTATAAAATATACACCTATCGCTAGGCTTCGCTATCTCGCTTTCAGCGGACGAACGTTGTGTGTAGCGCCATTGACCCGAGGTTTACCGCAAATGGGCATTAGATAGACTGATGGTAGGACTAGGACGGGCGGACACGTTGCATTATGCTATGCTGTACTAGATATAGGCGCACCTATCGCGTTGATGTAGCGTTCATGTGCTAGTATCCAACCCGCATAGACCGTTTCAGCGCATGACAAAGAAAGCTTGCATATGTCACACGGACAGACGTATGGTGTATGGACTTGGCACACTACTAGCGTAGACTGTAGCAGGTGGCGAACGCCCTCCTGCTAGACTGGTAGTGTTCTGACGGCAGACCTATCCCGTATTGCGTACACGTATCCCGTTTCAATAGTCCCGCGCATCAGGTATCAGGAGACAGACTCCTAGCGTGGTTGTGTCTGTCTCTCTATATAGAGAGGCACACACTCACCGCGCATAATACCCATTATGAGCGGACGGATAACATTCTGATTCGAACGGGCAAGCTATGTTGATTATAAATGAGGTTTGTTCGTGTATTACTTCGCCGCGGCTTGTGCCTGCAACGTTTGTGCTAGTGCAAGGGCTTGTGCGAACACGGCGGGATCAATCCCGTTCAATACGGTCAGTTTTTCCGCGTCCGTGCCTACAGCCGCCTTTCTAAGCTGTTCTATCTCGGCCATTGCTTGCAAAGCTGTAGCTTTGGCGCGTTCGTTCTCTAGAATCGCCTGATATTTCTTATGTGAGACGATAACGTCTAGCTTGACCATGACGCCTTCCATGCCTTCAATATTGATGTATTGCGAACCGCCGCCTGCTACACGGTACGAACCGTCGTTATTCTCGCCCGTCCGTATTGCGTCGGTCAAGGCACGTTCTGCGTAGGCAGTCATATCAATTTTCAGGTTCAGGGCATTGCCTTTCACATTTACGAGTACATTTTCGAGTTTTTTGGCCATTATAAATCATCCTCCAATGGGTATAGGTATAGTGTTTTTGCCGCATACCTTGCCCGCTCGAATCAGACTGTTATCCGCTTGGCTTCCCCACTTTCCGCGTTCCGCTACTCGCCCCAAGTACACGCCATGAACCATACAAGCGTTCTGCATGGGCATGACTATCCCTTACTACGTGTGCGCTTCCGCGTTCCGTGTTTCCGCGCTATGTTATTGTCAAGGAGCGCCGCCCACTCTTTCCATCCCGCAAGCGGGCTTTGTTTGTGAGCGTACAAGCGTCATGTTACACGCTTGGGTTATGGATGAAGCTTCCGACGTTCCCGCCGGGTCAGAACCAACAGCACGTTCTGACGGGATTAACATAGGCATAGTGCCGCTTTAAATAGCAACATTAATTTTTCTTTTTTATTTTTTCAAACGTGAAAATGTCATACCCTCCCCTATGCCTAGCATTTTCGCGGCTTCGTCGTGCGCGGTCCCGAGCTATATGACACCTACGGGAAATTTTTGGGGAAAGTCGTTGCGGGGCGGTATAACCTATGAGAATTGGCGCGTTTATAAATAAGGAATGGGTAATTGGGAATTGGGAAGTTGGGCATTGGGGAAATGGGGCGAAACATTCACCTATTATAATAGAAGAAACACGTTTACGCGGCGGGGTCGGTACTGGTAATGGAGGTCAACATTTCCATTGATCCTTCGTATAATATAGGTGTAAGATGAAGGAGCAGTCAGGCTTGGTCACCTGATTGTCATCATTCATTGTCAAGGTTTCATTACTCAATTTTTTCGCAGAGATGCATCCGATGGTGAGAGATCGGGTGCGTCTTTCTTTTTGTCCTCGGATCGGGCGGGAGGAAAAATTTGAGAAACTTTGGTGCGCGTCTGATGGTGTATCTCAAGTATAACTTGACTTGTCTGATCGGCATGTCTCATAATGAACATAAAGCAAGGTAGTACCTATAATAGTGGGAGGGGTAGCCAATGGCAGGGAACTCTGGCGTCATGGTTGCGTGGGAAGACGTTGAGGACAATGTACTGTTGCAGGAGGTGAAAGATGCACAGGATAATGGTGTGCCACTCAAATCAGTTTTTCAAATCGCAGCAGAGAAACTTGATAGATCGGTCAGTAGCGTTAAGAATAGATGGTACTCGGAGCTATCAGAAAAATTCAAGAACGGGGACGTTGGCCCCGCCAAGGCTCCTGCAAAGGTTCCTACGAAGCAGCCAGCTAAACCTAAGGGCAAACCTGCTGTTTCTTCGGAGCAGCCAGGTACACCTAAAGGGGAGCAGCTAGAAACAACCAAAGTAGAGCAGTCAGGTATGCAGCCAGATACACATACAGACGAACCTGATACATCTTCGAAACATCCAGAAGATGATACTATACTTTCGGACGAGTCTGCTGTTTCGAAGCACACTGACGCACCAACAGGCGCACCGACAGGCGAACCATCAAATAATGAAGATACTACCGCAGCAGAAACGGAAACGGCCAAGAAATATACCGCGGGCGAGGTCGTATTGCAACGTGCGGGTGTCCATGTTATGAAAGACGAGGATGATGAGATACCTGCGGGGACTGCTCCTGCACTCATCAAACGTGCCGAACTCATAGAGGAACCGTACATCAAAGTTGCATTGTCTCCGATTACGAAGGCACAACTTGACATCATGTCCGAGACTGAACTGTTCGAACTTATGATGAACGTCACGATAAAGATACAGGAACTTTCGAACAAAAAGTCGAGCGATATCGACAAAGGACGACGCGATCTTGTAGCGCTCAACCGGGAGTATGAAGAGGTCAAAGTTGGCTATACTTCACTGCTAGGAGTCATCAATACTGCTAGAGAGATGGCGATGAAAGAGAGCGAAAGGTTAATACGACCTTCGTTCCAAATGGAGTCTAACGGGAACCTGAGGTCGGTATAATAAAGGTGTTGACAGTATCCTCCAATTTCAATTAAGATAGGTACTATCAGTCCGAAAGACATATCAACAACCACTCACTTACTTCGTATAGAGAAGTAAAGGAGAGGTGATAAGAATGTCTTGGTACAGACAGCAACAGCAAAAGAGCGCAGATGATTATCGGAAGTCGATGAAGGATGTCCGCAAACAACGCCTTGCCATGCAGAACCGCAAAGCAAAGCACACGATGGACTATACTAACAGTGACTTCGATGACAGCATGGACTACAAGCGCTCCCGCTTAGAGCAAGACTCCGACGACTGAGAACATAGTCAGGGGTGGGTTGGGTGAGCAAGGTCGTTCTGGATATACGAGAGGTATGTAGGCAGATAGGTACAGTTGACATCATAACTGAAACTCCTGAGGAACGTGAGTACCGGTTATTCCTCTCTTATGAGGGTATACAAATATATGGGGAGATTGTCCCCAAAGGAGCGAATGGTGTTGCAACTGACCAAAAATCAACGCGCCGATGTTATGAAGCTGATCGCAGGAGAGCAAGCGAGGCTATCCAAAGTGGCCGGGGAAGGAACAACCTTCGAAGAAGGGTTCGCTGCTGGCCGTGTATCGCTACTTATGGATTTGCTCGTAGGTACGAAGTCGTCCACAGCAGAAGAAACTGTGCCCCCTTCGTCTTCTGAGCAGCCACAACAGACGGGCCGTCGCCGTAATGGTAACGGTGGCGCAATGTCTTCTTCACCCTCAACGATCGGGAACGGTGGTAGTGGCTCATCCGACGAATAAATAGTATAAGTAAGCCCCCTCATTTGAGGGGGTTTTTCGTTACTTTATCCCTCAAACCTGCATAAATAACAGCCAAAAGCGCTTAAAAATGTCCCAAAACCCTGATTTTTCACGTATTTTGGTCACTTTTTAAGCATTTTTGGACACTTTTTGGGCGAAAAACGTTTGTTTTTCATCAAAATGCAAACAAAAAGCCCTCCTAATAGAGGGCAATTCGTTATTACGATTATCGGAGCAATTGCAGTACGCCTTGTGGTTGTTGGTTCGCTTGGGCCAGCATCGCTTGAGCTGCTTGGGAAAGGATGTTGTTCTTGGTGAAGTCCATCATTTCTTTCGCCATATCAACGTCGCGAATACGAGATTCAGCGGCCGTCAGGTTCTCTGAAGACGCGCCCAAGTTGTTGATCGTATGCTCCAAACGGTTTTGGAATGCACCCAATTGGGAACGTTGTGTCGAGACTTTTTCAATCGCGTCATTAATTACACTAACCGCTGCTGATGCTTTGTCGAAAGTGGATACATCAAGAGCAAATTCGACATTTGTTTTAGACGAACCATTAGTAACATTGGCAGCTTGAACATAAGATGCGGTTTCACCGTTCTTGGCAGTAACGCTTTCTCCCGCCTTGGTTCCCGTCAGGCTAAGGGCTGACGCTCTCATGTCCTCGATTTCAATAGTCATGGATTGTCCTGTATTTGCGCCGATCTGGAAAGAAGCTTCAAATACGCTTTTAGCACTTTTATTTGCAGTTACCTCTGGTGCAACCAGTGACTCTTTTCCTGTATTTTGGGTCAAATTTAACTTATCACCAGTAGTTGATGCCGTATATTTGCTGTTAAGGAGTCCGTTTGCATTGATGGCCGCCGCAAGGTTATCAGCTTGCTGTTTCAAGCTATTGCCCGCCAGAACAGCAGTTCCAGCGCTAAGACCTGCATCGCTCGGGTCGGAGGTTACTTGTATATCGACTCCATCGATAGTGAACTTACCGCCTGCGGAGATCAGGGTAGTGAACTCGGACGTATACTGTCCTGCACTAGCGGCAGGGGCGCTGTCAACGACATTTGCTGCTGTGATGTCAGTTCCGGTTGACTTACCAACTCGCTCAGTTAATGTAATGGTTGTTCCTTTTACAGTTGCTTCGAACCGAGCACCGAGTCCTACATCGGTATTGGCATTGATTGCTTTAGCAATAGCAAGTGCTTGCTTTTCGCGATCAGAGTTAATTTCGAACTGGTTGGCCGCAGCATTAGCGGAAACAGCAGTCAATGCAACGCCATTGATCGTAAGAGTTTGACCTGCAACTTCAAATGCTTTATCCAAATTAAAGGTGTATTTACCTTGAACTTCCTTAACGCTTGCAGTCGTTTCTGCTGCCGTAACCGTACCTGTGCCGACTACTGACGCAGTTAGAGCCGACCCGACCGCTTCGCCTGTTCTCTCAGTTAATGTGATAACATTTGTCGCGACTGCTGCGTTTTCAAATCTGCCGTTCAAAGATTCATTTGCATTTATAGCCGCTGCTAAACTTGCCGCAGTTGCGTTATCACTAGTATCAATAGAGAACTGCCCAAGGGATGCATCAGCGGGACCGGCTACAGCGGTGAAGGTTTGATCGCCAATCTGTACAACTGCCCCTTCTGTAAGGCCTGCAACAGTGAGGGTGTTAATCCCTTTTACCTCAGCGGTGCTGCCAATAACCTCAGCGAATGCCGCTGTATCCCCTACCGCACCGCCACGATTGATCGTGTTAAGTTTCGATAAGATTTCTTCTCCACTGCCGTTCAGGAGCTTTTGAGTATTGAACTCAGTCGTGTTACCTATACGATTCAATTCAGACGAGAGCTGATTAATTTCCTTTTGAATTTCCGAACGATCAATACCAACATTTGTGTCATTTGCCGACTGAGCTGCAAGTTCACGCATACGTTGCAGAATGGAATGTGATTCCGTCAATGCTCCCTCGGCCGTTTGAATCATCGAGATACCATCTTGAGCATTACGTTGAGCTTGATCAAGGCCGCGAATTTGTGCCCGCATTTTTTCAGAGATTGCAAGACCTGCGGCGTCATCGCCCGCGCGGTTGATACGGAAACCAGAAGATAGTTTTTCAAGGGATTTGCTTGCCCCAAGGGTGTTACCCGTCAATTGACGGTGCGTATTCAATGCCGCGATGTTATGTGCGATTCTCATGTTTTTTACCTCCATGTAGTGGTAGAACCGGCTTCCGTGCCCGTCCCTTTGAATCAATCAATCAATCAATCAATGCTCTTTCTGAATTACTTCCTCCCGAACAATTGAAACATCCTTCGGCGCGTCGATTCTTAGTCGAAGCATTTGATCCTCCGTCTTCACGACGGTGATTTTGATGTTGCCATTGATAATAATGCTTTCTCCCGGTCTTCTTCCTAGCACTAGCGCCATTTGTATCATCCTCCCTGATGGTTACAAAGGATATATCGGAAGGATTCTACATAAAGTTTATATTTCTAAGAAAAAAATGTTTTGTTCGGATTTCAGGATTTTTTATCCTCGACAAGAGGGACCGTGGAGGGTAATGTGACAAGGTTATACCCCCTTGTAGCTGTGCTCGTAGTATTTACCGTTGGTAATCTCAAGGCAGTTGAGTTGATGCCCGAAGCACATACCGCCGTCGATACCTACTTTATCCGACTGCCACCACAGTCCCGGGTTGCCGGGCTGCATATTCACTGTAGGCGTGTGCCCGAACACTAGCTGCTTATTAATCCCAGTTTCTCGGAACAAGAACTTTTCGCGAATCCAAAGGAAGTTGTCCCGTCCTTGTTCGCGCCAGTTTGTTGAAGCGTCCGGGTCCAGTCCCGCGTGGACAAAGACGTGTTTATTGTCTTCATAGAAGTATGGTAGAGACGAAAGGAACTCAAGGTGATGAGCAAAGTTCTTTTTTATGAACTCTACCCCCTCATAGTAACGTTCATTTGTAACATTATCTTCACCAAACCAATCATTCCCACAGTAGCTAAAAAACGTACCCTGTCCGCCGTTACTGAGCCACATCATGTGTTCTCCACGAAAGATTGCGTCGAGGAACATTTGGTCGTGATTCCCAAGTAGTACAACGGCCCCTCGGGAATGCAACTGCATGACCTGTTCGACTACAGATTTACTATTCGATCCGCGGTCAACGTAATCACCGAGAAGGATCAGTTGGTCTTGGTTGACATCGTACCCGACCTTTGTAAGTAGAGCATTAAACTGATCAAAATATCCGTGGATGTCCGATATTACTAAAGTCCTCATGTACTCACCACCTTTTTGTTGTATCCAGCCCTAATCCGCAGCGGGTGTACTGGCGAAGGATTAGATACGTAATCCTTCGCGCAAGTGCTCCCGCAGCCTATTCAGCCGTTCCACATTGGCCTGATCGACCTTGCTCTCATCGAGTTCGGCATATGCGTAAGCGCCCTCTTCATCCATGACACACGCTTTAATCGAGTTCCCCGTAGCATCCGACCCTACTATCTCGATGCCTCTGAGAATGATTTCGTCCACATCGTAACTGCTGTACACGTCGGCCATTACTAAGCGATGCTGCCGCTTGAATACAGCATTTAGTATTACATACAACTCTTCCATACCATAGAATGGGAGTCTATGTTCTACGGAGCCACTCCTCTCGCAGGTGATCTCGAACACTACAAAGCCCTCGGTGTGATTCATGCGGAGCTTGTTAAATTTGTTTTTATTCATAGCAGTAAATCTCCCTTCTAAATTCGATTTCGTTCCATGCAACATCCATACAGATGGGGTTTTGCGCGAACGTTCCTATGTAATACACGTCAACCTGTCTACCCTTCAACCCAACCAACTGCTGCGAGTTCTCTATCAGATTGAACATCTTTGGACTATGGCCCGACCTGATGCACCACCCCAAGAACTCTTGATAACTCCCTGCAATGACAACCCGCCGCGGCTCCGTTGTTTCCCACGAGTAATTCCGTTTCTTAACTGAAAAACGGAAGAATAGATAGTCTGCTTCGAACCCGTCCTCCGTCATACCGAACCCGAACCGTATCTGCGGCTCAATACCGAACCTCACTCTCATACTGATCCCCCTCTCGCTTTCGTCTTGTTTCTTCCATGAGATCAGTCAGCCTTTTGTTTATTTCACTCTGCCGCTCTACTTGCTTTAGCGACTTGCGGTTAATTTGACCTTTTTGGTTACCCCGTCTCCACTGATGCGCCATACACACCATCCCATTCTATATAGGTAGTACCTATACTTTCTGTAATAAAAAATTTTTCAACGGTGTCCTTCTAATTACCTATACGCAACAATGGTGCGCCAGTTAAGTGATCGGTCTAACCTATTTGATAGGAACCGTGAGAGACGAGGTGGTTGGAATGCAAATCCATAACATCGATGTAACGATTGAGCACCTGTGTGACACCTGCCGGTTTGAGCACAAATGCGTCAGGTTCAAAAGTACCAGAGATGCCTTGCTCTCTATTGAAGAAGCAGCCTTGGATAAGTGGCGGGTGGATGTTGAAGTGGAGTTTAACATCAAGAGGTGCGGTCTCTACACTGCTGATGACGAAAAGATTCAAGCGTTTGCCGCGAAGATAATTGATGATTACGTCGAGTCGTTGAATAACGACGAAGATGGCAAATAAGGAGAGTGGGACAAATGAGTAATGGGGGAATCGTACAAGTATCGAAAATAGTGAAATACAAGATCGAGCAGGACGTTATTGCGCTCAGGCAGCAGAACCTATCCTATCAGAAAATTGCGGACGAGATGAACGCCTCTGGCAAGGTTCCCGCCGCCGATCCTATCGATAAATTTGTCGTGATGCGCTTTCTTGACACCGTTCCCGCGGTGACCAAGGAAATCGTGTCCAACTCGAAGCGTCGTATGGTTGAGGTGGTCAATTCTCAAATGGACGTTATCTTCGAGGTAAAGACCATGTACGAGAAGACGAAGGCCATCATTAACGCTATGGAAGAGGATTGGGTGCAGAAGAATAAGCCAATCAATGCTTACGCATGGAAGGCTCTCATCTCCGAGATGCGTGAGATGTTGAAGCATATGGGTGATATTCAACGGGAGATTAACGACTACGACAACGTGCGTAAGTTCATGGAAGTCGTTATTGAGACTCTGAGTGATGAATGCCCTGAAAAAATCCCGACAATTGCAGAGCGTCTCCGCGCCGCCAAAGGTACGCAGTGGTTCGCTGACCTGATCGGCGGAGGGAACAAAGAAGGTGACAAGAAATGAATATTCATCTCTTGTCCCTCCCTGATTGGGAGGCTTTGTATATCGACGGGAAATTGGTTATGGAAGGGCATTCGTTGCCGCTTGTTAAGGCTCTGCAACTATTACAGAACAGGGGCGTTGTGCAAACAGTGACCGAGCAATATATCGATGAAGAGGGAATTGATATTCCCGATCAGCTAGGCGGTGGTTTTGATGGCTAGTAAGTTAGAGAATCTATTTGAATCATTCTTGAATATGGCAGCAAGTAAGACGGCCAGCGTAGGTCTGTGGAGGGAAACCCCCGTAGACCTGCTGACCTTCTTCGTAGAATACCTCAAGGAGACACCATATCCCGGGAAGCAGACAGAACTTATCAACGCGGTAAACGATGTTATTTGGTGGAAGTTGACTGGTGAGAAGCATAACTGCCCCGTTGACCTGCAAGAGGTCGAGGAAATGGTTGTAATGTTTGGTAAAGGGTCGGGTAAGGACTTCCTTGCCTCGGGGATTCTTGCCTACGTCTGCTACCTGCTGTGTTGCCTCACGAACCCTCAGGAGTTCGCGGGATTCGGTCAGGACGAACCAATTGACCTTATCAACGTAGCGATCAATGCCTACCAAGCGAATAATGTATTCTTTAAGAAGCTGAAAGCTCGTATTATGAACTGCAAGTGGTTTGAGCGGGTTAATGGCGCCCCTACCTCTCCGAAGGAGTTCCAACTTACAAAGAATCAGATACGTTTTTACAAGAATATTACCGCGCATAGTGCTCACTCCGAGGGTGATTCTTTTGAGGGATTCAACCCATTTGTCGTAATCTTTGACGAGATTGGGGGATTTGAGTACGAGGCGGCTGAGGATATCTACTCTACGCTCCGTTCGTCCGCGGTATCTCGGTACAATGAACGTATGCTCCTGATCTTTATCTCGTTCCCTCGCCACTCAGAGGACTTCATGATGCGGAAGTACAGAGAGGCGATAGTTCAGAAAGACCCGAAAGTTTGGGCCACCAAAGGAGCGTCTTGGGAAGTTAACCCTAAGATCAAGCGAGAGTCTCTTAATAAGGACTATGAACGTGACCCCGAAGGTTCGCAGATTAAGTACGAGTGTATCCCGCCCGCGGTGGCCGAAGGTCTGTTCCAGTTCCCTGAAAAGATTATGGGCGTAGTCCAGCTCGGTAAACAGTCGCAATGTCCGAACCTAATTATCCAAAACAAGGTCACCACACGCACCCTGCAAAGCGGAGAGCAGCGGTATTTCATAGGCTTGGAATTATTCAATCTACAACTCGACCCGCAATTTACCTACTACCTTGGCGGCGACGGCGGTGTTAATACCGACAGCTACGTTATCACCCTGTACCATGCCGAGCCTACAGAGATGCTAATATATGAGAACGGTCAGGAAGTGGCCAAATGGGTAAACAAGCCTGTCGAGGATTTGATCTTGGAGTGGAGGCCATCCAAAAAGGACAGGCTCCCAGTTGACTTACTGAACGTGGCCGAGATATTGGAGCAAATCTGTTCTCAGGTCTACGTGAAGAAGGCGTTGTTCGATAAATTTAACTCCGCAGAAGTTGTACAAAGGTTAATATCGATGGGCGTGGAAGCGGAGGACAAGAACTTCTCGAACCCGTTCCAAGTCCAAATCTACACGAACTTCAAGGGTTATATCTATACGGATAGCATCGAGCTTCTTGACCATACGTTGAATGAGGACGGTCATCGGAAGAACGCTAATGAGGAACTTAAGTACCTTAAGGTTATCAACGGCAATAAGATCGACCACGACCCCGATAAGGCTAAGGACTTTTCTGATGCCCGCGCTGGGGCTGTGTGGATATGTACTATGGACGAGGTTATACCGCCTACCCACTTCTCCATGCCACTTCTAGCAGGTGCCCAACGAGGAACTTCCATCAAACTAAAGACAGGTGGAGTAATGAGGGTCAGATAATGAACCTACGAAGGGTCAAAAAATGAACCTGCGTAGGGTCAAAAAGTGACACTGCGAGGGTCAAAAAATGAACCTACGAAGGGTCAAAAAATGACCCCTAAGAATTATATAATCTTTAAGAATTAGAACTTAAGCTTTATAAACTTAACTGTCGCCAACTTCGTTGGCAACTATGAGTCGCCTTCGGGCGGCTTTTTTAGTTTCGGTCTAACCTAGAGAGAGTCGCAAGTATACGCACAAAGGGGAGGTAATATCCGCGTGAAACAATTCCTATCAGGTTACAAAGGTGACCATAAATCAATGTACATCGTTCCGCTAGGTGATATTCACTACGGCAATAAGCATTATAACCCGCACTACCTTGAACGCGCTCTCCGCTTCGTAGGTAAGAACCGTAACCGTTGCCGAGTAGTCCTCATGGGCGATCTCATGGAGGTGGCCACAAAGACCTCTGTGGGACGTTCGGTATACGAAGAGTCTTATCCCACTCAGCGGCAGTTTGAAGTCGCTGTGGAGCAGTTCAAGCCGTACGCAGACCTCATTGATTTGGTTGTTGAAGGTAATCACGAAGAAAGGATAATCCGCGACACCTCGTTCGAGATTGTCCAAGAGTTCTGTCACCGTATAGACCGCTACGATGCCTACGGTCAATTCTCAGGCGTTGTAAACTACAACCTTGGGTCAAATCTTACCTACTCTGCTTACGCTTGGCATGGGTCAACTGGGGGCACCAAGGAGAGCAGTGTAATCAACGGGTTGCTCGGTATGCGCGAACGTTGCATAGCACACCTGTACTTCATGGGTCACACGCACAAGTTGCTGTCATTCAACCGCAAGGTTATGGTGCCGCAACCGCACTCCGACGAGCTGGCCGAGATTCATCAGATGTTCGTTAACACAGGAACCGCGGTTGGCGATGGCGGCTACGGAGAGCAAAAAGGCTTTGCAATGAACAGTATAGGGTTCGGTGCTGTGCAGATATTCGCGGATTCGCGTAAACAAATATTCCATCGTATCGACGACATTATCGATTAAGGAGGGGTAACCATTGGCTAGTATTAGAGATTTCTTCTCGTTCCGAAAGCGCAAGAAACAGCAGCCTACTCGGCTTGCCGCTGCCACGGCCCAAGCCCCTGATGTACCTGACTTTGGCGGTAGCCGTACCACTATTCCGCGGTTCGCCATGGGCGGCGGCGGTGCTGGCGGTAACCTGCCTCGTAGAGCACAGTCGGAGTTAATGCTGGACGAGGCTTCGCTACAATCAGCCTCCCTCGACAGTTTGATCGATATCTTGTCGGATGCTCACCCTGACCTTGGGTTCGCTTTGTGGAACTTCCTGCGGATCGGAAATTGTGACTTCAAGTACAAGGTAATGAAAGTCGGCTCTGATAAAGAGGACGCAGCAAGCAAAAAACTAATTGACCAGTTCCTTCAAATGCTGGAACTGCCCAACATTAATCGCTTCGAGTCCTCTCGCTCCCTCAAGAAGGTCATTAATCAACTCATGCTGTCGGTACTGACCCGGGGTGCAGGTTCGCTAGAGTTGGTGCTGGCTTCGTCGCTTACTGGTGTAGCCTTCCTAGCACCTATTGACCCTGCAACAATTACGTTCAGGTTCGAGCAAGATCGCTATGTGCCCTATCAGGATACGGACAAGATCAGCTTGGATATTCCGACATTCATTTACGAAGCGTTGGATGACCGCATTGATGATCCTTACGGGCGCTCCCCGTTCACCAACGCGGTGCAGATGATTTTGTTTCAGCTTCAGGTATTGCAGGACATCAAGGCTGTCGTTCACAACCAAGGCTACCCGAGGTTCGATATTAAAATCCTTGAGGAAGTCCTGCTTAACCGGGTGCCTATCAATATCCGCAACAACGAAGAGAAGAAAGCTACATGGTTGAAGGCGAAGCTGCAAGAGGTTATCGAGATGTACAACGGGTTGCAGCCTGACGATACGTTCGTTCACTTTGACTCTATCGAGATGGGTACTGTCGGCGGCGGCAGCGGCGGCGGATCGCTGATCGATCCTGAGGCTCTGATGACCGTTATTGACAATCAAATTATGGCAGGGTTGAAGACCCTCTCCACAATCATGGGCAGAAGGTCTTCGGGTAACACAGAGTCCTTTGCCAAGCTGGAGATCAAGCTGTACATGGCGGGCGTTAAAGCCGTGCAGGATGTTGTGTCGCGGATTATCAGTCGTGCGCTCACCATCATGCTGAACATGAATGGCAAGCAGGGCATTGTGCAGTTTGAGTTTGAGCCTATCGAGATCAGAACGGAACTCGAACAAGAGCAGTTCAATCAGATCAAATTGCAGAACATTGCATACAAGCGCGACCAAGGCTGGATAGATCAGGACATGGCTTCAATCGAGGCAGTTGGTACTCCGTCCGTAGCCGAACCTAATATGGAGATGTTGAAAGGTAGCGCGAAGACCTCCGAAGGCGGGACGCCTCAGGGGGCTACCAGACCTAGCGGTGGATAAACGTAAGATAGCGCACGGAGTAGAGGTATTTCGTGCGTTACTGTCTATCCTAAACAAAGCATCGGATTAAGGGAGGTGTGACCGTGCCAAGACCGACACAGGATGAATTAACAAAGATCAATCGATTTACGCAGGTAGCTCTGACTGAGGATAACTGTTACGTTTTCAAGAACCTTATGATCGACAACCAAGTTACGGCGTATTCGTCCAAGCTTCACCCGAACTTGTTGACTAAGTTTCAACAAGATACTCAACGTGGTGTAGGTTTGCTGATGAACCATAACAGCCGCACGTTACCTGTTGGGCGTTCTTTCGACGCTGAAATGTCTTACGAGGCCAACGATAGCGGCGATGCTATGGTGTCGCTTAACGGTAAGTTCTACATCGACTTAGGGCGTAATACTCAGGGAGGCATGACCACAGATGACCTTGCTAAGGGCATAGATGCAGGTACTATCTTCGACACGTCTATCGGATTCAATGCCCACAGTTGGGAGTGCTCCATCTGTAATAACGATATTCGAGATTGGAGAAGTTGCAGCCACTACCCGGGCGAGAAGTATGTGGTAAGTCGTGACGGTGAGGACAAAGCCGAGACGTGCTACGTCATCGTAGGTAAGGACGGGCAAGGGGAGTTGCTAGAGAACTCACTAGTGTACGCAGGTGCATGTAACAGAGCAACTATCACCAAGAGTGATTTTTCTGCCAATGGTGTTAGCGATTCTGATAACGGTACTAAACTACATCTAGTAGAGGACTTCAAGGACATACCTCTTCAAGCAACCATCTATCAATACTACACCAAAGACGGTTCAGTATTGTTCACTGATACCGACGACCGAACCAACGGTTCGCAAGAATTGAGAAAAAGGAGTGAGCAGGAAATGGAATTGCAAAAAGTCTTGGAGGTTCTCGGACAGTTCGGTGTGAAGGCAGGAACTCCTGAGGAACTTACTACTGCACTTCAAGCCTTCTCGGGCGTACAGGAACAATTGTCTGCTAAAGAAGCTGAACTGGCTACTAAGGATCAGGAATTGTCTACTGCTAATACGAAGGTGACTGATCTGGAAGCTCAACTGTCCCAAAAGGATGAGACTATCAGCGAGCTTACTACGGCTAATGAGCAGTTGACGGAGAAGGCGGGGCTGGCTGAAACCTACCGTCAAGACCTGATTAGCGCGACTATCGAAGCAGGTGTCCGCGCACAAGGTAATGCATTCAACGCTGAACTCTTCACCAAATTCCTCGATACTCTTTCGATTGATGAGATCAAAGGTGCTAAAGAGGGCTTCGAGAACGAGGTTCAGGAGAAGTTTGCAGGTGCTCGTTTCTCCGCTCCTAATGGTACTTCGATTCGCCGGGGCAGCGCCGATCCTCAATCTAAAGAAGACTTTGCTGACGAAGTAGAATTCCGCAACTTCGTAGCTGACAAAGCTGCTGAGTATGCGAAGGAGCATAACGTCAACATCGGTGAGGCTACCAAACTGATGATGAAAAAATACTCGGAAAAAGGGAGTGAGTAATCAATGGCAGGTCAAGTTACTGGATTCCAAATGGCTTATAAGATTGCCGCGTCTAACCAAAACCCTGACAACTCCAACGTAAACGAGATTCCTCGGTACCGTCTGGTAGAACTCGCAGGTGAAGGTGAGGTTAGACTGCCTACTGCCGATAACGTGCTTATCAAAGGTGTTGTCTGCAATGACGAACGTTTACAAGACCCTCTCCGTGGAGGCAATGGTTCTCTCACAGTCGCAGGTTCCTCGGGTCAAGCAGGTAAGCACATCGCTGTTCAGCTTGATCGTATCGGCTCGGTTGAGCTTGCAGGTACGGTCACCGCAGGCCAGCGTTTGACTGCTAAGGCTGGCGGTAAAGCAGTTGTAATGCCTAGCGCAGCCGGCGTGTACAACGTGATTGGATATGCAGAGAAAGACGGCGTGGCGGGGGATGTTATTCCGTACCATATCGATCTGCATACTTACACGGTTGTCACTCCGTAATTTAGAACACACAAAGGAGAGGTGAAAATAGATGCCATCTGTACAGAAACTTCACATCGATAAGACACTGACGCAAATCTCTATCGGCTACAAGAATGAGCAGTACATTGCCGATCAAATCTTCAAGCCTGTAACTGTTGGTAAACAATCCGACCGATACAACGTCTACGGCATGGAGCGCTTCCGTCAACACGACGACCTCCGCGCACCGGGGACTGAGGCTAACGAAATCGGATGGGATTTCAGCCATGATACGTACTTCACGGACGGCCATGCTCTCCGTCATGCCATTGCTGACGAAGAAAAGCAAAATGCCGACGAGGACTTCAATCTTGAGTCCGAAGGTACTGAACTCGTTACGGAAGGTATCTTGCTGAACAAGGAAGTTGACGCGGCTAACATGATCTTGGACGCTGCCAACTACCATTCCGACCTCGTGTATAACATGGGCGCAGCTTCCAACCCGTTGAAGTGGTCTGACCCAACTTCCGATCCTGTTGGCGATATTGCGGCAGCTAAACAACGGATGCACCGCCTCGCAGGTTTGCGTCCGAACACCTTGGTTATGTCTGAAACAGTCCTTAACCGCTTGATCCTTCATCCGAAGCTGATCGAGATCGTTAAGTACGTACAGCGCGGTATCATCAACATGGATTTGCTGGCCGCTGCTTTCGGCGTCAACAAAATCCTCGTTGGTTCCGCTCTGAAATCGACGGTAACCAACCCGGGCCAAGCGGTAGCAGGTCAACGCGACGACCTCAACTACATTTGGGGTAACAGCGCAGTCCTGTGTTACATCGCTCCGTCCCCGGGCAAGAAAATGGTATCCATCGGCTACTCCTTCATGTGGAACAAGGATGGCAACGGCGCTGTTCAAGTACGTAAGTGGTACGAAACTCCCCGCCGTGCAACCATCGTAGAAGCCGAGCGTTGGTACGCTCACAAGATGATTTCTGACGTAGCTGGCGTTCTGTTCCAAGACGCTGTTGTTCCGCTCGGAGAGTAATCATAAATCTATCATCAGATAAAGGCGTAGGGGTTTAACAACCTGCTACGCCTTTTTTAAGATATTACCCTAAGGAGGTAGGTTATATGGCTAAACGCGCCAAAAAGCCAGTAAGTGAGGAAGTTGTTGCTGCTGTAACAGACACTATCGAGCCGTGTGAAGTCGAACTTCAAAAGGTTCAGGATGAGTCTCCTGTTGCAGTACAGGAAGCACCTGCGCCTGTCGTGGAGACTCCGAAATCGGAAGTTGCTCTGACGTATGACGTTAAACTGTCTATTTACGAGAAGCGCATTCTGGACGTACCCGCTGGCACTGCTAAGGTTGTAGTTGAAAATCTCGGGGGCGGCGATCTGTATGTTGATGCTAACGCCATTTCCTACAGTTCCAATGCTCTGATAGCTATCGGGGCATCCAAAGAGTTCAGTGGCGTAAGTAAGCTGTTCGTTAGCTCGGCAAGCCGTCCTACGTTCCGCGTTTCTATCTTCAAGTAAGAGAGCGGGTGATTAACGTGCCATTCCTGCAAGCAGGGTTTGAGGTGGCCGTTCGTGCTAGGTTAGGCGCGAACGCTGGTGAACTGCCAGATAGTGACATCAATAACAGGTATATCTCGCAATACGCGGAAGCAATCGTATTGAAGCGAGTACCTGATTATGCAAGTATAACCGACGAACTCGACAGCATCTCCTTAGAGAACGCAGTCATTGCCTACATCTGCTACCTGCTCTGTCCTTCCATGGCGCGGCGGGTAAATATCGAGGTCACTACTATCGACGTTAAGTGGAAGAAGGACAAGATGAATTGGAGCGACCTCGCAGCGTCGTTCATTGCCGATATGGAAGCAAGCCTAAGCCAGATACAGACCGTCCCGGTAACTGGCGTAGAAGATTACGCACTTGGCGCTAGAGCCAACTTCCAGACTGCTGCCGAATGATTGAGATTAAACAGGCACTCATCGTATCTGAAGGCGTCCCTGTTACGGTTACTGCTATTGACGGTACTGTTACAGACACAAATGCGCTCATTGGTCGAGGTAGCCGAACTGCGAACAGTAGCGCGGTTACCTTAGAATCCAACAGAAAGGGACAGTTTCTACCCTCCGTTACGGTCGGCGGCGGGAGCATAGTAAACGTTCCTACAAGCGGTGAGGACTGCATTATAGTAGCAGCTATGAAAGAAGTTATACAAGGGCAACTGGCCGCGATTGTAACGCACATGTACGTTTGTAATGCGCGTGTTACAGTCAGCGGGGTCGAGGAAACCGCAGACGAGAATGGTAATCGTACGAAAACCCCGGTCGTTAAGGCTTCCGATCTACAGTCGTTCATCGAGACACTGACTGCTGAACTGAGGCAGTACGACCCGGGCTTACACTCAGATGCAGAGTATCGTATCTATTGCCCATCCGTTGATATAACGCTTCTCGACAAAATTACTGTAATTATGAATGGCAGGTCTGTTCCATTGAAGGTAGTAGCAACGGACTACCTATCGTACGAGGGAGTAGTTGTCATTCAGGTTTGCAGTGAGACAAGGAAGTGATGATATATGCCGCGGGGTAGGAAAAAGAATACCGACAAGTACTGGCTGTATTTCGACGCCAAAGAATATATTAAAGACCTTCATACGGAGCTGCGCGAGGTAGCATTCAAGTTGAGGGATGAGCTAGTCGATTTATTGCAAAGAAATGTGGAGCAGATGCATTTTAGCCAAGCTCCTGCCTTTACCAAAGATCGAGGGTTCGACAATCCCGTCACAGACTACGAACGTGCTGTTTCCCTGCTCCGTTCAATTGTCCCTGAACGCGGGTTGATCGATATGGCTAATGGAGTAATCCAGATGGCCGTCAGCGCAATGAAGAATGACTTCGAGGACTCGCATATTGGTTGGTATTACGAGTATGGCACAGGCACTCAGGAGGACATGGACAGCCCCCTCTACAAGCTCGGAGACTGGAACAAGTTCAGGGGCGCACCTAGACCCGGGGCGCCTATTGTTACCCGCGGATATAAGAAAGCCGTATCCGCGCACACCAGAACGTCCAACGGTAAAGCGGTTGCGGTCGGAGCGTACAGTCGAAAAGCCGGTAATATCGACACAACAGAGTGGATTGATATGGCAGGAGTGCAGCGCGTATCCAACTCTAAGGTGGGAGGCTTGCCTATCAAGTCCCCGGGGTATGAAACAAAGGCATACCACTGGTACCGCAACGCCTTTTTATCAATTAAGGAGAATTATTTTGATGATATAAAGGCCGCGGTGTTCAGTGTCGATCCTCGCGATTACCTCCATGTCAAACCTGTAATCGATATTAGTTAAGGGGGCGCGATCCATGGTCATAACCGATTTATACAATGGCATCTATAAGGTGTTAGCAAATGACGCAATCATCCTAGACTACTTAGGTATAGGAGAAACGGCAAATGCACTCACGAAATCGAGGCATATCCAGAAACGTGCTAACCCACAGGATGTGACTGACAACATTCCGATGATCGCCTTCTATGCGACCCCCGGTAGACGTGAAGGTAGAAATAGTTTCGTATACACCACGCCATTCGTGTTCGACATCTATACCAACGATGACGTTCAGCTTGCCCAAGATGTGTCGGACCGATTGACTGATATCTTCAATGGAGAGATTCATCCGTTCGCGGGCATCGAGAGCTTTCAAGCGGAGTTAGTAACTGCGCACGAAAGCACAACTGACCTAGCTAACACGTACTGCTTCACTGTCGTAATCAGTATGAGCGTAGCGCTAGAGAAGTAGTAAAAATGCGATAGTGTCTATCCTAAGAGATAGCCTTATCCCAAATATTTTATATAAGGAGTGATACCGAAATGGCTAAGAAAATGATTATCAAAGGCGTAGGAACCATGATGGCTAAAAAAGTCAGCGCTGATGGTAAAGGTATTGAAGTTATCACGCTCGGTACCTTGCAAAACCTGCGTATCGACTTCAATGTAGAAATTGATGACATCTTCGGTGGTGACGGCCTGTTCGCAATCGACACCCTCATCCGTTCCAAGAGCGTTGAGGTTTCTGCGACCGATGCTAAGTTCGATCTCGAAGGTCTGCGCCTGATGCAAGGTTCCAACATCCAAGAGCAAGTCAGCACTAGCTTGTGGGTGCTTGGTGAACAAGCTGTCGCGGTTGGAGGTACTATCGGATCGAGTGTTAGCGTAGCTAAGGTTCCCGTTGAGTTCGGAGACAGCCTGTTCGGAGACGGAAACTTTGCGGTTCGTCTGAAAGACAGCAACAAACTGCTGACCAAGAAGCCGTTTAGCGCATCAACTGCTCCTACGGCTGAGGATTTCTACATCGAGTCCTTGTTCGGTACGCAAACGACTCTGAGCGCGGCGGCTGCTCAGGACGCCACGTCCATCACTGTAACAAGTGCAGCAGGGCTGACGACTGGTGACGAAATCACGGTTGACGGTGAAACGGTTACTATCTCCAACATCGTTGGAAATGTACTCACAGTCACGCCCGGCGTGTCGAGTGCAAAAGACGTAGGTGACGCTGTAATCCTTCCGTCTTCGGCAACGAACGGCATTGTACTGAATCCGTCCGCGGTTAACGCTGACGTAGTGTTCAATTACCAACGCACGGAAGTCGGCGTAGACGTTATCGACCTTATCACCGACGAAGTACCGTTCCCGGTTCACGTCATCCACCACGGCTCCTTCTTGCAGAAGAACGGCGATTACGCGGGTATCGAAACGGAACTGTATTCTTGTATCGCACAAGGTCAGTTCAGCATCGACGCTCAACGTGCTTCCGCTTCTGCTTCCACTATCGCTCTGAAAGTGATTGATCCTGAGCGGGCCGACAAGAAGCTCGGTAGCATCAAGCGTTACACTAGCCTCAAGCGCGTGTAATTCTTTGTTCCAACACTGGCAAGGTAGCTCGGAAGGTTGGGTTCCCCCTGCTCAACCTAACTTGCCTTGCCAGTGTTTTTTACCTATAGGGGGTATTAATTCTTAGGGGGAATTGAATATGTCTATGACCAAAGAAGAACTGGAAAAGGTACACGCACAAGGTATGAACGACGAAGCGATTGCCCGCATTAAAGCGGAGGCGGTTACTGCAAAGTCTGAGGACGTGTGGTTCCCAACAGGTAAGAAGATCACCTTACTCGACGGTAAGGAGTACATGATGAAACCATCCAAGCTCGGGCAGGGCAGAAGGCTCATGAAACTGCTCGGTAACATCAGTTTGGACTCCCTGATTATCAACTTCATTGAAACAGGTAACGAAGAGGCTGACAAACAGCGGGTCGATAACTTTTATGAGGCGCTCCAAATCGCACTCTATAGTTACCCTGAAATTACACGCGAATATTTGGATGAGTACTGCGACTTCTCGCACGTACGTGAAATCCTTGACTATATCATCGAGGCCAACAACCTAAAAAAGTAGAACCTAGTGGAGAGGGGGAATCCACCGGGGTTCGAGATGCGAAAACGAATGAACCCCTTGATTGGGGCGACATAATGTTCTCCCTCCACAAACATTGCAATTTGAACCAGTGGGAAATTGCCGAATATACCCTACCGCAGGTCGAAGACCTGATAAAGAAAACTAATCAGTTCATCAAGTTTGAGGTAGAGATGACGCAAGCGCCGCTGAAAGCGATGTTCGGTGTAAGTGAGGGAGCCGCTGAGGGCGGATCGAAAAATAGCGCCCTAGACTCCCCTGATAGTGACTACCAAGAAGCAACCGAAGAAGACATTGCCCAACTAGCTCGTATATTGGGCGGTGGCATGTAAGCCAGTTATCCCGTTCTGCCTATTCTAGTGATTAGGTAGTAACGGGATTTTCTCTTCGTGGAAGGAGATGACATACAGGATGACCACTGAATCGATGGGTGAAAAGCGCAGCTTAGAAACTGAAATTAAACTTACATTTACGGACGCGGTAAAGGGTGCCCAAAGCCTTGCTTCGTACTTGGAAGCTATGTCTACAGCTATGGGTAAGATCGAGGGCGGCTTGAATCTTAAAGCGTTCAAAGAAGATGTGGATAAGCTGATAGGTACCCTTGAAGGTAAGAAGGGTCTTATTAAGTACGATTACTTTAAGGAGCAGCTTACAGATCAGATCAATGAAGCTTTGGTTAAGAGCAGCATTCACTTCGACCACACATTCAACACGCAACCGTTCAAAGTCACGATGCCGACAGAACTGTTCAAGGAGATCAATTCTAAAATTCAAACCAAGCTTGAGGAAGCTCTTAAAGATCACGCCAAGCTCGGTCTGAATAACTTGGAGTTCAAGTTCTATTTCAATGCCAAGGCCATGGATAACTTCCGAAAGGCTTTCAACACGAAGCTGAACGAGCAGATCGAGAAGAACATTTCCATAGCATCGGAAGCGTTCACTATGGACGAGAACGGTAAGGAAGTAAGATCGCCTATTAAGCTGACCATCGACGGTGCGGCATATAGAAACATCTTAAAGAAAATCGGGGATAAGGTCGTTGAAACCCTATCCAACCCTGATGCTATTAAGGTTGAGAATGTTGACGGTATGCTGTCGATAAAGGCTATGGGCCTAGCTAATGTCATTACCAAAGTAAGCAAAGAAATAAAGAAAGTGGATGAATTATTTGCATCCCTCGCTGACGATCCAAAGTTCAAGCAGCTATCTGACTACAGATTGAACCTTGGCAAGTTCAGAGACACCATGACTAACCTGTACGACGAGGTTTCCGTGGTGGCGTCGGCGCTGAACAACATCGATGTGCAGGATAAAGGCTCCCAAGGTAAAAAGGTGTCCGAACTCGACAGGATGATCCGCACACTCCGAGATTCGGTGACAGGCAAAATCGGAGCCTTGATAAAGGACATCACGGCCAGCGTCTCGGTTACGAAGGATAGCCCTGTTTACAATCAGTATGCGGAATGGCTCAAAACCGCTGCTGATATGGTGCAAAAATACATCAAAGATACCATTGATGACTCCCTACTCCAACTGTATAAGGACTTGGGTTACTCTCCCGCCGTAATTAATGGCAAAACTATTATGCAAAAAGGTATGGGAGAAGTCAGTCAGCGCATCGAGCAGTCAACCCTCGAAGCAGTACGGCAGGTTGCTTCTGAGATTTCGGGCGGTGCTTTCCTTACTGCCGACGACGCTTCTCGAATTGCACAGCAGATCGGGATTCATACGGAGCAAACAAAGAGCCGCATCGAACAAAACACCCAATTGTTTGCCAAAAATTTGATGGAAGATATCTTGAAGCTGCAAACGGATATCTTCACTGACCTGCAAGGCGCGGTTACAGCACTTATCAAGAAGTACGCAGCGGAAGTCCCAAGCCTCGCTTCCCGGCCTGTTAGAGTGGATGCCTCTGCACTCATTGCGAAGCTGAATGCGTTGACGGGCGGGGCTGCCGATATCCCTGACGAAAAGCTCGATGAAGTCGCTCAAGGAGTAAAGAACTACCTGTCTAACCATATCGCGAATGTCGTAGACACGCTCAATAGCCAGCAAGGTAGAGCTCTAAACAAGAATGAACTCGACGATATTGATGAGGTCATGTACGCGCAATCGAAGAAGCTCGTAGACTTCACGATCAAGAAATCCACGGATGTTCTCGAAGCCTTCACGAATGGCCTTAGTGACAAGAACTTCAAGTCGTTTACTACCGCGGAGAAAAAGGTCATTCAGGACAGCATGAAGGACACCTTGAAGAATGCCGTGGCACAAATGACCCAAACGGTACAGGCTGCATTTTCCTCCGTTGCGCTCAGGTTCGAGTCTGCTAAGGAACTGGAACAGGATGTTGAAGCTGCTCTTGGCCGGGCAGTTGAAAATGCCAACGTGACGGGTGCAGGAGTCATTAGCCTTGACCTAACCGATTCAGTAAACCGGGCAATCGCTCGGGCGGGCGCTAAGATCGCTGACGTTGTTGACTCTTGGTTACCTGCTGATGCAGGGGCGATTGACATAAATTATAGACAGCATGTTCTTGAGCCTCTGCAAGATCACGTCAATCAATTGACCGAAACAATTCGTGCGAACATCTTGGCGCTAACCGAAGCGCTCACTAGTACAGGGATTGTCAATAGCTCGGATGTCTCCCCTATCAATACCGCGGTACAGGGATACCTTTCAAGATATGTGGGACACCTTGCAATAGCAATCAACAATATGAACGCGGCGCAAGCGCAAGGACGGTTCAATCTTAATTCGGTTATGGGCGGCCTTACCTTAGGGGCGAACGGATTCCTGACCAACTACACCGACCGATTGATCGAGGATGCTCACCGGGTATCGCAGGAGCTAGGAAGTTCCTTCCGCGCCAACACTGCTGACCTCCCGCAGCACATTCGTAGAATCCTAGCTACCCGCGGGAACTACAGAACACTTCGGGAGTACCAAAGAGCCGTTCCTGTACAAGAGGGTGATGAAGCGTTAAGAAACGTCCTTAATGCTTCCCTTGAGTCTACAATGACCCACATGAATGATCGATTCCTGCAAGCCCTGACCACGCAGATCACGGGTATTCGCAGCGCTATTGACGGGCAGAACATCCACTTTAACCCCATTCATGGTGACAGCCTGTTGCAAAGTATTACTGGTGATATGAACCGTGTTATGGAAGAGGTTGTCGCGAAGCTCCGTAGAGAGCTTGACGCTCAGTTCCGTCTTATCTTCCAAGGCATTCGGGACATTGACGTTGTTCATCAAAGCCTCGGGTACACTCCACCCGCAGGGACAGTACGCGGTGGCCGCGGCTCCCGCAGAGCGGCGCGGGGCGCTACAGGCGAGGAATCGTCAAATGGTGGGCAGTATGGGGATCAAGGATTTCTCTTCGGTGACCGTATGCCTCTTGCTGTTCGTGGCAATGCAAGGTTACCGAAAGACTTCATGTACGAGGACGCCCTTACCCGTTCGGCAATGATTACGGTTGAACGTACCAAGAATCGCTTCCGTGGTTCCACCATGGCACAGGAAGATCACAACAACCTGAATGATTACTTGGACAACACGTACCTGCCGCGTATGCGTGAGCTTGCAGGTAGAGCTACTACTTCCGCCGACTACCGCTTAGTTGCCCCGATGATAAAGCAAACGAACCAAGAACTGCAATACCTCGTTGAGCAGTTCAGGGAAAGTAAGCGAACTGGGACAGTTGCATTCAAGGGCGGCGAGATGGAGAAGAACCTTGCAGAGTTCATGCAGCGTACGCAAATAAGGGCAGAGGGTCTGCGTACGAAGTTCCTCGGAAAGCTAGGTGCCGAGGACTACAACGAAATGGATGAGATGTTGAACCGTATCATCTCCAAGTCCAAGGACTTGGCCGCTATGGAGGTCGTTGATCTCCAATCCCTCGCTACGGCGGGTCGGTTAATGCGGCAGTTCGCCATGGAGTTGGAAACTGTATCCAAAGGATTCGACCGAGTAGCGCGGGTGAACCAACTGGACAACAGATCAAGCTATGCCATGCAGCGGGATCAGACTCGCGCCGACAGCTTTGACATCGAGCTTCAAAGGGTTCGGGACAGCTTCCGAAGCAAGCTAGGAGAGCAAGATTACACAGACCTGAACCAGAGGCTCGACGCCCTTCAGCAGCGCTCCACGGTACTTGCAGGTACGCCTATCGGTGACGATACGGACATCAGGCGGCGTACGTTGGAGATTGCCGACCTCCGTAACGAGCTTGCCCGCGTTAGAGTGCTTTACAACCAGATGGCAAGTTCCGATGCGAAAGGTGACCTGTTCGGACAAGACGATATGCTTAAAGGGGACGTTACGCTCAGGGAACTGGAATCGATCATGCAAACAATGACCCACATGCAGGTCAAACTCGATCAATTCGATGCCGCCACGCGTAAGTGGAAAGCTACACTTACGGATGTGAACGGGGAAACTCAGAAGATCGAAGGTAACATTGACCGCATTTCGGGCGAGTTGTTTGTAGGTAAGTTCGGGGGCGTTAGATCGCCTAAGCAGGATTCCCTTGGGTACCGTTACTCTCCGTTCGTGGTTGAAGACTACCAGAATAACGTGCGGCCCGTTCGTCAGGGTGAACGTAGAAATGGATTGACAGATGCCATGATGAACTCCGCTAGGTACACAGTGGCGGGTTCCCTGATCGGAGCGCCGAGCATAGCGATGTGGTACGGGTACGACCAATACAAGCAGTTCGAGTACAACATGTTGAAGGCACAGCAAAACTTCATGTTTAAGGACTTGCAAGCTATTTCTGACCCTAACGGCGACCCGATGAATGTCATGCAGTCCACCGCGGCGGAACGTCTACAACAACGTACCATGCTCGACAAGGACTTCTACTACGCGCAGGGTGATGCGGGTCGGAAGTTCTACGACCAGAATGTTCTTACGAAAGAACAACTGGACGCTAACTACGAGCAGTTGTTGGGGCAGGAGCAAGCAGACCTTCGTGCAAAGGCGTACGGCGGCAACAGACGTACTCTGCAACAACTGGCATATGTCAACGGCGTAAGCACCACAGACGCGGCTACAGCGTACCATATTTCCTCGCGGAGATGGGACGACCCGAACGAGGCGATGGCGTTTACACGGCAAATCCTTAAAGCAAAATCCATCGAGGACGTTGATGTAGAGGCTGTCGCTATGGGTTTCGAGGCGCTGGCTTCTCAATGGGGGCTTGTGGGCGCGGAGATGGAAAAGGTAACGAACATGATTATCAAATCCACTAACATGACACAAGCCAAGATCGAAGACGTTCTGGATACGCAAGCTAGGGCGGGGGCAATCTTCCGTGACGTTATGCCAGAGGTTTACGCGGAGGATAAGTTCAAGGCCATCGCACAGGCTACTGCGCTATCAACGATGTTTGTACAAGGTACTGCTCGTTCGGGTAAAGAGGGCGGTACGTTCTACAAGAGCATACTTGAACATCTCTACAAGCCTGAGTCGGTCAGTATACTCGAAGAACTCTCGGAACTCCCACAGTTTGCTGGTATGAAACTCAGTCCGTTCGTTACTGACCCTGATACTGGTGTGAAGCGGCAACGTGACATTCTTGAATTGATGGGCGCAGTATTCGACGCTGTAGGAGTGGTTGGTAAACCTGACCGCAATCAAATCTTTGAACCACTGGCCCAAACTTGGCAGATCGGTGGAGCCGCCGCTTTGGTAGCATTGGTCGAGGATAGCCAGAGAGCCATGGAGCAACAAAGACAGGCTATCGAAGTCCTTAACGAGCGTAGGCTTTCCAATAATCAAAAGCAAATCCAAGGCAGCGGCGTGAATGGCGCGATAACGTCCGAAGACGTGTTCAAGTTCATGTCTGGCGAAATTTCCGACATCAGTCCGCGTGAGATTGCTCTGATCCAAGCAGCACAGATGGGTACGTACCAGTTCAAAGAAAACCAAGTCAAAACCATGTGGGAAGTTGCAACTGGTGACGTGTTCGAAAGTTTACAGGAAGAGTTCTCCCGGCTGGCTACTTACCTCAACGCATTCTTGCGGGTGGTCGGGGACAATGCACAGGAGATCGCAACTTCTCTGCAACTGGCGACCACACTTGGTATGGGATTCGGCGCCCGTTGGCTGCTAGGTAAAGGCATGGACAAAGTTCAAGACAAACGGGACGCTTGGCGTGGCGAGAGGGTCGATAGGGTACGCACAACGATGAACAGTCAAGCACATTCTATCAATGTACGTCGCAGGTTCTTCGAGAGTCAGTTGGACAATGCATTTGCCCGCGGCGGTGACCCCGAGCTTACCCGCGTGAGTCAGCGGATCGCGCCTCAGATGGCAGCGTTGGCGGCAGAAGCGCACATGCTTAACAACCGTATGAAGCTGCTAGACAATGAGGTTGCTAGACTCGGAATCTCGGAAGACAAACTGTCCGTTAAGACGAACATGGTGCAAACCGAGTTCAAGAATGCGACAGTCGATGCTACAGCATTCAGCGCCGCCTTGAAGAAGCTGGCCACCCAAGCAGGTGTTGACGTTAAGGAGTTTGACCGCCTACAACGGAAGATCGATCAGCTAGAAAAAGGTCATCGCAGGGGCAAAATCAGCACCGAGAACTACCACAAGACGATGGCTAGGTTAGGTCGCCAGTTTGATGCCGCAGGTGCGGGCGTCCCGGCCATCGTCAACGGTAGCAAAGTCAGCGGAGGGGCAGCTATGGTTGCCATGATCGCCGCGGCTTCCAGTGGCGCAGGGCAGTTGACTGCGGGCGGAGGTACAGGCGGCGGCACGTTCAGGCAATTGTTAACGGGACTGCTGCAAGGCAGGGGAGCACCTCTCCGTGACGCTAACGGCAAGCTGGAGCGCGATGACCAAGGTAACGTCCTGTTCGAGCAGGATGTGGATCCAGATCGCAAACGCTACTCGGGAGCAAGACGTGTGGGTAGAGCAGTTGGCAGCGGGTTGACGCGCGTAGGCGCTGCGGCGTCCATAGGTGTCGGTCTACAGGCGACTATAGGTCGTGCAGGTAGAAACATTGCCTCCGAAGGTGAGATTGCTGAGATGGACGCTATGGCGGCTCAAGACATCTTGAAGCAATTCTATGCAGCAAGTAGCGACAAAAAGAGCACAGGTGACAAATTGCTTGGGTGGCTAGGTTATGGTTACAACGCTTTGATGAATAAGCTCCAAGGTGGAGAAGGCTATGATATGGCTCAACGAGCATCCAATGGCGGCGCACTCTCCCGGGATGCGGCTCTCGCCAACATCTACAAGGAGATCGCGGCGGCTCGGGTCAAAATGCAGGAGGAAATCTACAAGGCAGACCCAACCAAGGCATTCCTCGTAGATACCGAAGGCAATATCAAGGACACCCGTTACGAGAACGTAACCACCATCGACGAAGCCCAACAGCTTATCGGTAAGATTAACGAGGATGCGAACAACAAGCTGAACGCCAATGAGTCTGCCTTCCAAATCCGTCAAGCTGACCTTATGGTTAAGGGATTCAGGGATGACTCAGAGGAAATCATCAAGATCACAAACGACTTCCTCGAATCTCAACGTAAGCTGCTGACTGCGGCGGCAGACCAAATCAAGAAGGAGAAGGATGAGGTCGAGAAAGCGGGCCAGAAGGACTCTCCTGCTTGGAGGGCGTTGGATGCTGAGGAACAAGCTAAGAGGGCACAGGCAGCACAGATGAGCGCTCAGATCGTAGGCAACAGGCTTGGCGTCAAGACTAACGCTACCACAGAGTTGTTTGATGACCTCGACTTCTCGCTCAACAAGGCTTCCATCGCAAGCTCGGGCAGCGTTAGTGATCTCTTGATCGGCGGGGCAACGAGCGATAGCGCTTCTGTGAAAGGTGCGACTAGGGCAGGTCTGTTGGAACAGAACAGAATCATAGCCCAATCGTTACCTAAATTACAGGCAGAGCTATCCAAGTACAACCCAAACTTGGACTCCGAAAGAGAACAGTACCGGGACATCTGGCTGCGTATCGCACAGCTACAGCAAGAGCAGAAGGATAACTTGGTTAAGATCAAGGAGTCCCTCACCAAGATGTCCACCTTCAACCTACCAGATGGTATGCAGCCAATGACGTACTTCGAGGCTATGTCTTCAGGATCGCAATTCAAGAATGTCACCACAAGGGTCGGAGATGTCATCGTTAACGTAACACTGGGCGCTGACATGACCGCTGACGAGGCTGACAAGATCGGGAAGTCCATCGCAGGGCATGTGCAGAAGGGTCAAAGGCAACAGGCTCAAGAGCTTGGCAACCAAGTTCGGGCGGGTTACCAAGGAAACTACAACTCGATGATCGGGGGTAAGTAATCATGCCAACACAGAACCCTATCGGGAGCGCTAATGATTACTTCAAGAGGAAGCTGTTCGTGGATACGGGGATGAATTTCATGGAGGTGAAGGCTCGCATTGTCGAGCCTTACACCCCACCTACCCCGACTGTCCGTACCAAAGAGCTTGAAGTCATCAATGCCCCGTCCAATTTCAACAGTTTGGGACTAGGCTCTTACAAGATCACTATCAATCTCCTGTTCGCCACCAAAGAGGATTACGCTGAATACATGATGTGGTTGGGCTGGACTCACAAGTTCTATGACGAGCGCGGCCAGATTTATTTAGGGGCGGTAGATTCCATAACGCCAAAGCCTGTATATACCAGTAATGTATCCTCAGGAGGGGGCCGGGAAGACAAGCGAGGCTACCTAGTGGAAGTATCCCTTGTGACTATTAAGAAGGATGTGTACGACCGTAAGAGTAGGTTCCAGTTCCAAGACCTAAAGGACGAGAATCAGGATGATTACTGGTTCAAACCTGACATACAAGAGTTGGCCGACCTCGGAATTGTTGCTGTGTTGAACAATGATGGAAGCCCGGTGTTGTATTTCCGTCCGAGTGACTATATTAGCCGGTCTGAGTTCGCAGTATTCCTTAACAGAACACGCAGGTTCTTAGAGAAGGTCATTCGAGAGTAGATCGCAAGGTCTACTCTTTTCTATTGTCTATACTAGGGGAGAGGTGATGAAGATGCGACAATGGCTTGATGTTCTACCGGGAGACTGGTTTTATAACGAGGTAATGGAGGCCAGTAACTATTTACTGGAAGACGGTGATCCCCTTATCTCGGGATTCTCTTATAATAGATTTTCTGCACCTAAGGTGTATGAGGAATTTGAAGGCGACGGCGGTAGAGTTGAGTTCACACTGACCCTACCCGAGGATGTAGAGCCTTCCACCTCCAATCCGCTGTACGTATACGTGGATGGTGTACAGACAATATACAAAGCAGTAACGGGCACTGCCGTAACACTATACGCTCCCCCAAGAGCAGGTTCGCGGGTAACCGTCATGATGCAGGGTAAGCCTTGGGTAGACGTGAACGGAAGACCCGAGATAGTAGCCCCGGGCGTGTACCCGAGCAAAGACCTCGACAATGCCAGCAGCTACTACTGGAATCCTCTGGACGGACGGCACCTTGAATACTGCTACGCATACGGGAAAGCGTTGAGACGCGCCCCTATCCCTGTCGATGAGTGGAACGTTAGTGATCCGCAAGCACTTGTGGAGAAATATATTGGGTCAGCAACGGACATGTATGCTATATCTCCATCCTCCCATCCGTACGCACCGGGTCGGCTTTTCCTGTCCATGAACCTTAATAACGTGACTTGTTCGTTGATTTACTACTCCAAGGAATCTGATGGGACGATTGTAAAGCGCGGCGGGGAGTTTGCAGCTACAAGCCCTATGCCGCTTTGGAACGACAGGTACTTCCCTGATGCAAGAATTACTAGGGCAGAGGCGTATGCTCTCATCTGTAGAATGCGGGACTCCTTCTACAGCCGATTCACGGACACGGAGCCTCCAAATGGGAACTTCACGGAATCCCATACAGCCTACGATGGGCAGCGGGCGTTCAAGCTGCTACATCGATTTCAGACAGGTGGGACAGGTTTGAAAGTGCTCAACGCCCACGGAGTTCAGTACGATCTCGGTGATGACTATGTGGAGTTCAACGATCACACAATCCTGTTCAACCTCCCACTATCTGCTGGCAGTCGTATCACGTTCGTTGGAACGTACAACAGCAAGTTTCCCGACCTTGATTCTAATGCATGGTACTACCGATATATTGCACCAATGGAGATCGAGCGTTTCGGTGACGGCTCCCCTCTGATAACGGGAAGACCTAACCCTGAGGTGGGGGGACCTGATATTTTTGCACCTGACGAGATGCTTCAACGGTCTGAGGCGGGGGCATTCCTGAACAGGTTCCGTAAGTGGTGCATTGAGAGATTCAAGTATTAAGGGGGAATTGACATATGGTTCAAATCTCGGCAGAACTCGAAAAGGTTCTCAAGGAGCGCCTAAAAATTGGGGACTTTACCAAGCCTGTCTACCGTGTTGAGGTAGATAGACTTGCCTTTGTTCCCGGGCGCGTCGAGGACTTAACAATGAATGTCAGCTACAGGCAGGACGTGAAGCGCGTACAGCGTACGTGGATTTCTTCTAATGGTAACGGGGAGTCCGCGCTGAATTATACCGACTTCGTATTCCCGGCCAAGGGATACAGCAAGGACGCGGACATTACCGATCAGTACGGTACCCGCGGCGGCAAGCATAAGGGGATTGATATCGGGTGCCCTATGGGGACAGAGATATACGCGGTATGGGGCGGCGTAGTCAAGATCGCGGACTCTAGCAGGGAGTATGACGGTGCAGGTAAGTACGTTGTCATCGAGCATGAGGACGGCTTCCTTACGAAGTACTTCCACATGAGTAGGATCGATGCCAGCGTCGGGCAGCGTGTAGGCCAAGGCGACATTATCGGACTGTCAGGGAACACAGGGAACGTACGCGGCGGCGGGGCTATTCCTACAGGAACCTATGACGACCCTAACTCGGAGAGGGCAAAAGGTAAGGGAGCACATCTCCATTTCGAGATTCACAAGCCCGGTAAGGATGGCGTTCCTGTTGCCATTGATCCGTACCCATTCATCTACGGGAAGCAGAAGCTATTCAGCGCCACAGTTAATGTTGGCGACGTGGTGGATGACGGCGATGTGGACGTGCGGGTAGGCAGCGTACTCTACTCGGAGGAATTTACTAGCCGTAACTGGTACAACGGTGAAAACTACGGCTATAGTAGCAACCTACCTGACAAACACGCAGTCGATATAACCAAAGGTCAGGCCGTACTAACCTTGCAAACGGACGATGTGGTGGATATTCACTACTTCTTGAAGAATCCGAACCCCTCACTCCTGTCCGCTAGGTTCGCTACCAATTTTATGGATGGTGACGCGGAGTTCCAAATCTTTGTTAATAACAAACTGGCAATCAATGTGAAGAAATTCAATGCCGGCGATATGAGCATATTTCAAGATGTCGTTGATAGGTACATTCCCCCGCAGACCTCGGGTTCGTCCGTTACGGTAACCTTCCGTATCAGCTACCGTGGCACGGGCACAGGCGAGTTCAGGTTCGAGAACTTCTCGCTCAAAACCATTTTGGAAATCCCCGAGTGGATGGTAAACAACGTAGTCGGCAAGTCCAACACTGCAAACTACGAAGGGTATTGGGATGAGGTCGAGGTAACCGACAACCTGACATTTACACGAATGGACAAGGTGCCTCTCGATGTGGGTTCGTTCGTTTACATGGACACCCTCCCTCTTGAGAATGTGCAAAGCATCTCGACTGATAACCAGTTCGAGGCTGAGTCCAGTACACTCACGATGACGCTGAGTAACGCCAATGGATTCTACAGTCCTGACTACAATCCGTCCCTTTTTCCCGAGGACTTGCTTGAACCGTCCCCGTTCACGTACCAAATAAACGGCGCGACGATCAGCGTCCTTAGCGAGAATACCCCTATCCGTGTCTACTTCGGGTACGGAATGAATATTGTCCGTATATTCACTGGACTTATTGATCGGGCGGAACTGAGCGCAGACAATGCCACCATCACAATCAACTGCCGGGATATGTACAAACGCGCTATCGAGAAGGTTTTAGTGGATGATCTGTACTACCCGCGGGACTTGGCAGAGCAGCATACGGACATCCAAGACCCTGTTTTGGATAATGCACCGAATCCTGTGGACTATTCGGGGCTGACTCGGAAGCAGAAGATCATCTATAAAGCGCAACAGTACGCCAGCGAATACGCGGTGGACTACAGACTCGCGGTAGCAATCTCGCAACATGAAACCAACCTCGGCACCACAGGGATGGGTACGGAAGAGAAAGGTGGCTACATCTGCGGATATGGTGTTCGAGACGATGGCGGCAAGCTACAAACCGAGTATTCAGGGATTGACTGCCAGATGAAGTTCGTTTGCAAGCGAATCAAAGAAGCGTTAAATGGTCGCCCTACGACACCCGATAACATTCGTTATTTGTGGAAGGGCGGCGACAAGGGTACCGCGTACCAGTACGCTTCCGACACAAGATGGGCAGACGGCGTTTGGTCGAGCTACCAAGAAGTCATTAATGACCCTGAGGTAAACCTTCAATTCTTCAAAGGCACGGCGGCGGGAACCACACCTACGCCTGAGGAAAAGGAAGCGAAGAAGGGCGAAGCACAGTGGTTAAAATCGGCTATCGTTCATGACTTGATGACGCGGTGCGGGCTGCATAGCTGGCGGGTGACCGCTGAGGACTTGCAGTACCCTGACTTCGTGATCGAAGAGTCGTACGTCATCGAGGTAGATCAGGCCAAAGGGAAGGTAATCAAAGCCACATCGAACCCGGGCGAGTTCATCTTGGAGGACATCGAGTCCGTACCGACGATCAATGGGTGGATGAATGGTTTTGCTCACCAACCAGTCAAATTCGATGCTTGGAAGTTCAAGGTCAACGAATGTGTGCGGGAGGTCATGAAGGACACCAACTACCGCGCATACTGTGACAGATACGGCACCTTCCGATTGGAAAAGATCAGATGGAACAAGCCAGTCAAAGGACAGTACATTGAGGGCGAGAACTTGATTTCCCTTAGTAAGTCCGTTGATTTCTCCCGGGGCCGCAGCCACTTGATCGTCGTAGATGAAACCGACAAGTACATGAGCTTCATCGATTCCGACATCTTACAGGAGCTTAAAGGGGAGTTGCGTTCGGCCATGGTTTCCGTTGGATGGGCAAAAACTGACAAGATGAAGCAGGAAATTGCCAAGCGTCTGTTTTGGGACATGAAGCGCCTGTGTCGCACCCTATCGGTAGCTATCCCGGCAGACCCAACCCTTGAAGTCCTTGACCGTATCTATGTAGTCAGTAAGCGGACAGCAACTCGGGATACCTTCATAATCAAGGGCATCAAGACAACGATCTCCAACACAGGAGCCATTCAGCAATTAGACCTCATGTGGGCTAACAACGGGGGAGTGATCTACTAATGGCGGGCATTGTAAATGATTACCTTATATTCCCCATCCTTGACCTTATTCGAGAAGAGATCAGATTAGCGCAACGCGGCGAGAGCAGAAACAACAGTGGTGGCGGGGGTCAAATATTTATTGACCCCTTTGGCGGCGTACCATCTGTCACATTGCACAGACAGAACCCTGACGATAAGGCCAAAGTCATTCTATCAGGGGCAACACTGAACTACCAATCAGGTTATGTTGTAGAGATTCAGCTTCACCAATCCACGGGATTCAAGCTACTGAGTATAGATCAGACCGTCATCGATAACAGCGGTGTTCTGGTAGCCTCCTATCACATCGGACTAAACTATGATGAGCGCGGATTGCTTGTAAGCACGGACGTTCGCAAGACTAACTAGGGGGTGAGGTAATGTCATTCGGAATTAATTATGTGGCGGGCGGGCGATTTGACCCGCCATTTATGCCTACAAAGACAAAACCTTATGTTAAAGGCCAGATGCTAGAGTCAATAGGCGGCGGCATACAGCGGGTGTACTTTGAGCCTGAGGTGGATATTGAGTTATTGGCCGTATCTGTGGGAGCTTCGGAATACGAAGCTAGAGACTATTGGGAGTTATTCGTAGATGGTGAGCAATTATGCGATACGATTTTCACGAAGGACTTGCCCGAAGGTATGTACTTCTTAGCTATTATTCCTGTTGAGGCGGGGAAAACATTGGAGTTCGTGTTCCACAATGAAGGGGCGCGTCCCAAGTTCGTTTGGGTTAACTACCAAATGCTAAAGTGAGGTGAGCACATGGCATTCATAGATACGACTATTACAGAAGGTGGGCTTCCCGGGAACATCACCAATCTGTTTCTCAATAACGGCTGGACGGAAGTAACACAGTTTATGAAAGTGGTTTACGATACTAACCTGACCAAGCCTAACGTTACGCGATTTACATCCAACGGTAATGAAGGGCACAGGATTGCGATGAATGCAGAGATCATTCAGCAAGGCGCGTACGTGATCCATCAGGACGGCCAAGTAGCGAGTGTCCCGATTACTGTCGAGGACACAGGAACGGCCATCCTGCTCGACCTTACAGGTACGGACGGCAGCGTGTTTGAAGTTTACTTGCCAACCTACCTACCGGGGAATAAGACCAAGGTATACGTCAGCAGACATGATGTTATACGGAATGCCTCGGGCATGCTGTACGGCATAGCTGTGGCGGGGTGGCAGGATAGGCCACTGTCCCACATTCCTTATATGGTTAAGGAGAACGGGACATACGAGTTTAAGAACGCGACGTTCATTAATGACGCCATTAACAGGTTCGCAGATGTGTACGCAGACCATTCCACTTTGTACGTGTATCAATTGGATGGCTTCCTCTCCCCTACCTACGAGAACTCCGTGCTGCCGTGGAACAGTACAAACGACCGGGAGCTACTCAGGCTGTGCCTCGACACTGAGGTGTGGGCGGCGGCTTGGAACGTGGCAGCCAACAAGTTCGAAGTGAAGCAAACGTTCCCGAACAACATGCAGTCCCCTATTGTAGAGGTGAAGATGAGGCTCTCCCAAGTAGAACAGTTCTACGACGACAGCCTCAACTCCGATGTCCAGTTCACAAACTGGTGGCGGGATAGCCAGATTCGTGTTAAGGGGTTGTTGGATAACAAGACTGCGATGCTCATACTGACCGCGGATACTGCACCTATGTGGGAAGGCAACACTACGCCATCTGTTCCTTTATACATGGGGGATTTCGATAAGTACGAGAACTCCAACAACGGCAATACATCCGAGGTAATCAACCGCTCGTTCAAGTTTGATGCCGGGAACGGGGGAAGCAAAAACGTGACAATCACCACGGCGTTCCCTTGCGTAACGACAGGCTCCTACGTAGACGTGTACCTCGTCGGTGACTTTAGCGCAGATATCCCGCCTGACATATTCTACAGTGAGTGGGCATGGCTCGAAATTGATGGTCAATCCTTCGGAGGAATGACCACCGGGCAAGAGGTCGAAACAAACCTCCCCGATAACCGCAATGACCCTCGGGTCAAGAAGTTCACATTCAATCTACAGAACATCTCAGGCAAAAAGAGCTTCCAATTCTCTTATCGTGTATCTGCTCAAGTATCCGTTTCTAGGGCATGGATTGACCTTCGTATCAATACTGAGGCGGCCATGAACTTGGCGTGTTTGTGGGCAGGCACCGCGTACACAGACAAGACTCATGTACAGAAGGACACAGCAGAGAACGTAATCGATACATCAAGAGATTTTGACTACACGGACCCTTCCCTAAGTAACTTTCAGCCTGTGCTGCAACCGTTCCTCAAGAACTATGTCACTCACCCTAGCAATGGGGTGGACAGTATCATGGTGAAAACGACGAAGTTCGGCAGCAGGTACCAGTCCTACTACCTTACGTGGGAGCAGTCATCTAATGGGATGCCTCCTAACTTCATTCACGACAGCACTGGCTTGCAGTATCCGAGGGGCTGGATGCAGGACAATACCTCGGACTTCAAGTACCAATTCAACCCGTCGAGATATTCTGACAAGGTACACTCGTCAAAGGCGTACATCTACCACCCCGAGCTAGGGGTGCATGGTTCCTTGCGTGGTGTTATTTTAATGCCTCCCCTCTCTATACTAAATGGAGATGAATTAAGGGAAAAGGTCGGTTGTGACGAGCCTATCTTCTACCATTACCATTTGGTTGAGGGCGTGTCGCCACTAACTAAACGACCTTCCACTCAATATAGACCTGCGGGACTAGGTATTAGAACTACCCCGTTCCCAATTTAAGACGAAAGAGGTGTCACAAATAATGGGATTCGTTGATACTACTCCTGCTGATTTCCTGTACAAGGTAACGGAGGATGATATTCAGAACAAGTTGGGCGATCTTCTGAAAGCGAACGGATGGACTAAGGGTAAGGATAGCGGCGCCATAGCTGCTAACTTCAAGAAGGTCGTGTTCGACAGACGCATGCTCATCAACCCGACGGACGCTGTGTCCTACAAAACCGTGGTGGCAGAACATTTTATTTACACGAATGATAGCGAGAAAATGTTTGGACTAGCTATCGTTGGTGAGTTCAATATCCCGTATTCGCAGTACGATACGAAACCTGAGGCGGGGCTTCCGCAGTTCGGTATTTGGGCCACTAACCAATTTCGTAAGTACCGTGCTCCCCACACTCTCTATTTCTATATGGTAGAGAAACTGCAAGGACTTGATACAGTCACGGGCGATATTGTTATGTGTTGGGAAGATTCGGGCAGTGGATTTGCAAGTAAGATGCTTCGAGCAGCTTTGGATATCGAAGTGGAGCAGACCAGTTACGCAACTCCTTCGGGCGGCGGTACCGCAGTGTTCTCCATTGCCAAGGTAGAACCTGCACGGATGCAATCCCCTATCGCAATTGCAGGGATGCGTACAAACCTGATGGAGAGCTACTACGATGAAGCATTGAACTCCGCTGTACAGTATACAAACTGGTGGCCTGATTCGGAGATCGCGATTCGTGGGCACATCGACAAGGATTGCATCTTTGTTGTAATCCAAGCAGACGCGGTGCCTGCACCTGAGGGCAACTTGGTGCCTTCGATCCCGCTGTACTTCGGTAAAATTGACACCGTAGAGGAAGGCGACGAGGCTTGCGCCCTGTTCGCAGGCAGTGTACCTCCAACGACAGGTAGTACACTTGAAGCCCAGTTGCGGTCGATTGCCGAGTTCGATTACGACAGTAACACGGCGGCATTGCCGACGATCACTCCGCTGATTAAGACCTACCCACGGAATCCTTCCAACGGAATCGGTAGCGTTATGGTCAGCCGTGCTAAGTTCGGTGCCCGTTACCAGTCGCACTTCCTGTCTTGGAATGCGCCGCCTAACTCCATGCCTCCTGCGCGTACTGACGTGACGAACGGCAAGAACAACGACTATCCGCGGGCGTGGAACAACGCAGAGAACCCACTGTACAAGTACCAGTTCAATCCGAGCCGATACAGTGGCAAGGTTCACACCTCTAAGGTATATCTGGTACATCCTGAGGAAGGTGTTCGCGGTTCGCTTATCAACGCCATCGGCTTTGCGGCGGTATCATTTAACGCAAGTAAGCTCCGCGTTAAATCGAGCTTCTGCCCTGACCACTACGACATTTACCGCTATTTCCTAGTGGACGGGATATCCCCTCTCACGAAGAAGCCGGGAACGCAGTACCGTCCAATGGGTCTTGGTATCTTCGCGGAAACGGTCGATGCGAACGGCGATCCTGTCGTATAACAATAATCTTTAGTGAGGTGACCTTAAATGGCATGGTTTGATGATACATCTGTACTCCAACTGTTTCCTCGGGACTTCGAGAAAAAGCTGAATGATAATGGTTGGTCTTCGTACGTTAAATTCCGCGCCACCGCTCCTTCCAGTGTAGGGGCGGGGCGTATCTCGGCGGCTGAGGTTACACTGTTCAAGTCCGTAGGGACTGACAATCAGATGCGTACTCTAGGTTTTGTACATGCCTACGGTAAGCGCCCCACTCCCGAGCTTGGACAGGAAGAAGTAGTGTCGCGGAACTCCATTCTTGGGGAGCTGGATGGGGTAGCTGACGGCACCAACGCGATCTTCAAGACCAAGGTATTCCCTATCAAGAAGGACTCGCCATTGGTGTATATTAACGACACGCTCGTTTCGAGCGACGATTATACGCACAGCGAGACTTCAGGCATGATTACATTCGCGGCGGGCAAAGCTCCTACAGCAGGAGCCAAGGTGACTTGCTCCTACATGCTTGATCCTAACTGCCCTGACCCGATCACTCGCGTATTCCTCTTCACTTTCGAAGATGTGCGTTCGGAAAAGATCGTACTCGGGGTAAGCGGCGGCGTAGCTCTCGGTGATCCTGAGTCCATCCTTCCTGATGGTGACGGTACGAGACTGGCCTTCCCTATTCCTACTACGTCTACTATCAAGGAAGGTACTGTCAGAGTTTATAAGAACTTTGTGGAGCAAAGCACTTCTATCTACACAGTAGACTACGAGACGAACACCGTCACATTCAATACAGGTCAGGCACCTGCGGCTGGCTTTGAGTTACATGCATCATATGCCAAAGTGCTGTCAGGTACGGGTACTGTAACCGTAAACTACGGCGACGTTCCTGTTAAAGCGTTCGACCCGTCTAGTGCCGAAGCGGTCATGGGTGCGGTCTACAACTCGATCAACTTCATCTACCCTTCCCTACCTACAGTGTTGTCGTTCACACCACTGAGCACGTTAGATAGAAGCTGGCAGCGTGATAGCTCCTTGTACTATTGGGGCAACGTCAATAAAGACCGCATCATCATGTTCTTCCGTCCTGATCCGTCTGCTAATCCTGAGAATACGTTCTTTGCTCCGCTGTACGTAGGTAAGTTGGTTACCGTAGGCAAAGCGCCGCGTAAGAATCACGTTATCATCTCGGGTTGCCGGGTTGCTGACGAAATCACATGGGCGTCGAACAAGAAGCTCGGAAATGTGTACGTGGATTATGGTAACAACACGTCGAATGGTAACAGTTCGGTACTGTTACAGCAATCCATCGGAGGCACGTACTTCCAGAAGCACTACCTTGCATTCTTCACGCATGATAAATCCATGGACAGCGGGGAAGCCCGGTTCAATCCATCGGTGTACAGCGGCAAGTACCACATTAGCCAGATGGCAATTGTTCACCCGAACGATGGCTTTGTAGGGAAGCTGGACGACTGCTACGCAGTTCACCCGAAGGGTATCTCGCAGTTGGATGAGTTGGAGGTTATCGAGCAAGCGAAGAATGAAGTAGTTGAGGATTCGGCTGATGGTGTTCAAACAGTGTTCCATCTGATTCATGCCCCGGTGGAGGGCACGTTGAACTTGAAGGTCAACTGCTTGGAAATTACTACAGGGTTTGCGTTTGACCCTGAGTTGAAGACAATCACGTTTGATACGGCTCCTGCCGCGGGCGCGGAGATTATTGCCAACTACGACTACAAGCAGTTGTATCGCTATACTCTGGCTGACACGCCTGTGACTCCGTTCGCGCTGGCGGCAGTCAGTCCGTTCGCTCCGATTGGGTTGGGTGTCCTGAAAGAGAACATCCAAGTAGAACCAGAAACACCGTAAGGATAAGGAACATAGATAACGGGGGTGGGTGGTGTGCTGATAAAGGGTAAGTCTTACCTCATCAGTTTCACCGCCCTTTTTGCTGAAAAGGAGTACACATTAACATACAACTACTATGTCCCTGTAGAAGTTAACAACCAATTTCCCCTATCTGCTCCTGCTATCTCGACGTGGCGGGCAGTGATAGAGGACTCCGAGAGGTTGGGGGTGAGATGTTCAACCGTTGTCGGGGTGTTCGGCAAACTTCTGGAAGAAGGGACGTTAAGTGATGTGTATGCCCATGAGCCTGAGGGAATGATCCCTTCCACCGCAGTTTTAAGACTGGTGGGACACATCCATGCGGCTATTCAGTCAGAAGGGCGGGCAAAGGACATCGGCAACGCGCAACAATTGAACTCTTCAAATATCGTCGATAGAGTCGTTGCTAATGCAATAAAGGAGATCACTGAGAGCCGTCTAAAGACGGACTTTAGGGACGTATATAATATTGATCCTGAGATCAGTTCCGTTATGGTGGAACCTGCTTTGGCAAGTGTCGATTCTATGGAGCGATCCAACAATGACAAGACCAATGTTATTAACATAGAGGATAGATTGACGGCGGCCAAACAAGCGCCTGTAGCCGAAGCACAGACCGTCGAAGTATCCCCTGCAAGCCCCGAGCCGAGCTATCACGTCATCGAGATCGCAGAGTTCCTAAAGACTCGTAATCGCATGGACACGCTAGACACTGATGGAATAGAAATTTCACTTTCTGAAAAGAAGGTTGAATATACAATCACTGACGAACCTGTTGACGAAGCGAAGAAGACTAGGGACATACGGGACGGGGAAGCAGCAGAGGTAATCGCAGGGTCAGGGGAACGGATCAAGGAAGTTGCTGTTGATGATGCAGTAGACCCCTCCCTTCGTATAGATGACGTAGAAGGCAATGGCGACGATATGCTTGACGCAGCCAAGGTACTAAGAGAATTAGTCTACAACGAAGTTCTTGAAACTAAGCGAATAGAACCTGACTATAAGGGCGACATCGCGGATTCGACAGGGGCATTTGAGAAGCTAAAGGAGTTGGCCATCGGGGATACGGCGGCGGCATCCGAGCAGACCAAGCAGCTTGAAATATCCGACTTTGCCGACACTGAAAAGAAGGTCTACAACATCGGGGATATACTGGATAAGCCTGACGCCAGAAGGATTGAACCGGACTACCGTGGTGACATCACTGACGAGGTGGCGGCGCACGAAAGCAGATTCAGGCAGGTTATTGTTGATGACGCTGCCGAGGGGTCAGAGAGCCACGTACGGCGTGATATTGCAATTGATGATGAAGTGACCGCTGACGTTTCCAAGCAGCGGCTTACCATCATTGATGACGGAGCCGCGGCAGATCGCAGCCAAGAACACCCCATCTACAGTGTGGACGACACCGTGGACACTACTAATATCAGTAGGGATCAGGTTGAGATTGACATAGACGATGCCGTCAGTGCGTTGTCCGACGAAGGTTCAGAGGGCGAAGTAGGGGACGGAGTTGAAGCTTCTGCCTCGGTTCAAGGGCGCGAAATCCATTATGAACAAGTAGATAGCTTCGAGTCCCGTAAAGACCTAGACCAATCTGTCGATAAATCTGTAGCTGCTGTTTCGTACAGCCAAGAGCAAGGGGCTGTCCATCTCGAAGATTACGTGGAAGGTATTGCGGGGGGAATGACGGACATCGATATTGACGATAAGCAGAAAGGGTCACTCGACAAAACGTTCACCTCTGTAATCGATGACGTGGCTGATGGCAAGCTCACAATCGCGCAGGACTCTGTGATTGAGGATACCGATGCTGCGACCTCCTACTCTGACGGAGAAGCTACGGTGGAGCAGATCGACAAGGGCGGGGCCGAATTGGTACATGAAGTATTCAACCGACCTGAGGTAATGACTGTCATGCGTCTAGCTGAAATACTCCACGGTAAGCAAGTAGTGGAAGAGATTATGTTGGGCGCGGAGAATCTGCTTGAAACCATGCTCGATAACAGCGGACAGTCCTTGGCAGAGTACAAAAATGAGTTGTTGGGGATTAAGGACGATGGGACAACTAAGGGTGATCGTCTTGATCGGCATGAAGGGGTTCTGGATGGTGCTGAATCCGCTGACCAACGGCTCACTACGGAAGCAGTCATTGGAGATCAGAGCATTGCTGAGACAAGAGCCAGCGGCGATGTTGAAATAGAGGAATACATCCAGACGGAAGCGTACGGAGGAAGCGGCGGGGTTGTCGAACAGCCGAGCGAAGCAGACCTCCGTGTTGAGCGTGTTGTTGAGATGGAAGGTCACGACCAAGCGATCTATGATCAACAGTATGACGTTCGGATGGAGACCCCCGAAACCAGTGAAACCCGGGCAAGCTCCGAGGTTATCATGGAAAGCCCCGACAAGGCAGCAAGTGGCCTTAGCGAGTATGTTGTTCTTGAGCAGCCAGGTAAGGCAACCTACGATCTGTCCCATGATGTTGAAATGGAAGGGCACGACAAGGCTGACTACGATGCCACGTGGGAAGCTGCCATTGAAACACATGACGGTGCTACGTACAGTAACGTCAAGGATTCCGTCATCGAGTCTCCCGACAAAGCCACGTATGATCACGTAGTAGATTCGATTAACGAGTCTTCTGAGGTCAGTGAGCCGAGCGAAAGAACGGATGCTGTCATAGACTATGTAGGTGGTTCTATCAACAGTACGGCCAACGAGGTTGTAGTCGATGAAGGAACCGACAGAGCCGATTCTGTAGTGACTCGCGAATCTACTGTTGACGGATTGGAAGCAGCAACCACCCAAGTAGAAAATGGAGCCGTCTTGGAGAACTTGGAGGGTTCCACTACGTATAGCTCAGGTGGAGAGTTTATTGATGACGTATCCGAAGGCTCCCGTAAGAAGCGAATTAATGACCTTCAAACTAGCACCTCGGACGGCGCTAACCGACTCAAGCCTTCGACCGATACCATGGTCGGGGGCAGCGAACCTGCTACTCGTATCAAACCTTCTCTTGATACAGTAGTGGCCGAGGATAGCGCTGCTGACCGTCACAAGGTACTCGACACCGTAGTTCATGAAGACGATACGGCACTTCTTGATTTGAAGCCTGAGCCTAAGAAAGCCAAGCGCATCTGGCTCATCCTCGGTCGTATCGCTTCGTGGAACATCTGGAATTGGAGAAAAACAAGGTAGGTGATGGTTCAGTGGGGCTGTATAAGACAGTTAGCGGATTCATATTCGATGACTTCTTTGCTTCCTTTGACTACTCCCGGTGGACGCCCTCGCCTTCAACTGCAATCACGTATACGGAGGGCAACCTTGCCCTCCACCATTCCGACATTGAAACCACTGTTCTTTTCGATCTTCCAACCGCGGAGCGCAGTCTGCTGATAGAGGTAACAGCGGATTACATCCCTACGTTGGAAGGCGATGAGGGCGGGATCGTCGTTATGGCTACGTCTGAGGACAGATTGGAGTTTGTTGAGAGCTTGCATACGACCACCGCAGAGTACAGTCGATGGAGAGCGAAGAAGCATAACGATACTTGGTCATTCTATGCTGACCGCGGCTACGGTTGGGAGATGTTTGATTACACGACTTTTATAGCCAGCAAAGCGGGAATTATCTTGAAGAACAACGACCCGAGCTTCATCGACCTGAATCTTCGGCGCATCTTGTTCTGCAAAGGCGATACGGTTAAGGTAGGCAACTTGGCGACGGGCTACACAGCATACCTATGTGACACTGAGGGGTACACCGTAGCAGAGTCCACTGTACAGCCCGGGTACACAGGGGTAGACCTGACGTTACCCACTATCCCGTATGACGGTATCTTGAAGGTGTTCGACGTTGATGGGGAGCAGTTGGCTGAGTTCCCTACTTCGAACATTTATGGCGGGGACGTATTCCTGTTCGGCACCGATCTCGAAGTATGGTGGAACGGAGAAGAGTTGGCAACTGACACGCCCACGTGGCTAGGTGCTATGTACAACGGGGTTATTGAAGTCAAGATGGAGCTTAAAAACCCTACGACGAATACATGGGCCGACCAGATTTCCTTAGGCATCAAGCAGTATATGGATAAGTTCGGGTACCAGTGGGCTGATGTCGCTTTGGATATTGACGGAGAGGCTGGAGAGTACTCTGATAGGATCGAACTTGGCGCACTCGCTCCCGATGAAAGTAAATTCTTTTGGGTCAAGGTTGTGAGGGACGGTAACTACTTCGGTATCGAGCCTACGTTCTTTAACCTCGACATCAACCATGTCTAGGAGGTGATGGAATGTCAGCAGGGACAAAGATGACACTGAACAAGTACGGCAAACAGAATTTGCTCGATAAAACCGACTACGAGTTAGTTATCGACGCGAGCAATGTTGCTCAGTACACGGTTCCTATTATCATTACGCTGCCCGAGGATTATGTAATGGGTAGAGGCGAACTGGATGTATACTTCAACGGCCAGCACTTGACAGCGGGCGGCGGCTATGAAGAGCCGTCACCCAACACTATTATCCTAGATGTGCGTGACCTTGACGGTAATCCGTCACCTCTCAACATTGGTGACGAGATATTCATACGTATGTGGAGAACCAAAACGGTGCAGGGACTCGAAGCCGACCGTGATCGTATTAACTCGATTGAGCAAGAGATTAGGGAAGCTCGGAACAGCTTCCCTAAGCTTGACAGTAGGCTGGACAGTATGGATGAACGCCTCAACCGTAGGGTTATCGTTATTGTGGTTCCCGGAGCTGTCAAGCTCGGTGTTCAGGACGTAGAGATTCGATTCCCCTTTAGTGGTGTTATCGCTGAGGTATATGCGTCGTGTAAGGTAGCCCCTACTACTGACCTCACCCTACAGATCGAGAAGATAGGGCAGGACGATTACGATAATGACGGGACGTGGCAGCCCGTGTTGTCTCAACCTATAGTAATCGATGCAGACACAAAATCAAGCAGAACATCCTCCATACCCTACGTCATAGGTGTATCCGAGGTATCTATGGGTGATCTATTCCGTGTGAATGTTCCTGTTTTGGGGGACGGTGTGCGGGCGGTTACTATTGAAATAACGGTCAACTGCACCGGTTAGCCCGTAAAGTAGGCCGTATATACTAGGGTATAGTACATTTCATCAAAGGAGTTGATAAAGGATGGCAGGAACCAGAGGTATTTCTTCGTTTCGTGGTGAACAGTTACGTTCTAAGTTACTTCGTGACGGTCACTTCGACGTTAACAACAAGATCAATGAAAACAAGATCGACCTGAAATGGGCACAGCACCGGGAGATTCTTGAGGATACCAAGATCGACGTTTTCATTCAAAAGAACAATGTAGCTGTGGGTGCGGGCACTTCGTTTATCGAAGTTACTGCGGATATTACAAACAAGACCATTGCCGTGGATACTTCCACCGAAGGCGTTGTCCTTACCGAGAAGGCTATACTTCGCAAGACTGGTACGGAGGATTTCCCATTCATCGATGCGGACGGAGATAAGGTATATGGTAAGCTTCGACACGTCCCGGCTGACGGAGAAGACCCTGAGGCGTTCTTCTTGGACTTCTATTCCGTCGTAGGCGGTACCGAGCAAGCCTATACCTTCGCAAGCGCAGTGAATGTGGACTACAAGTACGTCAATCGTACGAACATGTCCATAGTACCTGCTAATGCAATCATCAACGCGGGTTCTGCTTTCGTAGAAGGTGCCACTGACGCTAAGGCTTACATGAACCTAAACCAGTTGATGAAAGACCTGTACGGCGCGGGTGGAACGCTTGACGGCGACGGCAATGCTAACCTTGGTACGAACATCGTGACTCAGATTGCCAATGAGATCGACGCTCGTGAAGATGCTGACCAAGAGATTCGGGACGACTTCGCAGCAACCACTGGTGCAGGTCTTGTCGGTGTCATCACTGATACGAACTACACTGGCTTGACAGTACAAGCTGTCCTGTCCAACTTAGCTCAGCGGTTGAAGGCTCAAGAAACGTTGAATGACGGTATTGCTACCCGGGATGCGGATACGGCTAACGGTTACTTCCAAGAAGGCGACTTCACAACTGCGGAAGGTCGTATTGATGATCTCGAAGCTGCCGCCGATGCTGCGTTTAAGGCGCAACATGATCGGTTGACAGTACTGGAACAGGAAGATCAGCGAGAGGTGTACGAGTCTGATGGTAGTAGTGAGACTGGATACACTCTTTTGAATGGCCCCGCAAAGCCGAACACCTTATTCGTTGCGCTGAACTCTGCTTTGCAAGTGCCGGGACTTCATTACGATGAGGTACTGGATGTAAATGACAACGTTGTTGGTATCAGTTTCGCCCCTGACACTTTGAAAGTGGTTGAGGGAGTACCTGATAACCTGTTCCTCTGGTACAAGAAGGTTTTGTAAGAACCATCACCACAACCCTCCCGATCTCGGGAGGGTTTTTTATGTACGGTCTAGACTAGGTACATCGGGATTGTAGCAGCGTTAGTGCGGAGCATGAACGGTTCTATACTAGCTAGTGTTTGTCATGACTACAAGCATTTAATGAAGGAGGTAATCCAATGGCACAACCCGCAGTATTTTGGTATACAGCAGACAACAGTTCGCAAGTTACACAGTGGGATATCGGCACAGTGGATGCTGGTTCCGCGTCTACCCCAAAGGAGATTCTGATCTGGAATAACCGTGGAGGCGGCACCGCTGTTTCTGATATGACAGCTACCACCATTACCACTAAGGACAGCGCGGGCGGTAACACTGGTGAGCTTGTCGTGAACACATGGATCGAGTGTAAGGTCATCTCGAAGTCCGAGGCACAGCACTTCCCTATGGGAGGCACTTCTGTACGTGACCTGAAAGCGTCCGATGCATCCGTAGCTAACGGTATTATCAGAGGTGGCGCGAATGATGGTAGCTTATCGGCAACCACGAACTTCTGCCACATATCTCTTCGTGCGAACGTACCACCTACCGCAACAGCAGGACTTGTAAACTTCCTATCTCGCGTATCCTATCAGTACACCTAATCCACAGTCTTCAATGCAATGAAGGGGGAAAACAAATGATCGGTTTCAGCACATCTAACGGGCGCTCTCCTGTGGCGCAGGACTTCATTTGGTTAAGTGAGTGCTATGACGGCACTCACTTAGCTGAATTTGATTTCTCAACAAAAGCAGAGAATGACTTCTACATGATTCAGAGAGACAAACTGCTTCGTTTCGGGCTTATAGGGTGCGGTAATAAATTGTTTTTTGAACGCGACGGCGTGTTCTATCTCAACGGCAGAGCGCTCGATATCATCTATCGAACAAAAGATAAGGAGTACTTTCTAACAGGTCATTTTGGAAAGTACACCGCTGATATCATCACATACAAGGACGCTGAATCGGCGTTCCATCCCCAAGAAGGATTGATGCCTTCGCGAATAACACAGTATAACTTCGGCTACAAAGCAGAAGTGGAAGTCGATGGTGTGAAATTTAATATCAAGCCTATTGTCAAGATTCCCTGCAATCAACCAGTCCTTCTAAATCTTCGACTGGTAGCTAATAGGAAACTAGACGGTGAGATTGTGATTCGGGTTAATAACCGTGAGGCACAAGTCATTAAGGCTCCCTTGAAAAGGGATGTGAGCGGGGAGATTAACTGGATTGTGGGCTTGTAAACCCAATCCAGTTTTCTTTCTTAAAGGGGAGGTCAGCACATGCCTAGCACTAACAAATACGAGTATGAAGGCCGTGTCTATGAAGAGTTCACAGACATAGGTTCAGATTTATGGGTAGCTCCTGCTGGTGTTACGTTTGTCGATGTAGTCTGTGTTGGAGGGGGCGGCTCAGGTGGGGCTGCTTACTGGTCAGGCGGCGGTGGTGGCGGTGGAGGACTCGGGTGGAGAAAGAACATATCTGTCATCCCGGGGCAAAGCTACGTTGTTGCAGTGGGAGCAGGAGGCGTGGGAAGAACAGCCAACGCAGGAGGCTCAGGAAACTCAGGTAGCCCGAGTTATTTTATTGACACTGACACCGTTAGTGGGGGCGGTGGCAGCGGTGGTGGCGGAACGAGCAGCAACAATAACGCTTCATATGGTGGCGGTGGCGGCGGTTATTTTAGAGGCGACGGTGGAGGATGGGGCGGCAGTGGAGGCAACTCTAACGGCGACACCGCAGGTGGAGGCGGCGGTGCAGGTGGCTGGAGCGGTACTGGTGGAAATGGAGGTAGTGGCAACACAAGTGGTACTGCTGGCGCAGGAGGCAGCGGTGGCGGTGGTGGCGCGGGTGGGAATAACGGACCTAACGGGGCAGCACCTAGCGGCGGCGGTGTAGGTGTAAACGCTGCTTTCTGGTATAGTACTCAGTCTGGTATAGCATCGGGGTACGGAGCAGCAGGACGCGGAGGATCGGGTGGTACTGACGGCTCAATGGATGGCACTAACGGGGGATCAAATTGGACAGGTGGACGGTACGGTGGAGGAGGCGGTGGGCAGTCAAACGATTCTAAGAACACTCCTGCATGTAACGGAGGCCAAGGTGTCGTGGTCATTTCTTATCTCGCCAAGGCTGTCCGTACATTGGATGAGCAGGCCACCCCTTCCACTATTCACACACAAGAGGTTGTATTTACAGCCGATATCGTGAATACTACTGACCATTTATCGGCGTATCGTGTGCTTGTTGGGGCGAATCAAGTCTTCCCTGTAGAAGGATGGTCTGAGTTTATGAGCGGGGACTACTCCATCAATGTAACCATTAGCGGTTCCGCATTTTTCTCCGGGTCGAATGTAATAAAGGTGGAAACCAAGGACTCCAATGATGTGACGTACGGTATGAGCGCGGGCGTCGTGATAACGTTCACTAACGAGAACCCTCAGCTTATTCTAACTTCCAATAGCCCTATCCATCGGAACAATGCTCTTATAACTGGCTCCGTCATTGATGCTAACGGGGACATGGTAAGGTACCGAGTCCTTGTTGACGGGGAAGAGAAGTTCGGTTGGAGCGGCTACAGGCAGGTGCCTTTCACGTTCACTTCGATTATACCTAATGCGGAACTGCTTTTGGGTGACGCGGAAGTGACCGTGGAGATCGAGGACAACTACCACATTAAGGGAACTGGGACAGCTACCTTAACGATATCAAAGGTTAATCACCAACCTCGCGTGGACAATCTACGAATCGAGGGGCATATCGTAAAAGGAGTAATAGCAGACGAGGACAGCGACAGGGTACAGTTTCGAATCTCTATAGATGGACAACATATCTACCCTTCGACAACGAATGGGTATACCGAACTTTTACCTACCCCGATAGGGTTATGGATAGATATACCGCCCAACAACGTGCAAATCGGACAGCAAAGCAGTCTCAGAATAGACATGACAGATGAACTAGGAGCATTCACTACGTCCATAATCGAACAGACTTTGGACTACGCGGGCATCATGTTTCATGACGAGTTAGGTTCCTACTACGCTGATAACTTGGGTAATGTACTGAAATACCTAGTCATCTCGGGGGTAGTGGCGGGGAATCAATCAAACATATACAGGGTGTGGTTAAAGAATACCATAGGGTACGAATTGAAGAACATTCGGCTCATTGTGAATCAAAGGGAGTTGGATGGCACGACTGTTTGGGCTGAGATCAGTTCTTCCAATGAACCCTTTCAAGAAAGCAGCGAAGTTGCATTCCCTGACGTGCTGGCCCACGGAGACTCCCTTGCGTTCTATGTAAGGCTAGGTACAACAATTGAAGCATACGGAAAAGGGTTGTTCGATGTAATCGTCGAAGCAGACCCGACATAGGGGGTGACGATATATGGGCTTAGGTAATGGAAGTTATTATATTGACGATATAGGTGATCTGTACGGGTTTGGGATAAACAATTATGGGAACATGGGTTTGGGGCATACAAATGATGTAATGACGCCCACTAAGCTACCACTTTCAGGAGCAAAGCAGGTAGTCATAGGAGGCGGTTCTACCTACGTTCTTTTGCAGAACGGTGACCTCTACTCGGCAGGCTATAACCATTACAACAACTTGGGAGACACAAGAAACGTACGTACAAGTAAGCCCAACGCTACCTTCCAGAGAGTAATGACAGGAGTAAGGCAGATAGCATCAGGGTACTATCACACAATGGCCTTGAAATATAATGGTGACTTGTGGGGATGCGGATACAACCAGTACGGGCAGGTAGGGACGTCAATGAATTACAATTCGGACGTAGGTGTAGGGTGGGCACTCGTGCGGTCGAATGTCAAACAGGTTGACTGCGGAGGATACACAACGTTTATTGTGGACATTAACGGCAACCTCTACGGGTTAGGTTTCAACGCCACTACAAACTATGCCTTGGGCATAGGCTCGACTATTACCTCAACATATGTTTGGCAGTTGGTATTTACAAATGTTGCCAAGGTTTATGCGGGCGGCAACTACTTTGGGTATGCGCTAAGAGCGAACGGTGACCTGTATTCGTGGGGTTTAGGTTCTTACTACCAGACAGGCTTTACAAGTACGAGTGTCAAACAGCTACCCACATTAGTAATGGGTAACGTGAAAGATGTATACGTAGGGTTTTACGCCGCTATTATTCACACTAGTAGCGATGTTTTAATAGGTTGTGGTTACAACAACTATGGCGAACTAGCACTAACCCCTAACTCTTCTAACGGTATAGCTCGAACTACAATCACACACATAAACGGAAGCGATCTGAGAAATGTGGGCCGAGGGTCCAACCATACATTGTGGCTTATGAACAATGGCTCAATTTACACAACGGGATATGATTTTCGAGGACAACTTGGTACCGGTTCAAACAGTAACGGTGCCGTAGCTACTCCTTACCTTGCAGTGTCTTCTGGCGCAGCCAGTGTAGTTAATGGGAGCGTAGGTGACTCTATAGTATTTTCAGCAGACTCATCTGCAACGTCACCCATCCATAAGCAGGACACTGTAATCAAGTCTACGATTGCAAGTATCGACGGCACCCAAGTCCGCTACAAGTTACTGGTAAATGGTGTGCAGGTGTTCCCTGCCGGCGACGGTTGGACTGAATTTGTACTCAGCCCCTTCCAGCTTACCAAATCGTTAAGCGCCGAAATGTTCAATATAGGGAACAACAGTGTTACACTGGCGGTTTCAGATAGCCAAGGAGCCTCAACATCCCTCAGCTTTAACGTCAGTAAGACAAGTGTTGCCCCGACGATAACGGATACCGTTGCTCAACAGATTCACAAAGAGAATTTGACCGTGGTATCAACGGTGGCGGATTCTGAGGGAGACTTTATCCAGTACCGGGTATTCTTAAACAACGTGCAAATGTACCCTGAGTCGGGCTGGACCGAATTACAGATGCCGCCCATTACGTTCTCGACTGTCCTGTTAAACAGCTTATTTAACATGGGAGCCAATACGGTCAAAATTGAAGCGAGAGACGAGTTCGGTGTCCAATCTTCGGTTCAGCGGACAGTATTAAAAACCAATGCGGTACCTGTAATCACCATGGAAGTTCTTGGATCAACTTTGAAATTTAGGATTCAAGACCCCGAAGGCGACACGGTTCGGTACAGGATTCTACTTAATGGGGAGCAGCTATTCCCGGGTTCAGGTATGACTGCATACGGAACCTCGCCCGCGGTCAGCGAGTACAAATTCCCGTCCGACCGAATTAGACTCAAACAGAACAATACAGCGCAGATATTCACGGAAGACGACATGGGAGGCGCTAACTCTAGGTCGCTTGTGTTCGTTGGTGACTATGCGGGACTAATGTTCTGTGACGTTGATGAGACTTACTACTCTACGGACATCGGAGAAGTTCTGCGCTACCTTGACTTTGGTACCGTCGTGGCGGGCGGCTCCACTCCAACAGCAAGAGTGTGGTTGAAGAACACACTAGGGTTCGACGTGAAGAATGTCAGGCTTTGGACGAACCAAGGGGACTTGGATGGTGTAAATGCCGTGGTACAACTTAGTAAGCAGGACTCCCCATTTATTCCTGAAGATGAGGTGTTATTCCCTGAGGTCGTGCCGTACGGGTCAAAGATCAGCTTCTATGTACGGGTAGTAACAAACCGACAGGCTCTTATTGGTGGTATGTTCGATATTATTACTAAAGCCGATCCTCTCTAAAGTTAGATTGAAAGACTTGCGCCCTATACTATATGGTGTAAGTCTTTTCTTTTGTACGAAATTAACATCGAAGGGGTGTGTTCATATATGGCAGGAGGGACTTTTGGAGGCGGCGACGGCACTACAGGGAGTCCGTACCTGATCGAGGACGTGTACGATCTGTTCTCGTTCACGTCACAGTCAGCTTATCTTTCATCGAACGCTAAACTCGTAGCTGACCTCGATTTCTCAGGTACCCCGTACGTACTGAATAATGGATACAATCGAGGAACCAATAATACATTCACAGGGAGTTTAGACGGAGACGGGTACTCCATCAAAAACATAACATTCATAAACCTAGCCAACGCAGGATTGTTCTACAATCTAGGCACTAACGCTTATGTGAAAAACATAATCTTTGAGGATATTGTTTTCACTATGACGGGTGGACAAACACTTGGAGGTTTAATAGCCGCTCAAATAAACGGCAGCTCAGTTAGGATTGAAAATTGCTGCGTTCGCAGAGGTACATTTAGCGGGTACGGGCAGCACGGTATGCTGGTTGGTAATATGACGGCAGGCGCTATGAGAAACTGTTATTCCGAAGGAGTTAACTTCAGCAACTACGCTCCTGCCAACAACGTCAATAATTCTGTGGGAGGTCTTGTTGGTACTATGACAGGCGGCAACACGGTTATGGCCAACTGCTACACTTCCAATGATCGGGGCTTCGACTCTGGTTTCAGGTCGTATTGGGGTTATTTGGTTGGCTATCATGTGAGTATTGCCGCGGGCAACGTTACAAATAACTTCTTCAACAGCCAAACAAATAAAATGACCTATCCGGGATTCGGTGCGCCCGTTACTGTTCCCGGTTTTAATGACGCGACGTTTAAGGACGGAGCCACTCTCCTTCCGCTCAGTAGTGGAGCAGAAATTGTTGGACTGCAACCTTGGGTTATCGGGGCAGGGGATTACCCACGACTGTTCTATGAGAAGTTCGACAAGTTCTTCATTACGGAAGGTGCGCGGGTTTTACCTAACATTGATTTCGGCTCTATCTTGGAAGGAGGTACTTCTCGTGTCAGAGACTTGAAGTTGAGGAACGGGTACGGGTACAAAATCACTCAACTGACACTTTCGTGGGCACGAACCTCATCTAACATAAACACATCGTTGTTCATCAGTGAAACGGAAAACTTCGATGGGGCCACCAGTCCACTGACTATCACAGCGCCGATCGATCGTAACAGCTACTTGGATGTTTTTGCCAAGATCGTGACGCAAAAGGGGATGTCTGGAACAGGGCAGTTCGACATTACGTTAACTATCGACGCGGTGGAAATGTAATGTCACCATCTCAATACAATGGGATAGGACGTGGACAATATGGCGGCTAACGACATTGTGGGGGCGGTTATTAATATAACCGCCCTTCATCAATCTAAGGAAGTAGGAGACACAGTACTACAGGCGAATCACGCAGTTATGGGTGCTGAGGTAACTCTTACACATGGAACGCGCACACCTGCGTTGGATACTACAATCCCTGCTGTACATGATGTATATAGCGGCTTTACTGCCGTTCACCAGACACGGCCCGAGGTCGCTACGGACGCACCTCAGATAATAAGCGGGCATAGCCATACGACCAGACCAACGCCTCCGACAGGGTGGATAGCGTGGCACGATTCATTAAATGATCCTGTTCACTTCTTGGTGGAGCATAGCGTAGAACCGCAAAATAACACTGTCACTGTGCTCAATCTTAGGCACACAACTGACGACGGTGTGCGGGCGGTAACCCATGAAACAAAACCAACGCCCAATACTGTTATCACAGTGTCCCATTCTACTGATGATGGCGTTTATAAGGCATCTCACGACACCCGACCTCTTGTCGATGTCGCAGGGCTTCCTCCCGCAATCCATACTACAGAGAGCCGTTCTACTACGATTAGCGCAATTATTCACGTAGCTCCTTTGGATACCGTTATCCCTGTAGTCCACGAAACCATCGGTGTGGAAAACGCAGACCTTGTGAGCGCCATTTGGGTAGGTAAGTGGGAGCAGAGTGAAATAACCGGCACCATCAGGGTTAGAAGTGAATACGTGCATGACGAGAACGGATATGGACGCTTGCTGAAAAGCTCCATTAACGTCTTGTCCGTTGGTACTTCTGATCTGACATCCCGCATCGGGGTCAAGCTCAGAAACAAAATGACAGGCGACTCGTTTGTTATCGGTGTGCAGGGTAACGAAATACCGATGTCCGTTATTGCCAAGCGGCCATACGACATGCCTTCCAGCATCGGGGTAGCTCCGCTAAATCGTATGCGAGGCATCATCAATATCGTTGAACCTACGGTCTTGGCCGACATTAACACGCCGATTAAAGATGCGTTTATCCGCGAAGGCCTACCTAAGCTGAACTATGGCGGGGAGCAGATCATAGGAACTGGCTACTCGGCAGGTAAAGAGGAAAGGCTAAGAATCCTCGCAGGGTTCGACATCTCTAGGTTCCTAGAGTTACCGCTTAATTACGAACTGAAAAGAGCGGAACTGCGCCTCTACTACGCCTACATGAAACCCGAGATCAGCCTGAGTCTTTTGGAGACGGACGATTCTTGGACCGAGAATGGGGTAACGTGGGATAACCAACCCGGCCCGGGCTTGCTTGTCGGCATAGACTATACAGTTAATGAGGACGACAGGTACATCGCCTTTGACCTCTCGACGTACGTTAACGATGCAAGGCGGGATGGAAAGGCCGTACTTAACTTCTACATCAACGCCACGAATGAGCAAGACCCTGCGTTGTTCGTATTCTCGAAAGAGCGTAGGTCAGGTCTTGAGCCTAAGATTGTTATTGAGTACTTTGATGCTCAGATTTGGAGCTTCGACACAGCTAACCTTGAATCGCGGATTATGGCTGTAATTCGAGGCAACAAGAGCTTGGCCAGTAAGCTGACAGTTAGGGGATTTTGGACAACTCATGATATGCCCTCAAGCATGTTCATTGTGCAGCCGGGAGAACGCATTTCTCGGATTGTAGTTAGCCGCCCTGACATGCTCGGCTCGATCACTGTAAGAAGAGAAGAATGGAATGACTTACCTTCCACCATCGCTGTTCGTGAGCCGGGATACAACGACCTTGAAAACAATACGATTATGGTTAGTAAGCCTGACCTGCCCTCGTCCTTGTTTGTTAAAAAGTACACGGATATGCCTTCCTCCTTCTTGGTCAGGGTCGAAGGGTACAGTGAGCTATTCTCTTGGGGAACGATTAGCGCACCAGATCGCCCGGGTAGTATCTACGTTACGCCGTATAAAGATTGGCCGGGTAGTATCGCCGTTCGAAGATCGACCGAGTGGGAGATGCCTTCCAGCCTGTACGTGTCCAATCCGACAATCGACTGTTCGATCTATGTTCGATTCCGCGAGGACTTGGCGGGCAGCATCGATGTTAGGCGCAACGGAGAAGGTGAACTACCGGGTACAGTCAATGTCTCTAAACCATACCTGCCTTCTAGCATTTGGGTAACGCCGTACGTTGACGTTAGCGGCTTGATACGGGTAAGGAAAAGAAGCGAGAGCAGGATACCTGCCACGCTGTTTGTATCCAGACCTGAGTTGCAATCTAGGATTTGGGTAACGCCATATATTGATATGGCGGGCAGCATCACAGTACGGCGAAGTGACAGACTGAACATGCCTTCAAGATTGTGGGTTTCTCATCCTACTATTAAAGGTAGAATCTATGTTACTCCGTACATTGACCTCCCGGGCAGCGTGACCGTAAGACACAGCGATCGGAGTAAGATCGATGGCACGATCTTTGTATCGAAGCCTGACCTACCGTCCAGTGTATATGTTCGGTTCAGGGAAGACCTGACTGGTTCCATCACGGCGCGTAGGGATTCGTTAAATGAGATCGATGCTGGGATTGTAGTTTCCAGACCTAATCTTATGGGTACCATCCAGCCGCGGCTGCATTACACCCTTGAGTCTAGCTTGGTCGTACGGCGGTCGGATTTAGACGATCTGGACAGTAACGTTTATGTCCTCTACCGTAAGGAAATCCCGGGCCAACTGGACGTATGGATAAAGAGTGATCTGCAAGGCTCCATCTTAGTTAGATCGCAGTACTTGAATTGTAGTATCGTTGTACCTGCTTACGGGGACTACGAAATGGAAGGTTCGGTAATAGTACGGCGCAGCGATGTGGACAGCATCCCTTCTACAATACAACTGAGGCTGCATAGCGACCTCCCTTCTACTATCACGGTTCGTCGGAGCAACTTCAAAGACCTGAATGGTAAGGTCGTAGTAAGGGTTCGCGACACGTCCGATCTGCCTACGCAGATCAATGTAGTCAGGTTCTCCAACCTGCCGTCGAGTATCACAGTACGTAGGGCCGAAATCTCCGAGCGTCCCTCGCAGATCGTAGTAAGACGTAGCGAATGGTCTGATCTTCCGTCTGCCATCAATACGTTGCAGTTTGTAACGCTGCCGTCGCGGATCGTGGTCCGCAGGTCGGAGACGAGCGACATACCGTCGAACATCTACGTGCTGAATAGGGATGACTTGAACTCCGAAATCCTTGTAAGGCCGTACGAGTCCCTACAGGGTAGCATCTTTGTAAAGTACCGTGGGAATGAAGACACCCCGGGTATCATCATTCCGAGGGTTCGTGGGGCTTACGACATCCCGACATCCTTGTACACAGTGGCGCGGGGGAATGAAAGCCTACCGTCCGTCATCAGGGTTTCCCCTACTAACAGGATGACAGGCACGGTCGGGATTATAGCTGTAAGGGATGAAGACCTGCCATCTTCGATTCAACTTCGACTGATGGATGATATCCCGGGTAGCATTACGGTACAGCAAGTGCATTATTACGATAAGTCTTCAACGCTGTGGGTACGGCGCACGTCAGAGTACGATATGCCTTCAAGCATTGCCCTTCGTATTCACAGCGACCTGCCGTCTTCGTTAAGTCTCTTGCATAGGAAGGACTTGGATTGTGTTATCGAGATCATCACCGACCTACCGTACGCGTTCATCATGTAACAGAAAAGCGCCCCTAGAGGGCGCTTTTTGCTCTTGGATGAAACTGTTCGTAATCGTTAGCTACACGTCTGTTGTCAACCTTCGTATAGATTTGTGTAGTGGCTGGATTGGCGTGGCCGAGAAGCTCTTGTACATACTTTAGCTCCATCCCATTATTCAACAGGTGCGTAGCGAAGGAGTGGCGAAACTTGTGCGGAGTAATCCACTTGGCCCCTACCACTCCCCTCCATTTAGCTATAATATCGTTTGCTTGCCGTGCGGACAGATGTCCATTGCCGCCCTCGAACAACCATTCCCCACTCGCCTTCGCCGCGAGTTCTTTAGTAATCTGCAAGGCGATGCCTCGGATAGGGACGATCCGTTCGGTGCCACCCTTCCCTAGTACGCGAATGAATCCTTGGGTAAAGTCAATATCCGATATTCTTATCTTGACCAACTCCATACGACGCAGCCCGCAGCCGTACAGTATTTCCAATAAGGTTCTGTCGCGTAGGTTATTTACGGCTTCAAATAACTGGTCGAGCACTTCAGCATTGATTGGCTTCGGAAGGTGCTTGTCTTGCTTGGCCCCCTCGATGTCCGCGGCGGGGCTGAATGGAACACGCCCTCGCCTTGCAAGGTACTTAAAGAAAGTCTTTAGGGCAGATAGCTTACGGTTTCGGGTGGATGCCTTCATGCTTTTGTCCTTTAGATGAGCGAGAAACCGCACAATGTCATCAGTGGTTACCTGCTCAACAGGTTTGCATACGAACGCTGTGAACTGCTCGATATCCTTCTCATAGTTGTATGTGGTTTCGTTCGACAGCTCACGTTCGATCTTCAAATGATCAATGAACAGTTTAATATGGCTCACTGGCGATTCCTCCCATAATATTTATTATGAGCACAGCATACAACGCAGGTACTACCTATGTCAAATGAAAATGTAAATAAACGAACTTAACTAATGTTCGCGGAGGTCGTATAGGGCAAGTGTAAGCAAAGGGGCACAGAAGGGAGCTTGATAAATGGATAACGAATACAACGAGTTTAGCTTAAAGTTCGCTTCGTCCGAAAAAGAGTTCCTCTATAACGAAGGGCCAAACCGCGGTCATTCTCTTACCTACAGTAAGGTGAACCGCTGTCTATTCCTGTCGTCGGAAGCAAAGCAACTTTACACTAACATCTCGGAGTATGCGTTCAACGGTAAGCGTGACTGCTTCCCTAGTCAGTTGGCACTTCGTCTACAACTAGGGTGGTGCAAGAACACGATAAGAAAGTTCACCTACGAACTGCGTGATGCAAGGTTAATTGCGCTTGAGCGGACGGGTGGCGGGAATTACGTGTATCACTTGTCAGAGCTACACACTATACCGACGGTAGCACACTCTGAGTTTGTTCATGAGGTATTGGAGCAGTACAGGAAGGAACATGGTGAGAATACCTTCAAGGCTCTTGAAACCTATAAGAAAACCTCGCTATGTGACAAGGCAAACAAAAACCCTGTAGGGCATGAAGCGACGATTGAAAAGTTCTTCCAAGCGTACTTTGCAGGGGAAACACTGCTGCCTGTGTCGGAGCCTGTGGTCTACAAACCTCAACCTGAAATACCACAACATGTCCCCGGGATGCCTAGACGTATAACCGCTGCACCTGTGAACGCCGATGAGATTCGGCGGGAAGCTGACCCGAGCAAGCCTGAAAAGGCATCGAGCGGTAGGAAGCATACTTCATGGCGGAATGTGCCTGTCGAGGACTGGAACACCAATCACTTCACTTCTTACTTTGCGGATAAGTACCTCGAAGTAATGAAACTACCGATGATCGGCGCTGGCATGAAAGAACGCGGGCAGTTAAAGAAGCTGATCGACCTGTATGGAGAGATGGAAGTAGAGGGTAAGCCGTACAACGGCAGGGAGCTTCTTAAACGAAGAATCGAGGTTTATATTGATAGCGACTTCTTCTCCCCTAAAGGCATCTCGAACTTCTGCTCCAACTTTGTACAAGGGATGATTACCCAGTACCTTAACACGGGTAGCTTCGACCGCAAGAAGCAAAGCAACCTTGCACCACAGGAGGATTCGCAGGAAACGAAAGATGAGTTCGCAGACTTGGCGGCAAGGCGGCGGGCGCAGCTTCTCGGAGGTGTTCAATGATGCCGCCGTATGAGTTTTGTGAGTCATGCATAGCTGCTCCATTCTGCAATGCGTACAGCGGAAAAGTTCCATTACGCCCTGATGCCCCTGTTAGCTGGTGTAATGCCCAATACCGCCTGTACAAGGCGCTCGAACTATCACGCATCCCGAAGGTGTACCTGACGGCCAATATCCACAACTTCAGAGTGGATGAGGACAACAAGATCGCATTCTATAACGACATCGAGCCCGCAGTAGAAGGTATTGTGGCGGTGGTGGATAGAGGGACGAACTTCCTGATCTTTAATCAGGGAACCGGGACAGGCAAAACGTACGCGGGAGCTACCCTTCTGAATCACTTCATCTACAAGACCTGCACGGGCAGAAGGTTTGACTTCGAATTACCGCTCGGTATGTTTGTTGAGTTCGCCACCATCATAGACGATCTACGTTACCGCAGGGAGGACGCTGATGTGGTCGAAACTATGCAGCAAATGCGGGATACCCCGTTCCTGATGCTTGATGACGTGGGGGCAGGGACACTATCCGACTTTGCCTTAGAACAGACGTACCTCCTGCTGAACTATCGAGTGAACAACGGGCTTGCCACGCTCTACACATCGAACTTCGGGTTGGAGCAGTTGAAGAAAACCATGGGTTCTAGAATATTCTCTCGGATGTTGATGAACGCCATGCCTATCGAGCTTGGTGGTAAAGATAGGAGGCTGTTCGGATGAAGAACAAAGTAGAGATTCATAATGACGAAGCGCATATCCTTATCACGCACAAAGGTGAAGTTCACCCACTTATTATCGACATAAGTGACCTAGAGCGTTGCGGTTCGTTCCCTAATACTTGGGTCATATCCCGACCCGGGGGCAAACAGTGGATTCAAGGATACCTCAATACAGAAGGCAGACGTGACTACGTAAGTTTCTACGAGGTGTTCTTTAACGGAGGAATCCCTAAGGGGGCACGACTTGCTCACAAAAATGGGAACACATTAGACTTTAGACGTTCGAATCTTGTGTTCCATATCTGCGGGGTATTCGGAGTGGAGTGGGTTGAAGGCGACAAGTGGGCGGCTGTTCACGACAGAACTGTACTTGTTGTATTCAATACCCACGAAGAAGCGGTGGCCGAGATTGGTCGAACGCTTGCCGAACTGACTCTCTTCTTTGAACGGAGAGTGAAGAACCTTGATTGAAGAACTGCAACTTATCAACCATTGGCTCGTAACCAAAGACCCTGCATTCATGGCGAAGAACGGAATCGACCAGTCCTACTTCTTTGCCTTGGAAGATGTTGTGAAGTGGGTCGAGGATTTCCGCAACTCCAACAGGGGTGCTCTGCCGACCCCTGATCTTGTTGCTGTCGAGTTCGATGAGTTCCGTAAACTTGCTGATCTTGACTCCGTAGACTACCTTGTCCAGCAGGTAAAGGAGCAAAAGGCTTACACGGAATATGCTCCTGCTCTTGAACGGGGCGCGGGGCTTCTCAATGACGGCAAGACGCTAGAATCCATGATCCAGCTTCGTGGGGATATTGACACGCTCCTACAGAAGTATGCGAACAAAGCGGTCACATACGATTGGGTAAAGAGTGCAGTCAGTCGCTACGACGAATATATGAAGAAACACGGCAAGGAAGGTATGGCTGGATTACCTACAGGCATACCTGATCTTGACGAGCTAACAGGGGGATGGTTGGAAGACGATCTCATTCTTCTAGCGGGACGCCTTAATGAAGGTAAGTCCTTAATCGGCGGCTTCTTTGCTTTCCACGTCTGGATGGCATTGAAGAAGGCCAACATTAACCGCCCCGTTGCCTTTATATCAACGGAGATGTCGGAGCTTGAGGTTTCATACCGACTCGATAGTATGAAGGCTCATTTCTCGAATATGGCGCTCAGGAATGGTAAGCTGGCTGACCCACAGATATACCTCGAATACTTGGAGCAGTTGCAGAAGGAGTCCGCAGGGTTCCTTATCCTATCCCAAGAGTCGAATGGTGGATCACCGTTCAAGACCTCCGACATTCACGGCATCGTAGCTAGTGAGAAACCCGCGTTTCTAGTCGTTGACCAGTTGTACGACGTCATGGATATCAAAGGGGATTGGGATATTCGACGCCGTATCGTGAATGTTACTCGGGAGATACGGGATATGAACCTACTAACCAAGACTCCGACGATGCTTCTAGCACAGGCGGGCCGGGAGGCGGCGAAGGACGCTCGTAAGAACTCCCAAGCTACCCCTGAGATCGATCAAATCCAAGAGAGTGATAACCCAGCACAGAAGGCCACAAGAGCGATCACCCTCCGTAGACTTGGCGATACATTCAAACTGTCGTTGAAGAAGAACCGCAGTGGTAAGAAGGACGAGGATGTATACCTCAAAGCGGACATCGATACAGGGGTATATGAACCGACGACCGAAGATGAGATGGTATTTTAAGGGGGAGTATTCTATGTACCGAAGCAGAGGCGTAATGATGGCCATCCTGAAAGAGGTTCCTAAAGAAACCTTGGAGGGCATTGACAAGTTCACTATCCGAATGGCGAAAATGATCGGGTACTTCCCTTACGAAGCATTCATGAACTCGGATGATCGACAGAAGTACTTGCAGGAGCAGATTGTTAAGCGGTTCAAGCAGTACGAAAAGGATAGTAGTGACTACTCTTGGACGACAAGCCCTGATCGTATGGGGCAATAAGGGGGATGGGACAAATGGCAAAAGTGAAAATAACTATTACATGCACTCGGGAGTTTGAGTTGCCGCCCGCGGAGTACTACCCTGAGGGTGCCACTACCGAAGAAAAGCTGCGACTGGAAATTCAGAGTGCTGACGAGTTGCCTCATGAGTTCATGAGTGGCGACGATGCCGAATGGACTACTACTGGCGAAATCGTAGAGGATGACGATCAGAGCGAACTACACATCCATGGAAGGGGACTCTAGTCTATGAAGACATTCAGACTGACCTATACAACCGACCGTGAGAATATCGTAACAGGGGTATTTACTTGTTACGACGGAGACGATTTCGCTGCGGTATGGGAAGAGGCATGGCACACCCTAGCTGCCGAACTGCTTCCCTCCGAACTACTGAAAGTGCAAGCAGTCAACATCCTAATCTTGGAAGAGTCTGTAGTTCAATGACCGCGATACCACTGACCTGCGCGAACTGCGGAACGAAATTCGTAAGGCGTTGCCTAAGCTGCGGGGACGGATACTGTCCCCTCTGCGGCGGCGATCTAATACCTGATGAACAGGAGGCTGATAAGGGTGAGCGACCGGTGTAGGGAATGTAAGACGTGGTGGGAGAAGTGTCCCTGCTGTCAGGAGAGCTTTTGCCCCGACTGTGGGGCGCTAGAAAGCGAACAAGATGAAGAAGCAGATGATGATGACGATGAGGAATAAGGGGGATGTAAAGAATGGGTTACCTTCGGCTCTCTGATAAGGATACTCTTGTTATAAAGAATCGCACAACGGGCAAAGTAGTTCCAAAGTTCAACGGGCGGCTACACCTAGCCCGGGAGCATGTGTGGAAGCTAATCGATGGGGAGATATACTCCAACAGGCTCTTTGTTATAACTGGAATCATTGAGCCTTGGACCTATCATATAAATCACAGCGCGGGAACTGTCGATATTGAAATGACAAAAATCTCTGAACGATTGTATCGCTACCGTGTTGTATCCAGTGAAGTGTGAGGTTGCGCAAGTTTACGGATATGACAAATAAGACAAAGCATTAAAAGATTGCACGAACAGATGTTCGCATATTATAATCAAAACACGAACAGAACAAGGGGGAACTCAGCAATGCAATTTCATCTATATAAAGTAAGTGGGTATGAAGAAGCAATCATGAGCCTACGGATGTCACAGTCCAAGTATTATTCTTGGGAGAAGGCACAGCATATTCAAGACCTTGTGTATGTTTGCACCGACAAGAACGGGTTCCTAGCGCAAAATGGAGAGTACCGCAATAAGCTTGCTGCCCTTGGTATTTTCGCTGGTGTGACTAACAGCCATCCGAAGATCAAAGGTATTTATAACGAGGATATTGCAGAGTTCAAGCGACTGCTCGGGATGACGAAGAACAATGCTATGGTCGAGTTCGATCACCACACATTAATGAAGTATATCGACATCAGCTTCTTCACAGATGGCCTGCATCGTGGGGCGCAAGATGATCTTGATGCTCACGCACAACGCTTCAATAACCGTATCACTCGCTTCTCAACCCGCCTTGCCGAGATCAGTGAGCCTGAGGTATCTGAATGGTATGAGGGAAAGATCATCACATTCGATGGCTTTAATAAGATGCTACAGAAAGGCTCATTGGAGTACGTTGATTGGGCGGGCGGTGTCCGTACAGCTTCCCCTGAGGAATGGGGATTCCCTGATGCTATTTTCGTAGGGGATGACAAGTTCAAGTACACTCCGTTTGGTTATGTTCTTGAGAAGTACGCTGACATGAGTGAGAAGAACGGATTACGTAAGGATGTATTCCGCGGACTCGTTAATTTAGGTCACCCGGGCGCGGCGCTGTGGAAGATCGACTTACATGAGTTGCGATATGTGTACTTCCGCAGATCAAAGTTGACCAAAGCCAACCCTGAGCTTCGCGCAGGTATGGAGCAACTTGCCAATCAGATCGAAGCGAACATCCCTATATTCGGTGAACACTTCCGCTATCAGTTTACTGACACATGTAAGTGGGAACATATCAACAAGGTGCGCACAGTTACGGCTGAGGAATACGCTATCATTCAGGAGTACAATAAGTTGAAACATAACTAAAATAATTTAACCCCTGCCCTAAACTTATGGTAGTACCTATCGTATATGGTTAGTGTAGGGGTTATTAATAGTCTAGTTAGTATCATTCGACACAGCATAGGTATTTGGCATTACTTTGTGTCGAAATAATTTATTGACAGGATTATGAACAGGGTGCTATATTTGTCAAGCAAGCACCCCCTACACACGTAGGTTACACGTATTCTTTTACTAAGGGGTGTGGGAATTGTCGGATATACTTTCGGCGGTACATATTGACGTAGAAGAGATGCTTGACGACTTAATGTTGTCGTGGAGATCGGGCAAACAAGTGCTGTATAATGTTAGCGCCTTTGACAAGACATCAAACAAAGGTGAGAACATAATGTGCTGCTGTCCGTACCACGAAGAGGAATCGCCGTCCTTCGGTATCCTCACACAGTACCCGTATACGTTCAACTGTTTTGGGTGCGGTGAGTCAGGAAGTCTCGGCAAGCTAATCGCTCACGTCATGGAGCTACCGTCAGAGATTCACGGTCTACACTACATTCAAAAACACTACATCGTGCTGTCCGTAAAAGACAGAAAAAAGTTGGACATACGTAGTATCATTGATGGGGGGAACAAGCTGGACAGGAAACGGTCTTTACCTGAATCCGAGGTGACAAAGTACACAAGCAAGAAGCATTCATATATTACCAGTCGCGGATTCAGTGATCGCACCTTACGTAAATACGAGATCGGGTACGATGAGCAATCCAATTCCATTACGTTCCCGGTCAGAACGAGTAAAGGGCTGGTTCGCTTCATCAAGAGAAGGAACGTCTTGACGAAATCCTTCCTCAACGAGAAGAACATATACAAGAAGGATATCCTGTATGGGCTGTACTACCTCTCACAAAGCCCATATAAGATAACCGAAGTATTCGTGAACGAGTCGGAAACCGATACGATGTCTTGTTACGAGTCAGGGTTGCCCGCCGTAGCTATTCTTGGACGGATTCTCTTCGAAGAACAGCTTCGAGAGTTCCTACTGGCCGGGATTAAAACCGTCAACCTCTTCTTCGATAACGACAAGGCGGGGGTTGATTGTACGCTCAAGACGTACGAACTTTTATCCAAGACGCCGATCAAGGTGAATGTGGTTATGTACCCGGGTGGACATTGGGGCATCGACACCGTAGATACAGAGGAACTCCCCTATAAAGATGCCAATGATCTTCTGAAATTCAAAATGATGAAGAAGATCAAGGTCGTACCATTCTTAACCTTTAGGAGTCAGGTTCCTAATAGTGTTATAGAAGAACTGAAAAGACCTAAACTAAGCAAGTGATGCTGCGAATATTGGGGAGGAAACCTTGACAATGAATACGACAATGACCTATGACGAACTGTTCGCTACGGGCGACATGGACCTGTTCCTAGAAAAAGTGCAAAAACACACTGCGGCGAAGATCGGCTCTAAGCGCTTCGCAGGAATGGACACTGAGGACGTTGTACAAGAAACTGTCTTCAAGGTATATCGATCGCTTGATCTCTACAATAGCGAGACGAGTAGAATGAGCACTTACGTTGACCACGTTATCGAGAATATGATCCGTGACTGCCTGCGCAAGTGCGGAAGTGGCAAGAATCTCATGGTAGTAAATGCTGACGAGATCGTAGTTAATTATGACCCAAGTGAGCTCGGTAGTGACGAGCGATCTACGCTTCAAGTCGGCTCTATTGACTACGGTTATCAGAACGCCGAAGTCATGATGGATGTCATGAACAATATGGGGCTGACAGACCGGGAGAAGCAAATCTTCCAGTTATATGTGGAAGGTTACGAGTTTGTCGAGATCGCCAAGGTGATTGGTGTAACTAAGTCCCGAATGTCACAGATATGGTCGAAGATCAAGTCCAAATATAACCAGATGTGAGGCGAACACTCTCATGGTGAGGTTGATTTGTTCATGCAACAGTATAGGTATCGTTGAGGCTGTGGGCGAAAGCGCTCTCTCTACAACTAAGGGACTTATTACGTTCCCTATTCATGAAATCGAGGGGTTTGACGTAACCTACTCGGACTACAGCGGAGTACTAACTATAAGGTGTAGGTCATGCAATAATAAGATAAACATACAGCTATAAATCAACTCCCCCTGATGCTGAATCAGGGGGTTTTTTATTTTGCCTGAAAGCTTCCACAGACGCCCTAAACTCACCCCTACCCTTGTCGTATAGGTTCAGTGTAAGGCGATAACGCCTGTACAACTAACACACTCGCAAAGGGGAAATGAGAACATGGCGTACATGGGAAAAGGTTTAGGAGCAATCAAAGAAGCAAATGAGGGGTCTGTACACAACCTCAAAATCAAGAACGGAGAATCGAAGGTCATTCGTATCTTGACCCCGCCTGATGAGATTATCAGCGTATGGGAACACGTCGAGCAACTGGCGGGCGGCTGGAAGACCGTAACCTGCTTGGGTAAGCAGGACTGCCCACTGTGCAAAGCAGGTAAGAAAGCATCCTTCAAGTCGTATATCGCGGTACTTGATCGCGATGACAACAAGGTGAAGATTTTCAAGGCATCGAAGAAAGTCGGCGTCCAATTGCTCGGTCTATTGGATGAGTACGGCGACCTCCGTGCCCGGGACTTCAAAATCTTCCGTCAAGGGGATAAGCTGGACACCACATACCAGTTCTTCCCACGCGATCCGTCCGCAGTCAACTTCGATGATTACGAACTGCCTGACATCGAGGAAATGGTAGCCTTGAAGTCCAAGGATGAGATCCTCGAACTGATGGCTGGTGGCAGCGTAGATAACAACGACAGTGAAGAAACAGGTGAAGGCGAAGAAACGGGCGAAGACAAGTACCCGTTCTGAGTCTAAGTTAAAGCTGTGGTGGCGGAAGATAGACGCTAGGATTGCCGACGAATCAGCGAGAGGTTCCGCGCTGTATCCTGTCACATTGGAAAAGGGCACCAAACGTAGGGGTGTGCTGAACCTCTAGGCTATACACCCCGATTCCTCGCCAACTGGCAAGTTGGCAATAGTGACGTGCGGCAGTGAAAGGCTGCCGCCCACAGATTAACTAGACACAAAAGGAGTGACGACGATGTTACCACTAATTGGTGGACTTATATTATTGTTGATAGCAGTGTTCGCTCTGTGGGTGTTCCTTGCTCCAATCTACAACTGGCTCGGTAGTAAGATTCAAACAAAAATTGAGTTCTTTAAGAACAAGGGGGAAAATGCACAAGATGAGAAGAAACACGTACGGGTTAAGTAGGTTTGCTATTGGTGCTGCATCCATTGGTATTACTATCGTAACAGGGCTGATCCTTCTGGCATTCTTTGTTACAACTATCGGCGCGGGCCATGCTGGCGTAGTGTACAATAGAAATGGCGGTTTGGAAGACCAAACCTTGAGCCAAGGCTGGCATTGGGTATCCCCGATGAAACGTGTAACGGAATATCCGATTGCTACTGAAACGGTGAGCTATGCTGACGTTAAAGTGGGTACCAGTGACGGCAAACCGATATTTACTACATTCTCGTATAACTATCACATCGATGTTCAGAAGCTTCCTGCAATCTTCAACAAGTTCCGTGGCCAGTCCGCCAAGACTCTGGAAGATGGGTTCTTGAAACAACGACTGACTGAGGCGGCAAAGAACGTTACCACAAAGTATACGGTCATGGAAGTGCTTGGAGAAAAGAGCCAAGAGATCACATTGGCAATTCAGCAAGGGTTCGCGTCAGATGTTGCAGATGTTGGGTTTGTTATCGAATCTGTAACGTTCCAACCACCTGCCCCTGATGAGCAGACTTCCGCGGCCATTCAAGCCAAGGTTGACGCGCAGCAGAAACTCGAACAGGAAAAGGTCGAGCTTGAGAAGTCAAAGGTTATTGCTGATCGTCAACGTGAAGAGGCAAAGGGCCGGGCCGACGCTGCTTTGATTGAGGCGGAAGCCGAAGCTAAGTCGAACGAATTGCGTAGACAAGCTGTGACACAAGAGCTTATCCAGATGGAAATTGCGAAGAAGTGGAATGGGCAGTTGCCTCAAGTTCAGGGTGGCGCAACTCCTATGCTCCAACTCCCTGCCGCGCAGAAATAATGCCATACCAAAGAAAAATAAGGCGCTCCCGAGAGGGCGCTTTTTTCTTTTTTTCCAAACCTTAACTGGTCTGATCTGGTCGCGTATAGGTTCAGTGTAAGCAAATTAAATCAAAGCGAGGTAATGACCAGTGTCCAAAATCAAAGTTGTAGCTGTAAAATTTATCGGTTCTTATGGCACCCTCTATGACTTCAAATGTGCTGAAGAACTCGGGGTAGCTAAGGGCGATGTAGTAGTTGTCGACTCAGCGGGAAGCCTTCAAGTAGCGGAGGTTAGAGAGATCAAAGGCTACCTGTCGGATGGCAATAAGATCATTGGTCTGAGCGCGGCGGCACACACTTCTCCGTCCAAAGCTACCAAGTGGGTCATTGACAAGGTGGATATGAAAGCCCACAACGACCGCATCGAGCGCGATGCAAAGCTGGCGGCGTTGAAGAAGAAAATGGATGCCCGCTTGAAACAGTTGCAGACGGAGCAGGTGTACCGTATGTTCGCAGAACAAGACGATACGCTCCGCGAGTTGCTGTCGGAGTTCGAGAGCTTGAAACAGGAAACGCACGAGGAATCCCGATGATTGTATACGTCCTGCACGATAGCAAAGATGAATTGATCGTTACTGGTGCTGCTTATTGGCGTAACAAGCGGCGGCAACCGAAGGCTTACACGTCCGAGCGTAATGCTAGGATAGCTGTAGGCAACAAGAGTGGAGCAGAGCGCATCGTTCCCTACGTTGCCATTACGGATGACTCGCCGCTAGTGCAGTACCTCAATGAGATGGAAGGCTTTGATGCCGCCCACCTTCTGAGAGTTATAGGAATTGGAGGCGAAGCCAATGCCAAGGAAGAAGGTCGAACTGAATCTTGACGGTGCTGAGGAAAAGAAAACGCGGCGGCGTAAGAAGTCTGAGGAAGTAGTCAAGGAGAAGAAGCCTAAGTCAGCTAAGAAGATGACCAAGAAGGAAACTCAAATTCATGCGATGGCGGCGCAGACAAAGCTTCCCGAACACTACTTCATGGTATGGACACCCGAACAACTCGATGAGTGCATGGAGTGGCTATGGCAGCAGCCCGTACTTGCCGTCGATACAGAGACGATGGGCTTACATGCATGGAAGGATGAAATCGTTGGCATCTCGTTCTATGCCCCACACCGCGGCTACTACATCCCGTTGAAGCATAAGGACAACATCGATGACGATTCACTTATCCCGAGTGACGTGTACGATGCTGAGGGCAACAGGGTTCGGGATGCCCTCATCGGTCACGACTATGTAAAGTGCTTACCTAAGGAGCTTGTGATCAAGAAGCTGAAACCTCTGCTAGAAGACAGGAGCAAGAAGTTCCTCGGTCATAACTGCAAGTTCGATAGTCACGTCATACGCAATTGGCTAGGCATCTTCATCGAATGGTTCTTCGATACGATGGTTGCTTGCAAACTGCTTGATGAGAATAAGTCGGCGCGGCTCAAGGATATTGCTCCGATCTATCTCAAGGTTGAGGCTGAGAAGTTCGGCTCACTCTTCGGCAAGACTACATTCGACAAGGTGCCTGTTCTGTACGATCCTGTGACGCGCCTCGGCAGTTTGGCGGGTTACTACGCAACGTACGATACAGAACTGACCTACAAGCTTTACGAGTTCCAGATGAAGCATCTGTCGAATCCGAAGCTGAGTGTTCTTCACTACTTAATGTTTGACATTGAGATGCCATTCCTACACATCGTAATCGACGCAGAAGCGCACGGAGTTGCTTTGGATGAGAATTACCTAGTCAACAAGGTCGCAGTCGAGCTACATGCCGATCTGGAACGCCTCAGGCAGCAGATATGGGCTTACACAGGGGTTATTAATCTCAATGCACCTGCTCAGAAGGCAGAGGCTTTATACGTCAAGCTAGGGCTTCCTAGAGTAAACGAAGAGAAGCCGAACTCGACGGATAAGAAGACCATGAAGAAGCTGCGCAAACACCACAAGGTTATCGACCTGATGATTGAGTACAGTGAGAAGAACAAGCTGACCACTGCATTTGCCGATAAGCTTCCCAAAGCGGTAGTTGAGGGGCGTATCCATACATCCTTCAATTCGGTCGGCACAAAAACAGGGCGCATGTCCTCAAACTCCCCGAACCTGCAACAAATCCCGGCGAAGGTCGGCGGGCTGATTCGTAATGCGTTTATCAGCGATTCGGGACGCTTACTGGCCTCCATTGACTTCTCTCAGCAGGAGCTTCGGGTACTTGCTCACGTATCACAGGACGAGGTGCTGTTGAACGCTTACCGGGACGGTCTGGACATCCACAGTTTGACGGCGAGTGGGATGTTCAATGCCAAGTTCCCTGAATGGGCTTGCAACTACGGGGACTTCGAGTATTACCGCGGCATGAAGGACTTGTTCCTCGACCAAGACGGAAAGCTTGTTGAAGAGAAGCTCCACGATGCTGAGTATATCGACAAGCACTTCGAGGCGGGCGATATCCGTACTAAGGACGCTGATGAGCTTAAAGATCATGTTAAGCGCGGCATCTACGCGGAGAAGACCCGTAAAGACGCGAAGGTTATCAACTTCGGTATCATCTACGGCATGAGCAAGTACAAGCTGGCAGAAACGCTAGAAATCACGGTAGACGAAGCGCAAGAGTATATCGACGCTTACTTCGCTCAATACCCGGGCGTTCAGCGGTGGATGCAGCAGCAACGCTTCAAGATGCAGAAAGGCCACTTCACCGAGACGATGTTGGGCCGTAAGCGGCGAGTATACGAAGAAATGAAAGCAGAAGAGTTCTGGAAGGTGCAGCGCGGGTTCCGTCAAGGGATCAATGCGGTTATCCAAGGCTCCTCGGCTGACATGGTTAAGATCGCCTCGGTTCAATTGCAACCACTGCTCAAAGAGCTGGATGTTCGTATCGTACTGTGGGTGCACGACGAGATCATATATGACGTACCCGAAGGTATTGGCATAGATGCACTCAAGCGGATCGCTGATGTTATGTGTAACGCCCTCCCGCTTGACTGTGGCTTGAAGTCCGACATCGAGGTAGGCGCGAAGTGGGGCCAGAGGATGAAGAACGAGGACTTAGAGGAACTCTACCTCGTTCGCCAAGCCACCAAGAAAATTAGCGGTGAAGGCTCCGACTTCGATGATGACGATGAGGACGATGAAGAACAGGAGGACGCAGCATGAAAAAGCTGTTAGTTATCTTATCAATACTGGCGCTTACTGGTTGCGGGTTGTTTGAAAAGCCCGCACCAGAAGTAGCAGGCAATTTGAAAGAAGTCACTGTACAGAGCAAACGTTTCGAGAAGACTTGTATGCGAGGATGCTGGAATGACTACTATGTAACATTCGCCAAGGGGGAGCAAAAGATTGAACTCGTAGTCGAGAACAATAGTTTGTTTCTAGCACTAATCGAGGGTTCTATCGTGAACGTAGCGTACAGCAACAAATACAAGGTGTTGAAAGTAACTTTCCCCAAGCTGGAGGGGGAAACCCCGTGAAAGCGGGCGGCTGAAAAGAACCTGAGGGGTGGAGATAACATGGACACTAGAGAACAAAGATACGGATTTCAAGTTGTAATCCCTACCAACATCCTGAATCGCATCATTGCAGAGGCGTTGAAGCTGGAGGACAAGGACGTACAGGTGTATCTAAGCGAGGATTACATCCACCGTTCCCGCAAGGTAATCGTTATTAGCAAGGATTCGTCCCTCCCTGCTTTGCGAGAAGGGTGCGAACCTGCCTATGCGGACCTTCGTGTGTTGGCTGAACCTACTCCTGAGGGTGGTTGTGTAGAATCCATCGAGGGAGTGGAGTTCCCGCGGTGGGGTGACCTGCGTGATTGAAATCTACACTGACGGTTCTTGCCCGAATCAAGGCAAGGACAACGGCATCGGAGGGTGGGCGGCGATCTTAAAGCTAACCACCCCTGATGGGGAACACATCAAAGAGATATCTGGAAACAAGCCGTACTCTACCAACAACGAAATGGAGCTTATGGCAGCGTATGAGGCGTTAAAAGCCCTGAACGATACCGCATTAAAGCATACCATCATCGTTGTTAGTGACAGCCAGTACGTGGTCAATTCCTTCCGTGCTGGCGGCGGGTGGGCCTACAAATGGGCGAAATATGGTTGGTCAAAGATGCCAGGCGTACAGATTCCCATAAAGAATATTCACCTTATCAAGCCTATCCACGAACTAAGCAAGAAGTTCAATGTGGTCTGGAAGTGGGTCAGAGGGCATAACGGAAACGAATTAAACGAGAGGGCCGACGTCCTAGCGAATGAGGCCCGCAGGAGGCTTGTATATGAAATACGGGGCGGTAGTTGAAAGTATCGAAAATCCCGGTACATTCGGGACAGTACAGTACTCCAGATTCGGGGTGTCCGTCCACTACTGGTATTACGACCGGGAGCTGCACAAGAGAGTGATGGTTAAGACACTTGGGACATCTCGGCAGGATGCGGCAAAGCATTGGAAAGTAGTTCCTCTACCTGCGTGGGGCAGAGTTGATGAGCACGGTTGCGTAGTGTTCGATCGTGATCATTGCCCTGTTTGCGGCAGTAAGATGTCCCAATGGACTGACTATATGAGCCATACACTCTGCGAGGCACGGATCAAATGTACGGAGAACGACTGCTACTTGTACGAGTTCGCGTACGGCGGCTATGCAGAGTACGTTGGACAGGAGTATGAGTGGTTCTGGTCGTATAATTCGCCTTCGGAAGAACGAACAAAAATAAGCGCCGAATCAGACGCAGCGATTATCAAATTACGAGAGAACTTCTTGAAATACGGAGTGTTCTACGACAAGGGGGATGGCGGGGTTGAGTCTAAAGAAGCTTGCGCAGCAGGTAAAGAAGGAACAAAAAGACAAAGACAGAACAGTTGAGGAACTTTTCACCGCCGCCATTGACGAGTTCATCATGCAACGTACGGAGGCAAGAGCGAACAGCAAGACGCACAGGAAGGCACACAATCCTTCCAGCTACTACAAGTGTATGCGTATGAAGTGGTACGAGCTTATGGACTATCCAAGCAAGAGAAAAACTACGCCAAAGCAGCAGCGCGTATTTGACGTAGGTACCATTACGCATGAATGGGTGCAGGACGAGGTTCTAGCAGAGATGGACAAGCGGGAGGATTCCCCTCTGCGTCTGATCCCCTATACCGAGCTTCCTGCGTTCCAAGACGAACAGATCGAGTTTATCAGAGAGCACAACTCATCCCCTATCGAGATCAAGTTCCTCGACTGGCGGTTCACAAAGCTATTCCCTATCTCGGCCATGGTGGACGGGGCGTTTCGGTTCGCGGGCAAAGACATTCTATTCGAGTTCAAAACTATCAATAGCAAGGACTTTGAATATCTGATAGAACCCTCCATGGATTACAGGAAACAGGGCGCTATCTACTCGACCTGCCTTGGCGTTCGCTTTGTCATGTTCTTGTACATCAACAAGGACAATCAGGAGTGGAAAGCGTTCTTGGTAGAGTATACCGACGAACAGCACCAGTGGGTGAAGGACCGTATCCAGACGCTTGAAATGTACGTTGAAACAAAGACTCTGCCGCCGAAAGAAGCAAGCGACAACTGCCGTTGGTGTGCGTTCAAGTCGCTCTGTGACAAAGAGGTAGGCGCTCCCGAGGTAAATTTCTAGGGCATATAAACTGAGCCGAGGTCGTGGCGTATAGGTTCAGTGTAAGCAAACAACACACGAAACGGAGTGAATCAAAAGTGAAAAATCACAAAAACATCCGTAAGAATCTGCTGGAACTGGTAACTGCATTCCCTAACCTGCTGTTCGACCGAAACGAGCTTCTCCGCTACTATTGGACGATCTATGACAGCGCAACGAACGTAGATGTACTCAGTCGTGCAACGTCTGCTGAGTCCATCACCCGGAGCCTTCGCCGCCTCGCCCAACTGGGTCTTGTGAATCTCCCCAACCGCGAGAAGATGGCCGAGCGTCAGCGCGAGTTTGAGCACGAATTTGCCTCCCTCGCGTAAATGTCAAGATCAAGATCAAAAGGATCACAAAGCAAAGAGCGCCGCAGGTTCATTAATGGCCTTATTAAGCAGGGAGGGACAGTAACTCTTCTCCCTCCTGCGGAGTTCAAAGTTGGAGATGAGGTACGGATCAGGCTGACCCGGGCGGGCGATTGGGAACCCGATGACAGTAGGGCATTCAACGGTAAGACAGGTGTGGTGCTCTTTGTAGATAACGAAGAGGAACCTCGCTACAACGTACTGGTTGGCGGCTTGAAGTTGGACCTATCATCCAAAGATATCGTAGGAGGTGAAAGTTATGAAGTACGACTTCCTACTGGCCTTTGACCCTTCTCTTGACGGCTGCGGGTGGGCTGTGCTGGATATCCGAAAGGCTGTCCCGAAGTTCGTAGAGAGCGGTGTCGTAAAGGGACGCACTAAGACGTGGGCACAGGGAACACCGCACCAAGTCAAGCTGGCGCTTATCAATGCGAAGGCCCAAGAACTGGTCGCCAAGTACCAACCTATCTACCCCACCGTGTTCGTTGAGAAGGGCTTTACTCGATTCAACAAGAGTACCCAAGCTATCTTCAAAGCTAAGGGTGCCTTGGAAGTAGCCCTCCTAGCGTTTCACATTGAAGAGATGCCTCCCTCGGAGGTCAGGAAGCTGATTGCAGACTACGGGGCATTGAACAAGGTTGAGGTAGAGGCTGCGATCCGTCAGCTTCTCAGGATCGAAAAGGAATTTGAGTCAGACGACGAGTCAGATGCAATCGCCGTAGCGTTGGCAGGACACATTAAATATTTAGGGGGAAATAACAAATGAAAAAGTTCGTCAGTAAAGTACTGGATGTAATTGATGTACTAATCCCAATATCTGTACTAGCGTACGTTGCATACCTGTGGTTCTTCAAGTACGTGAACCTTGAAGGTTACGACGGCGATATTCTCATCTTAATCGGATTAATTGCGATGTGGGTTGTTCGTATAGAGCGTATGAACAAGAGAAACAGCTAAAGGTAGGGTGAGCGCTGAATGCAGCGATATGAGATTGTCGAAGGCGTCAAGCTATTCGTCAGTCGTAGGGCCACGATGGACAAAATCCAACGAGCAGGGTTGCCTGTACCTCCCAAGCCTGAGGATGCAGTAACCGGAACGGACTTGTTCCAAGAGTGGGACAACGTGCGGCGGCGCTACGGCGGCATTGCTAACATTCCATACAACGAGCTTGGTGAGTTCCTTGACCGTTGGACAGGAATGGTGTCCTACGCAAGATGGTGCGAGGCAATTGCTGACATCGACCGTTCCACCGCCGAAGAGGTGCGGGACGTGGTGAAGAAGCAACTCTACACTGTTCAGGAAGGCAACCGGGAGATTAGGGACGCCTCAGTATACTGTGAGCCTCTCTATCTCGAATGGGAATTGAAATATACGGAGGCGCTGTCGATGTACACAGCGACCCGGGCGCTCCGTGAAGGCTACGAACAACGCGCTTACGCTATCAGCCGCGAAATATCTCGACGTGGCAGTGATCTTGAGGACACTCGCCGCGGTATAAACAGGGGGTTACAAGCATGAGCAAGCCTAATCCGTACGATGTTATCGACAACAACTGCCCTGACAGCCGAGAGAAGTCGTTAGCCATGACAAACCTCGAACAGGCGGTAATGTGGGCGAACGCAGCTATAGCGAGAAACTCATGACATTGCCTAAGAAATTCGTGGCTAAAAACGCCACCATGATTCTGACAGACCTAAAGACAGGCGAGGAAAAGCGTATACCTGTCAAAGACGTGGAATTCACTGCTGTAGTGGAACCCGGGAGCATCAGGGGCGGGGTAATGAAATGCCGCACATGCGGTATCGACCCAATAGTTATATACGGTCGATGTGAGAAGTGCAACGCCAATCTAAAACTACCAATCAGGGGGAATAACAATGTCTAACATTCCAAATCTTGCTTCTCAATTGTTGTCGCTTAATGAGGATCGCCGTTCCTTGGTTATGAAAGCTGATTTCCTCAAGGAACAGTTGCACAAAGCCCTTGTCGCTGAGAACGTTGGGCAGGTCATTATTCCACTTGGCAGCGAGGAAGAAATGGTTATTCGGGCCAATCTGCGGTTTACTGTACCGTTCGATAAAGACGGTCTGGTAGATGAATTGAGCGACAGCGGTATAGAGAAGGCTGATCTAACGTATGCAGGTTTGGCCGAACTGGTGAAGCGCGGCATTGCTGAACCGAGTCAGGTCGAGAAGTACCAAAGCTCGAATCGTTGCGAGTTCGTTACTGTCCGTGTTCGTAAGGCGAAGAAGCCGAAGAAAGCGAGAGTGTAACCAATGACCGAACAAGTGAACAAAGTCCGTAAGGTAAACGAGAAGTCCCGTACGTACTACTATGACTACGGGAACCCTGTAACCTTGAAGAACGTCACCGAAGTTATGACGAAGCCGAACGACTACAGCCACTACATCAAGGCTGACGGTAAGCTCGAAATCGTTAAGAGTGGGTGGAACCGTATCTCCATCGACTCTGTGAGCGGAGAGTGGGAAGCGTGACCCATCCTAATGTTCAGTGGTATATGCCTGAGAAGCTGACCCCTGAAATTATGGAGGAAATGCTGAGGGAGGATGTCGAACCGACCCTCCCTTCTTCTCCCCCTAAGGCGGTCAAGGACTTCGAGAACTTCGTAGAGCATGACTTCATCAACTTCCTACAAGCCAATCGTTTGGAGAAAGGTTCGATCTCCAACGGGTGCGGGGAAAGTGCTACGGTCAGGACGGATAAGCATGGGTTCTATAAGGTGAAGTACAGCAAAGTAAAAGATAACCTGTGAGGTGGTTGAATGGCGGTAGCAAATGAAGAAAAGACGAACATTACCGACTTCTATACAGAGCAGGATAAGCTCCTAGCCGAGATTCGTAAGGAGTTCGGGCCGCAGTCAATGTTCATTCTAGGTAAAGAGGAACGGTTGGCTAATATCAAGATGCGTCCATCAGGCTCCTTGATGCTTGATATCGCTCTTGGTGGAGGGCTTCCCCACGGTCGGCTTATCGGGCTGCATGGCGCAGAATCCTCAGGTAAGACGACGATCCTGAATCTTGCGATAGCACAGGCTCAGGCGTTAGAACCTGACAAGATGTGCGCCATCATCGATCTCGAACATTCCTACGACCCTATATGGGCGCAGAAGCTCGGGGTGGACTTGAAGCGCCTGATGATTACGCAGCCTGACACTTACGCTGAGAACATTTACAAGATGATCGAGTTTATGTTGCAGAGCGGCAAGTATAGCATCATCGGGCTGGACTCCGTTGACGGGCTGATTCCTAAGGACGAGTTTGAACAAGAGGATTGGGACAAGGAGAGTCGCGTAGGCGGGGCTTCGAAGATCAACTCGAAGGCTATGCGTAAGCTCGTCAACAGTGGGCTGCTTACGAAGTCGGGAACTACGCTCGTCTTCATCAATCAGCTTCGCGACAAGATCGGTGGATTCTCGATGTACGGTACGCCTACGACTACATCGGGCGGTAGATCGCTCAAACATGCCGCAACCATCAACATTGAAGTTTCGAAGGGTGATTACTTCTCTACCGGTTCTGGTAACGCGAAGGTCGTTCATGGTAATCAGATCAAGTGTAAGATCTCGAAGAACAAGGTGGCGGCTCCCCATAAAGTGGCTGTTATCGATATGTACTACGAGACAGGGCTTGACTCTATCAATGAATTGGTTCACGTAGCCAAAGAGTTGAACATCCTAACAGGCGCAGGTTGGTTGAAGTGGATTGACCCATCGACGGGTGAGGCGCTTACTAACCCTGAGACAAAAGAAGAATACAAATGGAACGGTGTACCTAAGACGAAGGAAGCTCTCGCGGCAGACTTCCAAGCGGGCGGGTATATCGTACCGAAGATGTACGAACAGGTTAATCAACTTCTAAGGGGCGCTGCTTAATATGACTTGGTACACAGTAGCGATCTGCGCGAGTGTCAGCTTGGCACTCGCCGCCCTCTTCAAGTACGGTTTCATGTTCTTAGTAGAGTGGCTGCACTTGCGCTTCGACCGAAAGGTAGCTGAACAGGTGATAGAAAAGCACGGGGACACCATCGCAGAGGGTATCATCATCAGTGTGTCAGAACGTGTCACAGCAGGGAGGGTTCCGAATGACAACACGAAATCAGCTAGTTTCAAAGAGACAAGAAGGGAGAATAACTAAGAACTTAAAGCAGCTCGGAGACGAAGCGCGGCGGCAGATGGCGTCGGGAGCTTTATGGTTCGCCAAGAGCGATGTTGTATCAAAGCTGTTTCGCATAGAGGCTAAAACTAGAGCGAAGGCAGGGCAGAAATCAATTACGGTTCAGAAGGAATGGCTCGACAAAATCAAGGAAGAAACCTTCGGAACTGATAAGATGCCCGCCCTCGCTTTTTCGTTCGGGGACACCAAGGACTACTTCGTCCTTGAGGACAGAGATTTCTACTCCCTTGTCGAGGAACTGATCGAATTACGGAAGCTGAAAGCGGATAGTGAACAGTGATTGCGTTCTATACTATCTATTACCTCAACGACCTATGTTAGTGGTATTTGACACAAGAACAGGAAACGTAGAAAGGTTCGTAGACAAGACCGGGTTACCTTACATAAAGATTGGTAAGGGGCTTGTGGTCCACGAACCTTTTGTTTTAGTCACTTACACTACTGGCTTTGGTCGCGTTGCCGTTTCGACAGGCGAGTTCCTTGAAAGCAATCATACATTCATGCGTGGGGTTGCGTCGAGTGGGAATAGAAATTGGGGGAACAACTACTGCAAGGCGGCTGATCTGATAGCGGATAGGTACGGTGTCCCAATCATCTTGAAATTCGAACTATCAGGGTCGGATGTTGATGTAGAAAAATTCACATTAGGGGTGAGAAGCATTGAAGTATATCGAGCTTAACAACATGGTTACTCAACGCGGAGAGGATGGCTTCTTCCAACTGGACAAAGACCGTGAGGCCGTAGTGGAGTTTATGAAGGAAGTAGAAAGTCGCTCAATGAAATTCAACAATATCACTGAGCGTATCAAGTGGATGGTTGAGAATGACTTCTACGAGGACGTGCACCAGAAATACACCGAAGATCAGGTTGAATATATCCATCTTATCGCATATAGCTACGACTTCAAGTTCAAGTCCTTCATGCAAGCCTACAAGTTCTATACGGACTACGGCCTGAAATCGAACGATAAGAAAACCTACCTTGAAAGCTTTGCTGAACACAATGCCATTGTCGCGCTTCACTTGGGCAAAGGTAGGCTGAAGAAGGCAGAGAGACTGGTTCGGTCCTTGATGGAGCAGCGATACCAACCAGCAACCCCTACCTACCTCAACGCGGGACGCTCTCGCCGTGGAGAAATGGTTTCATGTTTCCTACTGACTATGGACGACACTACAAATTCCATCGAATATAACCTCGCATGTATGGCGCAACTGAGCCGTATCGGTGGCGGGGTGGCTTGCGATCTATCCAACCTCCGTGCTCTATCCGACCCTATTAAGGGGCTGGAAAACGCTGCTAAGGGCATCGTAGGCGTTGCCAAGCAGATGGAGCAGAAGTTCAGCTACTACGATCAGGGAGGCCAGCGTAAGGGCGCAGGGGCGTCCTACGTGACCATCTTCCACATTGACGCAGGGCGGCTGCTTGATACGAAGAAGGTCAACGCTGACGATAACATTCGTTTGAAGCAACTGTCTATCGGCCTTACAGTTCCACAGAAGTTCTACGAAATAGCCGAGGCTGATCAAGACTTCTACGGTTTCAGCCCGTACGATATTCAAAAACACTACGGCCTGAGAATGACCGACATTGACTTCGATACGATGTATGATGCGTTGCTTAATGACCCTCGCATCCGTAAGGAGCTTATCATGAACGCCCGCGACTTCTTAAACAAGATCGCACAGACTCAGATGCAGTCGGGCTATCCGTACATCTTCAACATCACGAACGCTAACAAGAAGCATGCGTTGAATCGTATCGGGCGGGTGCTTATGTCTAACCTCTGCACCGAGATAATGCAGCTTCAAGAGGTATCGGTTATTAACGACTACACCGTCGAGGATATCATCAAACGGGATATCTCATGTAACCTCGGCTCCCTTAATATCACGAATGTCATGGAATCTAAAAAGATTCGGGAATCGGTACATGAAGGTGTGGATGCTCTGACTGTAGTATCCGCTGAAACAAGCATCAACAATGCCCCGGGCGTGAGAAAGGCAAATGAAGAACTGCACTCCATTGGCTTAGGTGCTATGGATTTGCATGGCTACCTTGCCAAGAACAAAATTATGTATGAGTCGTTCGAAGCCCTCGACTTTGCCCGTACATTCTTCATGATGATGAATTATTACTCAATTGAGCGGTCCATGCAGCTCGCAATAACCATGAAAGAAACATTCAAGGACTTCAATCAGTCGGACTATGCGGACGGTTCGTACTTCCAGAAGTATCTTGTAAATAACTACTACCCTAAGTCGGATAAGGTAAAGGCGCTGTTCGAGGGAATTTACATCCCTACCCCTGCCGACTGGAAAGCTCTGTCCTACGATGTTATGCAGTACGGTCTGTACCATGCTTATCGCCTTGCTATCGCCCCCACTCAATCCATCAGCTATGTTCAGAACGCGACTAGTTCCGTACTTCCGCTGGTCGATCTAATTGAGACTCGTACGTACGCGAACAGTAAGACCTTCTACCCTGCCCCACATCTTTGCGCGGATAATCAGTGGTTCTTCAAGTCGGCATACAACACTGACATGAAGAAGGTCATTGATATGGTGGCGGTCATTCAAGAGCATATCGATCAAGGCATCAGCACGGTTCTATTCGTGCAGCAGGACATCTCTACCGCGAAGTTGGCTAGTTATTATATCTACGCCGCTCAAAAGGGCTTAAGATCGCTATACTACACCCGAGTGAAGAAAAAGGACGTTAAGGCACCGGTCGGTGAGGAAAGCACAGAATGCGTAGCTTGCGCGGTATAAGGGGGAATTTAATCACATGGAGCAAACACAATACAAAGCAGTAAACTGGAATAGACCCGAGGACGACTATACTCAGGAGTTTTGGGATCAGAATGTGGCCCAGTTTTGGCTGGATAAGGACTTCCCTGTGAGCGATGATTTGATCGTATGGCACAATCTACAGCCTGCCCAACGTAGAGTATACTCCCGGGTTCTTGTGGGCCTCACAGGGCTGGATACGAAGCAGACGAACACTGGTATGCCTGTTATCTCCCTCATGACCGAGGGAGAGCAGCGCAAAGCTGTGTTGAACTTCATGGGGGCTATGGAGGCGGTTCACGCCAAGTCGTATAGCTCCATCTTCACCACCCTGCTTACACAGGAAGAGATCAACGAAGTATTTACATGGGGCGACCGCCAACCGAACCTACAACGTAAAACGGAAATCATCGACATCTATTATAGACGTGCGTTGATGAGCTACGTGCTAGGCGTACTCACCCCGCGCGAGTATTATATGGCGCTGGCTGCATCTGTGCTGCTGGAAAGCTACCTGTTTTATAGTGGATTCTTCTATCCTCTCTATCTGGCAGGTCAAGGGCAAATGACGGCCTCTGGCGAAGTCATTGGGCTAATTATCAGGGATGAAAGCATTCACGGCCTTCTGGTGGGTATGTACGCACAAGAAGCCTTTGCTAAAATCCCTGACGAAGAGAAGGAGGATACAAAGAGGGATGTGTACTCCCTCCTTAACAGTCTGCACCAAAATGAGCTAACTTATACCCACGATTTGTACGCTGAGGTAGAGCTGGTGGATGAGGTAATCACATTCCTCAAATACAACGCGGATAAAGCTTTGGCCAATCTCGGGTTGGAACCAAAGTTCAACATAACGGACAGGGACATTAACCCGATTGTGCTGAACGGTATTGATACTGTTACGGTCAACCATGACTTCTTCTCGGTGCGGGGCAACGGGTATGTTCTCGCACTCAACGTGGAGAAGATCAGGGATGAGCACTTCCAGCATGAGATCATTGATGTGTTTGGAGACATAGCAGTATAAGTAATGTTCCCGGGATATCCTCTCGGGAACTTTTTCATTACAGCCCTAAACTAACGGTAGTACCTGCCGTATAGGTTCATTGTAAGAGGAAAACGCACATGAGAGGATGAGGAATAAGTGAGTAATGCATTAGTCAAGACCGTCGATCAAGAACTTACCGAAGAAATGCTGCGAGGGTTGGTTGGTCATTACGTACACGCGCCGACCAATGAGCTTGAATTAGTTCACCCCGTCGAGCAGACAGCCGAGGTTCACAATGTATGGTTCGCGGGCCTGTGTGTAGGGTTCCAGAAGACCGAAATGCACTTCGATTACGTGAACGATGAGTTCATGGATGAGCCTGAGGTCACTTACATGCTGATGTTGTCCGAGGGTACTGCATACATGCTATCACGTGACAAGCTCGAACTGCGGACGTTGACGGAAGAAGAGTTCATTGAAATGGTGGCTGCGTCTAACGCGAATCAGGCCATCGAGGAAGAGTCGAAAGAGCCGAGCAACATTATCCTCTTCGAGGAAAAGAAGAAGCTGCTGGTGCCGGGAAGGGACTTTTAATGCGGATTCCCTTCAAGAAACTTCACGCTGACGCTGTAGTTCCTCGGCACATGACGGAAGGGGCGGCAGGTTTTGACCTTTACGCCGCCGAGCCTGTAGACGTACCTGCGGGAGAGACTGTACTAATCCCTCTAGGTATCGCAGTAGCAATCCCTGTAGGTTATGAAATGCAGATTCGACCACGCTCGGGAATGTCCTTCAAGACAAAGATTCGTGTAGCGAACGCCCCCGGTACTATTGACAGCGACTTCCGTGGTGAAATCAAGGTCATCGTAGACAACATCGGCGGCGAGTTCTTCCGAGTGTTTAAAGGTGAGCGTATTGCACAGGGCGTGATCGCGGCAGTTGAACGCGCAGAATTCGAAATTGTAGACGATCTGGATGATACGGAGCGCGGGCAAGGCGGCTTCGGGCATACAGGAACTAATTAAGGGGGATGGGACAATTGAAAAAGCTGTGGGCTATTATACGCAAAGCGTTAGTTTGGTTACGCTTGGCCAAGGAAATCATCGAGGAACTTGATGACTTTGCAAAAGTGGAGCTGGCGCGGGTAAAAGCTAGTGGGCTGCTTGAGTCCTTCGCTAAGATCAAGAACGACCTTGGTGCTATCAACACCGACCTCGCAGACTTGGTGTCTAGGTCCGATGATGAAATCGAAATCCTGAAACGGAACTTCGAGTTGCGGCTGGCCGAGATTGAGAAGAACAAGCAAGCGGCCATCGACGAGATCAAGATGAACGATGCCGTCAGCGCCCGACTCAACGAATTTGTCAAGTAAGGAGAATAGGACAGATGAACGAAACTGACGACTACGCACAACTCGAAAAGAAACACCTCAGGGATTGGGGAAAAAGGGGGAAGAATATGCCCATAATGATAGCGTTTGAAGGAATCGATGGAAGTGGTAAAAATACACAGTCGAAGCTTTTGGCGCAATCCCTAAGAAAAATGGGACACAAAGTATGGTTACAGGACTTCCCTCGGTACGATTCGACTGTGGGGGCTTGGATCAAGAAAGCCCTCACAGAGAAAGAGCACGAACTGACGGATGCAGCACTTCACTTGCTTATGGAAGTTGATCGTGTGGACTTCATCCACGATAGCTCGCCATTTGACGATCTTGACTTTATCGTATTCGATCGTTGGACGTTATCGAACCTAGCATTCATGCGGGCGAAAGAGTTGGATACAACTCTGTGTGAACAAGTACAGACGTTCCTGCCGAAGGCAAACATAACATTCTTCCTTGACATTCCATCAGGTGAGTCCTTCCTACGGCGCCCTGATCGTCGGGATAAGCACGAAACCAACTCCGAGCTTCTGTTTAATACTCGGAAGCACTACAAGTATCTCATGGACGAACTGATCGCTTCTGACGAGCTGGCAGTCTCCATCGGCGGTACACAGGATGTCGAAGACATCCACAACGAAGTAATGGCGCACGTTAAGTTGGCGTTTCTCACGCCTGAACTGGTGGATCACGTTCCCGAGGACAGCCTTGAAGTTAGTCTGGACGGGAAGTAAGTTAATCCTCGCGCTGTGGATAATGGCTGCTCCAAGCAGCGCCACAGCGCTTAGTTTTACCGTTGTGACACAGCCCGAATTTTCACCAGTTCAAGAGAGCCGTGTAGTCCAAGATGTACTACAACCTAAGCAGGTGGTTATGTTGAGTGCGCCAACTCCCGCCCTTGCGCCCGTTGAGGAAATCGTAAACGAAACCCCTCAAAACTGTGACCCTTCGGAAGAAGAATTGGTCGCGGCAGTAAAAGCCTTAGACGGTAGCCTGTCTGACGCAAAGGTAAGAGAATACTTAGCCATTGTGAATCCCCTGTCAGTTGAGTATGGTATTGAACCGCTTTGGGTGTTCGCTATGATGTTCCAAGAAAGCTCCTTTGACGAAAGGGTGGTATCATCTCACGGCGCAATAGGGCTTATGCAACTGATGCCATCCACCGCCAAAGATGTTTTTGGAGTCAGTAAGTCGGAATTGTACGACCCTGAGACGAACATTATGTTGGGGGTTCAGTACTTAGCACAATTGAGAGAGGGGTATGCTGGTGATCTACAGAAGGCGATTATCGCTTACAACCAAGGTGTCACTAACGTAAACAAAGGAAAATATACGACCAAATATTACTTGAAGGTCAAAAAGCATTACGATAAGGTAGAATCGTTAATAAATACTCAAAACGGTCTATAACTAGGTACGTAGGGCATTTATGCCTATTATACCTACACTCAAGGGAGGAATAGCACGATGGCACGTAACTTCTATATGACAGACCTAATCAACGTATACAAGGAAAAGGAAAACATTACAGGCGTAGAGGCCGAGAAGCGGATCAAAGCAATCTTCGGCATCATTGGTGATGAACTCGCTGAGATGGGCGACGGGGATGCAGTTAAGTTGGCTGGATTCTTCAATTACCACGTTAAGTTTCGTAAGGCCAAGAACGGTAAGAATCCACAGACTAAAGAGGATATTATTATCCCGGCCACCAAGACGATTGTAACAAAGCCAACCAAGCCGATGAAAGATAAATACCGTGGGAAGTAAAAAAACGAAGGGCGGGGGTTCACTGCAATCCCCGCCTCTTTGTATGGAAGGATGGGATACATGAGTAAGTACCCTGCGTTCATCCAAGAGAACCTACAAGATAATAAGAAGTACTACTCACTGTACGATATGGATAATATCCTAAGGTGCAAAGGGGACTCAAGCTATCTTGGGGAGGTAATGGTCGCTAATGAGGATTTGATCTGGCACTCCGTACATAAGTACGTAGGTAAGCCTGAAACTCTGTCCTCGAACTATCGCGTCGACAAGGACGATATTCTCCAACTAGGTAGGCTTGGATTCTTCAAGGCTATCATGGCGTTCGACCTGAACTACGGCACAAAGTTTTCGTCGTTCGCGGTCACAGCCATTGTGCGAGAGATCAAGTGCTACCTACGGGACAGCGCAAATATTATTCGCCCTACACGCACAGCTAATGAACTTATAAATCGTATAGGTCGCTTGGAGGCCGAACTTGGTTACCTGCCTTCTATTGACGACATATCCATCATGCTTGACGAGCAAGAAGAACGGGTCAAGAAGGCTTTACAGATCGGCAAGACTGTAAAGTATTTAGACGAACCAGTCAGTTCGCCTCGGAATAACTTAGGCGCATCTACAGTTCCTATAACATCGCTAGATTTAATAGTTGATGGAGCAGAGCTTGAAGCTGATGTTGTAGACAAGGTGCTAGTAGATTCGATTATTGATAGCATACGTGATAAGCTAACGGACAAGGAAGTATCCGTTCTGCGCCATCGAATCGACGGTTTCAGCCAAACTCAGACAGCTAACAAAGAGAGCATCTCTCAAATGCGAGTTAGCCGCATCGTCAAGAAAGTGGCGACGTTGCTGAAGGATATGGACTTGATAGCTAAGGAGGCAGAGTAATTGGTAGACACAACAACCCTTGGGGAAGTAAATAACCTGATCGAGTTCATAGACTCGGAGGACAAGCTGGAAGTGGTAACTGCTTTCGCTACGGTCAGCGTGACTAAGAGACATGGGACATTCTACGTGAGCAGTATTGTAGATGATCGGGGCAGAGCACAGGCTAAGGCAACGAAACTAATTAAGGTTCCGTACCTGACAGATATAGGGTATTTCATAATGTACCCGCCGAGCATGTCTGGTCGAGAGTACGTAAAAACAAAGGAAGTCCTAGAGATAAAATTAAATGGCAATCCGATATATGCATTGAAAGGAGCGCAGGTCTAACCTGCGTTCTTTTTTGTTGTTTCTAGGGCAATACAGTCTAACCTAGAAGAAGTAGGTCGTATATCGAAGGTGGGTGGACAGAGAATGGGTGACATTATTCAAGGATTGCTGAACTCTACGGCGCTTGCTCCGATACTGTCTGCCGTGGTATCAGGCATCGGTGCTTACTTTGTTGCACGAATGACACGTAAGAAAGATGACCGCCAGCAGCTATCTGCCGATCAGTTCAAGTTCATAGACGAACTTAGGGCTGAACTCAGAGAAGCCAAGGAAGAACTGCGGTTAAGCAGAAAAGAGATCGCGGAGCTAAGAGAAGAAATTACGGCTCTCAGCGCGACAAACGCTAGGTTGGAAATCGAGAACAAGAACCTGCAAACGAAGGTTGACGAAATGCGTGACGAGATTTCTCATCTGCGTGAACGTAGATCGGTTCTAAGACAGCCGGGACAGTAAGTGAAATGGGACACTTTGAAGGGAGTGGTAGTTATGAGTAGGCAATCCGACTTCATTGCGTTGGTGACCCCCGGGGCGCAGGAAGTGCAAAGACAGGTCGGGATGTTTGCCTCTGTGACAATTGCACAGGCTGCGTGGGAGACTGGATGGGGCGTGAGCACTCCAAAAGACATTAACACAGGGGAAGAGAGCTACAACTTGTTTGGACGTAAGGCGGCGGCAGGAGAGCCTTACGTGGAGTCAAGGACGTGGGAAGTGTACGGCGGGCAGAAGGTATACATCACAGCGAAGTTCAAGAAGTTCGACAACTATATCGACAGTATTCTTGACCGCTCGGAGTTCTTGAAGAAAAAGTGGTACCAAAGGGCATGTAACACCGATAATCCTTGGGATGCCGCCCGGTTCTTGATTGATACAGGATATCCCGGGTACGCCTATGCTACTGACCCGAGTTATGTAGCGAATCTGCACTCCATCATGCAGAGTTATAATCTAACGCAGTACGATCTGCCGAAGGAGGATGAAGAAGACATGGCAGTTAAAGATGATGTAGCGGCGCTTCAAAAGCAGGTAGCGGACCTGAACGCTAACGTATCTGAGCTATTCCGCGTACTGAACAACGGGCGTGTGGTGCTTGCTACGCCGCCCGAGGAACAGAAAGTCGCAGAGTGGGCGGCAGAAGGACAGAACTACGTAAAGAAAAATGGAATCTCGGACGGAGAACGGCCTGAAAGCCTTGTGAGCCGTCAGGAAATTTGGACAATGCTGAAACGATTGACTGATAAAATCGGGTTCAGATAAGAGGGGAGGTGAAACCCCATGAAGGAAGTAAAATTCGAATACATCTTCGCATTTGCATTATTAATCGTAATGTCGGGAGCGTTGATTGGTGCGTACGTAATGAAGGATAAGGACTTAATTAATATGATCTTGATAGCTCTGGTCGGGGCTTTCGGGTCAATCACGGCGTTCTTCTTCACCAAGCACAATCCGAATAAAGACAAAAAAGACGGAGGGGATTAATCCCTATCCGTCTTTCTTTTGGCCCCCGCC